GCAACGGTGAATCTATTATTCTAGGAACTGATGCCTATGCTAATGTCATGGTCAATGTTAATGGTAATGTGTATATACAAGCAGGTAATGCCGGTGGCACAAAGACTTGGAACTTTGACACAAGTGGTAACTTGGCATTACCAAATGGCGGTATCATCTATGAAACTAACATTCCAGGTGGAGTATTAACTGGCAATACTATTGTTCTAAAGCCACAGGGCGGAACCAATGCTGACCAACAGTTACTTGTTTATCCAACAGCAATTGGTGCTGACTTTAATCACTTACACTTGACTTCAGGTAACTTATACAACACTGAATTGTTCTTGGGTAACGATGACTTCTATGTAAAATTAGCCAACACTGGTAACGTTATTATCAACAGCAATGATGACAATGGTAATACTGCTATGTGGACATTTGACACAACCGGCAACGCAACATTCCCGGCAAACGGAACAACAGCTTTACATAATATCATAGGCAACGGTTTAGCATTGTTTGGTCAAGTTCATATTGGTGGTAACTTAAATTATGCAGAAGATGCAAATCTAATAATAGTAGAAGATAAAAATAGTTTTGCAGATATTATAGCACAGAATAAAAATCCCGGTGGCAATGCATCTATGAATATAGTACTTGTCAATGATGATCCAGGTAATGTTTACATGGCTGTCGGAGTCAATTCAAGTAATTTTACTCCATTCTACAATACTCTATTTGAAATACCTAATGCTGGCTATGTTAGTCACAGTACTACCCAAATAATGGGACCGCAGAGCGCCGAATCTGGTGAATCTAGAATGTTCTTTACCTACAGTAGTGGCTCTTACGCATTAGAACTTAATGATCACGGGGCTATTGGATGGGGTGCTAGTTATAATGGCAATCTAACACAAGGTAATTTTGGTAATGTTGGACAAGTATTAACCAGCGCAGGTGAAAACAGTGCTCCTACTTGGAACAATACTGTTAGTGTAGTTGGCAACATCGCTGGTGGCAACATCTCAACTACCGGTCAAATAACCTCAACTCAAGCAGGTAATTTATCTACCGGTGGCGGACAGTTATATCTAAATGGCACCGGTAACAATAGAATTGACTTCAATACTAACGGAACAGGTGCACCGACATTCACTACAAGAAGTGCTGGTACTAAAGTTGTATTGTATCCAATCACCAGTGTAACCAACACAGATTATGCACTGGGTGTTGACAGTGGGACATTGTGGTCAGGCATTCCAGCTGCTGATGCAGGTCTGTTCTTTAGATGGTATGCTGGTACAACAGAAGTAGCAAACTTGAGTGGTACTGGTATATTAACAGTAACTGGTAATGCTAACGTAGGTAATGTAGGTGCTGCTCAGGGTATCTTTACGACAAGCGCTAACATTCCAATTATACAAAATGGTAACTCTAATGTCACTATCACTGCAAATGCAAACATCTCAATGTTTGTTAACGGTAATGCTACCGCAAGAGCAATATTTACATCAACTGGTGCAAACATTACAGGTACACTAACTGCTACTGGCAATGTTACCGGTTTAAATCTAATATCAACTCAGGCTTCGGGTGATGAAGGCGGTGAAATTTCATTGGCAAAACCACCAAATGGGACTCTACCAGGTGGTATTACTATTGATGCGTATCAAAATACATTACGATTCTTTGAACAAGGTGGAACTGCAAGAGGCTTATCAATAGATATTGCTAATACCCCGGCTGGTGGCGGCACTGCAATAGGTTATAGAGATATTCCTCAAGTGGCTGCAGGTAACGTTACATTGGCTGCAACCGATGCAGGGAAACATTACTACTCAACATCAGCAGGTAACTTTACATTGACTATTCCAAATAATGCAACTACAGCATTTACAACAGGTACAGCAATCAGCATTGTTGTTCAATCTGCTGGCAATGTCTTAGTAAATGCAGTAAGCGGTGTAACATTGTATATGGCAGGTAACTCAACAGCAGCAAATCGTGTTGTAAGTAATTATGGTATGGCAACACTAATGAAGGTTGCAACTGATACTTGGATGATTAACGGTACTGGGGTAGCATAATGAGTGGCATTATGCAAGCCACTATCGGAAGTTGGAAGTCTCTTTCTACTCCGCCGGTATTAGTTTATGATTTGGATGCGGCTAATTACTCTGCTGTTCCTGTAAATGGTTCTACCGTTGCTGGCACAGGTGCATATACTATTACTGTTGCTAATGCCAGTGGTAGTGTTGGTTGGTCGGCAACTAACGGTGGAATATTTACTAAATCCAATAATGTGGGAACAGACACTATGTATGGTGGTCCAAACTGGGTTACTGGACAAAGTTATAGTGTGTTCATGGCATATCAGTTGACTGCAACATCAATAGGTAGATTGTTAAACACTCAAAATGAGGCTAGCAAAGACTGGTTAATGGGTGCTTATAACGGAAATCCCAACACATTCTATCCTAATATCGCAGTGAATTTGCCCGGATCAGGCGCTGATCTTGTATGGCACTTTGGTTGGGGCACATGGAATACAACAACTAGCACAGGGCAACTGTATATTGCAACTAGTTCGCAACCTACCAATTATTCATATACAGCAACTAATGGTGGTGGTGGTGGATTCAATCAATTAAGAATGTGGAGCCGTTCATCCGGCAGTGAAGTACAAACCGCTAATATAGGATTCATCAAAGTGTACAACGGTGTATTAGATTTGGCTACTATCCAATCTCAATACGCAACTTACGCCTCAAGATTTGGATACTAAAAACATAATATGATTAAACAAGATCCGCGTACAATCATAGATAGTAATACAGACCATACATTTAATAAACCAATCCATAGTGTCTCTACTATTAAATTAGGTCCTAGGACACTTGCCGGTAAATTTAACCTGCAATGGACTCGTGATAAGATTGATACAAGAGACTATGTTTACAATGCGTCCAATGTAAGAGTTTCATCTACGGTAGATTTAAGGCGGTATTGTAGCCCAATAGAAGATCAGGGCAATTTAGGCAGTTGTACAGGAAATGCTGTAGCAGGTGCGATTGAATTTCTTAACAAGAAAAATAATAACATGCTTGATGTAAGCAGGTTGTTTATTTACTACTATGTACGATTGATAGAAGGAACTGTTAATTATGATAGCGGTGCTTACATAAGAGATGCCATCAAAGCATGTTATCAATATGGCGCATCACTAGAAAGATTATGGCCATACAACATAAGTAAATTTAGGACAAAGCCATCAACTGCCGCAATCAGTGATGGGCTAAGAAGAAAAATAACTAGATACGAACGCATTACCGATCAGTACACTGGATCAATTAACGCTCTATCTAATCAACATCCCATAATAATGGGCTTTGATGTATACAGCAGTTTTATCAGTACAGGTAGAACAGGAGTTATGCCTTACCCTAATACACGAACTGAAAGGTTGTTAGGTGGTCATGCTGTACTATTAGTAGGGTATGATATGAATAAAGAGGCATTTATCGCTAGAAACAGTTGGGGCACTTCTTGGGGATTGAAGGGCTATTTTTATATGCCGTTCCAAGTGGTTCAGAACACTGCTATGAGTGATGACTTTTGGATAATAAAAACGGTTAACAACCCATAAAAAAAGCCCCATAAGGGGCTTTTTGTTTTGCGAACAAGTTATGCGTCGGGTGAATTTACCTCTTCCAAAATTTGTTCAGGGGTTACGGTTGCTTTTTTAGCACGGGCTTTGATTGCTGCCAAACTAGGTTTAGCCTTTTCAGCCTTAACCTTTACTTCACCTTTCTTAGATTCCTTGCTCTTATCAGCAAGACAATCGGCGATAGTAGCCTGATCACTAGGGCTTTGAAACTCGGCATGCTGAGCCAAATAGTTCAGTGCCTCAATTTTAGTCATCTCACTGGGCAATTCAACGAAGTCACACCGACTTGCTCCGCCCTTAGTGAATTGTTTGATGCGACGAACCATGTCATCCGTAAAACGGACCTTGATTGAATCGCCATGAACAGTAATACCCGCAACCTTAAAAGTCTGATTAGACATTGTGATTCCTTTAAATAAAGTAGGATTTAAAAATTAACACGGAGCAGCAGATTCGGAAATCAACTGATTACCATACATTGCCCGCAACATTTGATATGCGTTATAAGGATTATCTGCTTGAACGGTAACACGCATAAAACCACCGACAACAGTACGAACAAAAGCCCAGTAAGTATACATATCAGTTACTCCAAATTAGAAAAACAAACACAAAAACACTAGTCAAAATTAATGTTTCGATTGGGTAAAACATCAACATCAGAAGTCTAGTATACACCCAATCCGATATTTTGTCAAGCATAATCATTCCTCGTACCTGTTGTACTTTGGCTTACGCTTGTAGGAATCCTTACGCTTCACAGCCTTGGGCTTGAAGGGGGAATCCTCAGAGAAGAGGACAAAGTGTGCCCGAGTTTTGGCTCGGGGAACTTTGAACGAGATAGTTTCTTTACGCATGATCTGTGTTGCTAGTTGCTGACTCAATATAATAATTATATCACCACGGGTATTTATCGTCAACCTTTGGAGATGTGTTGTTTTAACGCAACAGTTTTATTTGAGAAGGTCTTTAGATAGAATCGGTCGATTTCCCGTGTAGATTTTAAACTTCAACGGTCCCTGATCCGAATTTGGCCCTTGGGTATTGGTTACTGGAAATCTCACAATATCGGGAATCCCGTCCCCATTAATGTCATCATAGATATAAGACTCGCCTTGTATATAAAAACCAACATTAGGTACAATTGCGGGATCAATTCGGTTAAATGTACCAGTTTTGTCGTTAATGTAAATTAACGGAGGCCCAAAGTAAGCAGTCATAAGAATGTCATCATACCCATCGCCATTTACATCTTTACACTTTAAATCTGATATAGCAAGACTTTGTATTTCATTGTTTAGTTTGAACGAGGAATTCCTAGTAAGTTTTCCGTTAGTAACATTGTACGCTACCAACCACGACTTGTTTTGCAAGTAATCCGCGTTTTCATAAATTGTTTGCCCGTGATACCCATCCTTAATTTCTGCTCCCCAAACCAAGTCCAATAGAATTGAATCAGGATCGTCTTTTTTTAACTTCATTTCGCACATGTTTTCAAGTTGCGAAAATGGCAAATAATCCTTTCCATCAATTGTTGTCATTGAAGCGTAATTCAATGTTCCAGTCCACGAACCAAAAAGCACCATTGAGGTTTTATTGGAAAGTTCATCTTTCTTTACCCAAGAGTTATTTTCTTTATAATATAAGGCCATTCCTGAATTAGGATAAGGAAGCCCAGTTACCGCTATTTGAGAACCTTGGGTGCTAGATTTTCGTTTGAAAAAAGTAGTTCCCGCGCCCTCTACCCAATCATAAAACCCCCTCAATGACCAAGAGGATAAATAGTGCCATACTTCTTGTACAAAGTTGTATCCAATTGGACTACTTATTACATCTATTCCGCCCAACTCATTGTCTGCGGCAACCAAGCCATAGTTCCAAGCGGCTTGTCCTTGTTTTATAAAATTATATCCTCCACTACCATTGCTGGTGATGAAAATATTTTGAGCATTAATATTTGTCGCGCCATTGTCGTTGGGTAACCTCCCGTCTTCCCTAGAGATTGAAAAAACAATGTCTGGGTATCCGTCTTTATTGAAGTCATTTACTACTGATCTTGTTGCAATGCCCCCTAAGTCAACATAATCTACCCCAAACAAGGATCTAGTTCCATCAATAAAAGATCCATTCTTTTGTTGGAGAAAAACAATAAACTTGTTTGGAGTTGACCCGTCGTATGGCTTTCCGATTTCACTGTTACGCAGACAAAAGAATTGCAACGCAATATCTTTGTTGCCGTCTTTATTTAAATCTACTAAAAGTGCTTGGGGAGATATATCAGTTAAATTCCCGCACAACGAATCATACAACGGACGCAAATCGGGCAGTTCAATGGGAGTACTAGAAAATAATGGTAGATTTTCTACATTGTTTTTAACTGCTACTGAAGTCGGGGAATCAGTTGCACCACCGCCACACCCAGCAAGTGCAACCGACATTGCCGCTAAAATCTTTTTCATGACGCATCCATAGTTATATCAATGCTATTATAATAGCATTAGATACAATTTATTGTCAATCTTTGGTAATTGAAAAGGTAACTTTTTTTACAGATTTGATAGTAAAACTACGCCATGCTTGGGCTTCCAAATCGTAGACGGCTAGGGTATTTTCTGACTTTTTCCGTTCAGTTTTGCCCTCAGTTACAGGAGAAGGAGGAAGAATCTCGGGATCAAGAGTGCATTTCATCACCCGTTCGGATCCGTCTTTTTTGGTAAAGGTTACGGTTACTTCATTGGAATGCAATGCTCCCCTTAGCCAAGCAGTAAAGGTAGTCCAATCATTTTCGGCCCAATCTTCAGTTGGATTATACGGATTCAATGTGTTCCTCTTTCATGGTAAAAAATTGTCCAATTTTCTGTTCTTCAGACCAACTCCTAGCATAGTCATTATCCTGATCGCATAATACCAATGCTTCTTCTTTGCTAATTACTCGGCTACTAACAATGTTCTCGCCAATGTGTTGTTGGCTGAACTCTTTTGCCGCTTCCATAGATACTGTATCTAATGCCCATTCTTTTTTGTCATGTCCATAGTTATCGATTCCAACAGGAACTTCAACCAAGTACCGAATGCGGAACATTGATACACACTCAACCAATACTAATTGCGTTTCTTCTGACATATTATCCCTTATAAAAACATTCTAATTAAACCAACAGAATCAATGGAGACAAGCAAGAGGTAGTTAGCGAGCATACCAAATGAGCGACGAGAATAAGCACACCAGGCATAGATAGAACAACCAGTAATCCAAGCAGGGTAAAGAACCACAAGTGGAGGGTTTGGTACTGTTCCAGCCATTGCAATAGCACACCCAATACTAAGAGCCCAAGCAACCAACTCCATAATAAAGCGTATACGATCTGATCGGTAATCATCTATAATCCAGTGTACTGAATTATTTATAGCCTCGTTCATGATTCTTTGGCTATCGCCATCTCCAAAATTTGTTCAATCATTTTATTCAATGTGATATCACGCTTATGCGCTTCCATACACAATTGTAGCATAGTAGCATCATCTAAGTCAAGAGGCAATGTCACTCTGTGATCAAAACTTAGCCCATTGAAGATAGCATGAGCCTTTTCAAGCCAATCATCTGCAACTTCTAAATCACACCAATTTGTATCATCCCAAGCATTATTAGGGTCAATTTTTTTATCGGCTGATTCAGCATAGTATGCGTCTTTATATTCAGGATTAAGCCAACGATATGGTGTTATCTTTTCGTCCTTGGCATTGACTGATGCTTCATATACCACTTGCGTTTTTGAATCAAATAACACACTAGCATGAGCATGGTCTGATTCATAATCCAAATACCTTGCGTTAGATCCGTAGCATTGCCAATGATACTCACTACCACCGGTAATGCGGTTGTCTAATGCTTCGTTTATTTCACCTAGATACATGATTAATCTTTTCCTTTATGTTCGGGTTGTTCAACTTTAGTTTCAAATTTAGGTTCAATATATTTGTCCCATACCTTCTGTCCACTGTTCCATCCAAATACTGAGAAAAATCCAAATATTAGTGCGCTCCAAATCATTTAATATCCCCAAGAAAGTATACCACCAGTACCAGCCCAATAGTAATTATCACAACCAATTAATTGGACCGAATAAAATTCATTCATGTTTTACCTCTTTAGCAATTTGTTTGTAACCTGCCCAACTAGGGTGAATTTTATCTGGTTGTAGGCGAGTGATTGGCACTACAGTATCACCGTATAAGGCAGCTATCACTTTGACTATGCGTTGAATGTCTGGCTTGATTGCGGGCAATATCCAAAACACGCGGCCTGCTTGAACTTTTTCTCTCAAGCGTTCTAGTTCTTCTTGTGTTTTGATGCCTTTATGATCATTGCTACCCAAACTGATGATCACCGTGTTGGCAGTGAGATCGTATTTTAAGTAGTCTCTATTCCATTGTGCAGTATTCCAACCGCCTTTGCTCAATGACTCGCATGGCGCTACATGATGATATACCCCTACTGCTATACTATCACCTAATACCAAACAGTCAATCATGAGTAGTTCCAAATGTATTCAACGCTGGATTCAACTGTTTAATCAATTCTGTTTCACGGGCATGGGCTGGGCCCTTACCACGAATCGTTTCTAAGTGACCAAACACAAAAGCTTCAGGACCATATTCACGCAGTGCGCGGCACAGGCCCCAAGTCTTGTTTTCTGTCATAGCCCGTTGTAGATGCTTCTGCATACGACGGGTAAGAGTGCGCCTTACATTTCCGTTGTAGCACAGGGCAGTCAGACCAATGTACTGTTCTCCAGTCTTGGAATTCTGAATCATATAGATCAGGTGATTACGATCTGTTCGGCGCTTGCGTGTTGTTGTCATCATGTATATATTATAGCAAACCGCCCATTTATTGTCAAGTGTTGTTTTATACAACACTTTCCCACTCTATTTGACTTTTTTCAGGTACTCTCTGCCTATTAGGCCTTGTTCAATTTCTTGCAATGCGGTAATAGCAGTTAGATTAGTTGTTTCAACTTTAGGTTTATAACCACGCTTTAATTCTCTTTGTCTTACAGCCGCAATTAAAATTAAATCATAACAATTACCAATTGCTTTAATAGCTTTTTCAGAACTAATTCTAGGCATATAATTTCCTTTTGCTTTATTTATTAAAAACTTTTTGTATTTTAATACCACATTTATTTAAAAAATATACCCCATCTTCAGATCGGTAATCTTCTCCGTAATAGACTTCAGATATACCTGCTTGATATATTCCTTTCGCACATTCTAAACACGGAGCATGAGTTACAAATAAAGATGCTTTATTACCTGATCCATTAGTTTTTGCTAATTTCATTAATGCATTCATTTCAGCATGTAATACTTCAGGTCTAGTTTTTAGTGTACAAGTATTATCTAATTCTTCACAAGGTGAAACAGGTATTTCATCTTCGCAATTGTTATCCCAGCCAGCAGGCGTACCGTTATAACCATAACTGATAACACAATCATCTTTTACGATAACTGCACCAACTTGTAGCCTACGGGCATAACTTAATTGGGCAACTCGGGTAGCCCAATCCATATATAGATTAATAAATTTTTGTTTCATTTGATGTTTGGAGCGGGTAGCGAGAATCGAACTCGCAAATAATCCTTGGCAAGGATTCAGGTTACCTTTACATCATACCCGCGCTTTCAATGTAGCATTTACTCTACGAACACTGTGACTAATACCACAGTACTGTGTACACTTTGACATAACATTCCTTAAGTTGTCAGTACCATACCAAAATCTTTTCAAGTCACCGTATCTCTTTATTTTAAACCCAGGGAACTTATGTGAGAAGCATAAACGGGCAATCCCATCCATATCTACCATAATATTTCTGTCGAAGGAATTACAAATCAATTTTTCAGTACCTCGACCATTCCAACCGATCACCGCATCGTTGTTTTTGTGAACACTACGATGGTACATCTCAACTGTTTCAATCCATTCAGGATCTAAACTTAGGTTATATTTTTCATTACAATCATTTAATATTTTAAACAACCCTTCATGATCTCTAATGACATTGTTGTCGTAAAACTTATCAGCCCGTTGTTTGCCATCTTTATCTATCAGTGTACCAAACATTGGCTGAAGCCAATTTAATTTTAACTTATCTGCTTTTAGATCATTCAATACAAAGTCATAAAATTTATCTAAATCTCTGTAATTTTGTTCGCACATTATAGACATTGCGTATACAGGATTAGATTTATTTAATTCTTTTCTTGCTTGAAGCAATAGACGAATAGCATTAACAGCCATATCAAATGATCCTACCATGCCTCTAGTTGAATCATGTACTTCAGGTATATAACTGTTTAGTGATATAGTAATCTCAGTTGGACCTTCAACGATTAACTTTTTAGCCATTGACAAATCAGTAACCATTGTACCGTTCATCACTGATAAACATCTTAGTCCTAATTGGCGACAATATCTAGTAATTGGCCAATATCTTTCAGGATTCATTAATGCTTCACCGCCACATATTACTACTGCACCATGTGGATTTAATTCATGAAATTCCTGAATAATATTCCCGCGTTCTTCTATAGTGATATGAGTAGGTAATACAACTTCTTCCCTAGTCCAATACATGCAGGTTTTACATTTTAGATTACACTGTAAGTTAGTATCTAAGAATAGAAATTTTGGCGGGTGATTCATTAATCTATTTATGCAGGTTTATGCCCACTACTGTCAGTACCTGTTAATATCCAAGACTTTTCATGTCCTATTTGTATTGTAGGATCTCCCCATATAGTATATCCTAATTGTTTTACTCTGTGACAAAATCCTGTATCTTCTGATAAAAAGGTTTCTCTTTCACTATCAGAAAATACTAGAGGTTTGAACCACGGGAATGTCAATGATTCAAATACACCCTTTTGAACACCCATGAATCCCATGCCAGTTGCTAATAATTCAATTCGCTCGCCATTAACATCGACCTCATTCCTAGGCATCCAATTCATTGTGTTTTTTTCTTTACCTTCAACTGCCTGTGCGTATATTTTATTATTGTGTTGAATATAAAATCCAGTTACAATTTTATGTTCGGGGTTACTAATTAGTTTTTCTAAATCCTTAGGTGTCCAAACGCTATCACTATCAATCCAAACAATCCAATCGTATTTTACTTTTCCATTAAATGGCTTGAAATCTTTAGGAGGATATCCTGTTCCACCTAATAACCAATTACGGCAATTATAAATTACAGGTGTATAAGTAGTGCTAACATTAAATGCTATACCTTCTTTGTTTAACCAATTAACCGTATTAGTCCAACATGTCACCCACGTTCTACTAAATGACATTCCAGGAAAACAAAATACTATATTCATAATTATTATTAATTTGGTGCCTCGTGACAGAATCGAACTGCCGAAACCGCCGTGTAAAGACGGAGTTATACCATTTAACTAACGAGGCTTTTTTACTTTTAACCTTGCCCTCTATATTTTTTAAAACTTCTTTTTTCTGTTTTATTTAGAGTGCTAGTCTTAACCTTTCCACCTTGACTAGTTCGTTTAACAACCGATTTTGTAGTACCCTCAGATGCCTTAGCCATATAATATCCTTTTTAAAAATGTACAGTATTTACTTAGAATACAGATACAGAAAAAAATATTAAGCTAGGTATTCGTAATTGACAGTTTCTTTATTGGCTCTGAATACCGAAGCCCCATTCTTTAAATGAAATCTACGGGCCATTTCAGTTGGTGGGCTTAATGTTACAAACCTACTAATATGGGGTTTATTGGATTTAATGTAGTCTACTGCGTTTAAAATTAAATCTCTTCCAGCACCTGGCTTATAACTCCATATAGTATAGAATATAGCCATGTTAGGATTGCTACCAAGATTAAACAATTCACTTTCTGTTGTAGGTATTTGATCTTGATAACTAACACAAGTAATTGCTTTTACCGTATTATTTTCGTCTTTTAAAACAAATATGTCTCTATTATTTCCTATTCTAATTGAATGTGGTATATTAGGACGAACGGGGTCCTCAGCCAAACGGGTAAACAATTCATCTTGGTCTGATTTAATCAAGTATAACATATTGCTATTTATTATATGTAGATATAAAAGATATATTTTGGTGCCCCAGGTCGGACTCGAACCGACACGCATTTCTGCACTGGCTTCTAAGACCAGCATGGCTACCGTTACATCACCGGGGCTAATATAATTGGAGCGGGTAGAGGGAATCGAACCCTCGTATGCAGCTTGGAAGGCTGCCGTTCTACCATTGAACTACACCCGCACTGTTGGTGGAAGCGGTGAGATTCGAACTCACGGACCCCTTTCAGGGCCTTTAGTTTTCAAGACTAACGCAATAGGCCTCTCTGCCACGCTTCCTATATAGGGTGCTCTGCGTCCCTCGGCGGTAGTTATAGTACATCAAGCATATAGACCTCAGAACAACAATTAGTTCTTACCACATACTATCACACATACTTCACCCGCTCACGACAGGGACCGTTCTCGCATTGCCAGCGCCGGTTAGGTTAGACCGCATGTCGCCATGTGAAGATATTACTCTTCAGAACCACCCGTACATATCACTGTACTTCATATCCTCTGGGTCAGAGTATCCGTTGATTAGACGGAACGTCTTGGCGGAGCGTTAGGGAGTCGAACCCTATCAACGATTACTCGTTGTACAGATTAGCAATCTGCTGCCTTACCATCCGGCCCACGCTCCATAATGGATGAAAGAAGTGCGGGGGAAGGAGCAGTTACTCATCATCCGTTGTTTATCCCACACTCTTTCAACTTGGTGCCTCCGGAGGGACTTGAACCCCCAACCAACGGCTTATGAGGCCGCTGCTCTAACCGATTGAGCTACAAAGGCAATTCTTTTTTGTAATACTTTGCTAAATTATTCTTAGACCAACGACCATTTCCCCGATTTGCACCAGCGAAATTTTCTGTTTGACTATGACAATTGGGACAAAGCAATCGCAAATTCTTTGGTTCGTTATTGTCAGCATTGCCATCTATATGATCTACCTGCAAAACAATCTCTTTGCCATTGTATTCTGAAATACTACAGCATTCACATTTATAACCTCGTAACTCTGAAAGAATCTTTCTAATTCTAGGTCTATGTGATACTTTACCCTCCATAAATTCTTGCTTACTTTTTTCGTGTATTTGTTTGGACCTTAGTTCAAGTTGACACTTATTGTTGCAGTACTTATGTGTATAAGTATAACCCTTAAAAGGGATAAGGCTATCGCAATTCAGACATTTAAAAATATTATTTTTCATGGTTAAAGCACTCTCTACTACTTATTTATGCCTTAACCGAAATAATCATTTGTATACTTGGTGCCCGGGGCCGGACTCGAACCGGCACGCCTTGTGAGCGAGAGATTTTAAGTCTCTTGTGTCTACCTATTTCACCACCCGGGCGTTAATTTTTAAAGAACTTCTGATTTCTCAGTGTATGTATACATTGTACACGACACCTGAACATTTGTCAATTATTTTAAGAGGCTTTCTACCCGATCTACAACTAGATCCCAATGTTCAGTAAACCTGTGACCACCGTTCTCTAAGACGGTCGTTGTTGCGTAAGGAAAGCCTTCTAGCATAGACTCATAGGGGATGACCTCATCATCTTTAGCGACAAACAAGCTTATCAAGCTAGGTTCATATATCCTACGAACATATTCTCGCATATCGTCTAGCTTATCCAAGTGGGCTAGAGAAACCAAAAATTCTTCACCAGTATGATAGTTTTTATTGGGTCCCAACTTCTCCTTAAGAGTCTCACTGGGTGTAACACTAGGGTTGACTAACACAGCACAACTGTCATATAAGTGACCGAAATGATTTGCGTAGAATGCTCCTAGACTAGTGCCAACGAATACCAATTTTTCATCTGGTCCCCTAGTTTTCATAAAGTTATGCACAATATTGTGCATTAGCGAGAACACTTCATCGGGGTCAAAAGGAAGATCGGGAGCGATTACCTTATCGTCGCCGAACCGTTCCTTAAGCGCAGTGACCTTATCACTAGCACCTGAACTCGCAAAACCGTGTAAGTAAACTATCATGTTGATGTCCAAAAGTTTCTATCTGAACTATAGTATAGCAAACTATAAAATAATTGTCAAATTTTGGATGCGATATTATCAGGAAGATTCTTTAAATCAAAGCCTAAATTAGCTAATTTTTCTTTACCTTGTGGACTTAATTTGACAAATCCAACTATTATCTTTTCATGCGGTTCACCCTGAATTAATCTAGTATAATGATATCCATCAGGGTTTAATTCTAATATCTTTTTACCAGTTAAAAACTCAGCATATTTATTGTCAATTGGCTTTGCGCCTGCTTTAAGCATTATTTTTTCAGCAGGTCCGCTTACTTCTGCCCATGCTCTTTTTGTTTTAATGTCATCATTTTTGAGCATATTATAATCTTTTAATCCTTGTGTAGTGGCTTTATATTTACCTTCAGGATTAAGTTCTGTTTCAGTAGCACTAGCAATCATTTTAAAATTATCCGTATTAGGTACTTGTTTATAAACACCTAATGCAGTTATGTGATCACCACGGCGAACTACTTTCCAATAACCAGGATCATTTGCTAATTCTTCAGGACTATTGGCACTTTTAAAGCCGCCAATCTTTTTGTAACTACGCTGAAGCATATCCCATATTTTATCCGCATACTTCATTTTTTCTTCAGGAGTATGTAGATTAAGAACCTTTTCAACTAATAATTGATGATAACGCATCTAGTATTTATGCAATGCGGCAATATCATATCTACAATGCATAAATAACAATGTATGAACAATATCTATTTAGTTTCGTTTCTTGGTGGAGGAGGTGGTGATTTTTTATGCTCTCAAATTTCTAAAGACTGTAATTTTTATCCATTAGAATATACAATTAATTCTGTTACTAATACCTGTGATTTAACAAATCCATTTTTAAAATGGAATATTGACTTAAAAAATCATCTTAGATTTAAAGTATTAGAAATTTCTGATGTTATCTTAGAAGAAATAGATTTATATTATAATGAAAAAAATTTAGTAGCACCTACTCATTTTTTTGGTAATCTTAGTGAAATTAAATTGCCTAGGCTTAAAGGAGTTCACCTATACACTAAACAATTTTTTCCCCTTTTCTATCTGTTGTTATGGATAAAAAGATGGGTTCTCATACAAGAGTTTGAAAATAAAGAGATTTTTTTAAGAAAGGTAATAAGTGCTAGTAGTTTGCCCAATGATGCCTATGCTAAAATCTTTAGAGATAAAATAGCAGATAATATATTGGCAAATAGAAATTTTGTGTATGAGTTTGAACTAAGAGCCGCAACCAGATTATTTCGTAATGCTATAGATTGCGTTGAATGGTTTTATAGATATTATTGTTTTGTTTTTGCCTTTCCTAATCCTCACACCGTATCTAAAGATTGGATTCCATATAATATAGATAATCTCTACTTAGACCCAGTTAATAACTCAGAAGAATTTTGTCAACTGTTCAATATGGAAAAACCAATCGATCCTGAAATTATTGTATCATACTATTCTAAAAATTTACAGGTAATCGAAGAAATATTCGGCGAACCATATGAAGTTTTTATTCTAGGTGACTGGTTATCAAAATTAAAAAAATGGATTGAACTTAAATGTCCAAATTCATATTCAGTCGATTTTAAAATTTTATAGGAAAATCAATGAACAATATCTATTTACTTGCATTTAATGGCGGATCAGGAGGAGATTTTTTATGCTCTCAAATCTCTAAAGATAGTGATTTTTATCCATTAGAATATAAAATTAATCCTATTACCAATACCTATGATTTAGAAAATCCATTTGCAAAATGGAATTTAAATACAAAAAACCAATTCATGCAAGATTTACTAGTTACTACCGACAATACATTAGAAAATATAGATTTACATTATAATGAAAAAAATTTAGTAGCACCTATTCATTTTTTTAGTTATTTTAATCAAGCGCATTTAGATACAATATATAGATTACCTAGACTTAAGATAATTAGAGTATATAGTAATCAATTAACTCCCCTTTTTTATTTATTACTATGGATAAAAAGATGGGTTCTCATACAAGAGTGTGAAAATAAAGAGATTTTTATTAGAGAACACATTTCAATATATACCTCTAAATTCCATATATCTACTAGAAATAAAATACTTGATAGCATATTTGCAAATAGAAATTATTATTATGCATTTGAAATTTTAGCCATGTCAAATTTATTTAATAATTCCACGGATTTTGTTAAGAATTTTTTTTTAAAAAAATATAATTATTATAATACCTTCGTTCAAAATAACACTGGTAAATGGATTCCATATAATATAGATAATCTCTACTTAGACCCAGTTAATAACTCAGAAGAATTTTGTCAACTTTTAAATATGGAAAAACCAATCGATCCCGAAATTATTTCAAACTACTACTTTAGAAATTTACAGGTAATCGAAGAAACATTTGGCGAACCATATGAAGTTTTTATTCTAGGTGATTGGTTATCAAAATTAACAGAATGGGTACAAATTCAGTGCCCAAATGCATATTCAGTCGATTTTAAAATTTTGTAATATAGGAACCCATTGTTCTCTTAGTTGAGTCATACTATTTTTAAAACCAGCAGGTGTTAATTCTCTTTCTTCTATAAACATATAATTTTGATCAAAAAACTTTTTGGCTTCAACAGATCGTATTGTACGAGAAAAGTTTTCCACATACCATTTAACTATATCCTGATCAATACCTTTGGGCAATATTATACCCCAAGCTGCATATACATTCATTCCCGGCACCCATCGATTCATCAATGGAGCATCAATTCCTGCTATAGGTTTTTCACCACATATGCCAATAAATTTAATTTTTCCACTAGACAACAATGTAGCGGCTACCGCAGTAGGGACAATACCAAACTCAACATGACCTCCGGCAACGTCTTGTGCGGCTTGAGCAGGACCTTTATATCCCACAGTCTTAACTAAATCACTGACTTTGACTTTGGTAGTCATATATTCAAATGCTAATTTATGAGCACCGCTACCAGCAGCAAAAGTAATAGGTTTGTCGGTATTTTTAATTTTTTCTAATAATTCAGGCACACTATTAACAGTGCTACCACTATAAGCAATAATGGCTAATGGACTTTTGCCAATGGTAACTACATATTCAAAATCTTCTAAAGTATATTTTACAGCTGGTTTATTGAAGAATTCAGCAGTGACCCAAATTCCTTGATGACTAGGCACATATAAATGATAGCCATCTGCTGGCTTTTTGATGAATTCATTCATAGCCACCACACCATCTGCGCCTGGCTTGTTTTCAATAACGAAATTAATTTTAGGATTAGATTTTTCTAATATACTACCAATACCACGAAACCCTATTTCATTACCCGATCCTGGTGCGAACCCTATCAGTACATTAATAGGTTTAGTTGGTTCCCAAGCTAAGGCCAACATTGATGATGTTGCTAATAGCAAACTAATAAATGCTTTTTTCATATTTTTCCTATTTGAAATAAAGATAAAGTAATCCGGGGATTATAATAAAAAATTGAGGAATAAAATTAAGCATCAATGCTTTTTCTTTCCATTTATACCCAACATATATCCATCCACTAGCCCCTATCATTTGTACAATACTATTCCATGGGGTAATCCCTAAAACATGTAATACCATTGCACATAGTATTATTAAAGCACTAGCATATTTAATATAAAAAACATGGTCTTTCATTTTAATATAGTTACTAATATATCTGACCATTTATTTTTTACCTCTATAGTTTGATTAAAGTTAGAGTCAATCCAACTTGATGTAAAGTAACTCCAAGTCAGATTATGCTTATAAGCAAATTCTAATATATGAGCATTTTGATTGCTTATTTCCCCTAACATATTGGTACTGTTTTTATACCATGTATAATCAGGATACTTAATGCTAAACCCACCTGCTTCATGCCACCAAGCATAACTAGTTATGTCCGGTCTATAAATTAACATTATCCAATCATCAGGAAAAAATGTTTTAACATCATCTAAGATGTATGCCCAATCATGGCTTTTGATTAATCTTGTACCATCTAAATTAGACCATGCTTGATCTATGTATTCAGCATCAAGCATTGCATCGAACTCCATGTTTTGTCCGAAATACGCACCTTTATGCCCGGTGAAACCATTGTGATTATATTCTCTTTCAGGAGTGCGGTCACTTGTATTGAATCCATCTAGGCTTTCAATAGTCTGTGCTATGCCACTCCAGCGACTTCCTGGTACTCCAGTAAAAAATATCCTTTTAGGAAGTTCTATGCCATTCTGCATATAATCTAGGTCTTGTTAGATGTTCATCTATTTTTTCTACTGTTTGAACATAATTATGCTTTTTGGCAAATACATTTAATTTTTCAAAAGTCCAAGGAAAAAAAGGAACATTAAAACATTCCTTATTTTCATGATCATGCCGTCCTGGGTTTAATCTCCAATATATTCTTGATGTCGGAGCTAAACAATTTACTACTTTGTCAATTTGCCGTTCTATAATTTCGGTATTGCCAAAATTTATACTGCCCAAACAAGTGGCTACATCAAATAATCTAGTTGGTTGATAATCCTCTATTGTACATTTAAAATCAGCTTGATCAAATGCAGGATCTATGCCTATAACATTTTTTACTAGAGATTTAAAAGGATTAGTGCCACATCCTACATCTAACAACCATTCATTATCATTAATGAAGGTTGAGATTCTTGCGGGGCTAGTTAATCCTCTTGAGTCACCTGATACCCAATGTTTAGAAAAATATTTATTTATTAACGTTTGATCATGCATTTAATCATTTACCGCAATTAGAAAAATATTTATTATCTTATCTATACACGGAAAATATTATTTGGAAGTGCGGGTGGGATTCGCACCCACGGCTTTACGGATTTGCAATCCGTTCCATTGGACTACTCTGGCACCGCACTATAGATCAGGCTTCGCACCTGACTGGACATTTGCTAGCGCACTCAGTTTAATGTCTAAATCATCAACTTGGCAGGGGTATAGGGACTTGAACCCCAACGAACGGAATCAAAATCCGGTATGCTACCATTACATCATACCCCAATTGTCTTGGTGGGTCCACCCGGACTCGAACCGGGAACTCTCAGTTTAAAAGACTGATACTCTGACCAATTGAGTTATGGACCCGAAAACTTAGCTCCCCATTATAGAAGCACACTCGCATCTGCCTTTGGAGCCGCGTGTTCTCCGCCCTTGATTCTAGACTAGTACTAGGGGCGTGTGCTCATTTACACCAGTGCTTCTATAATGGCTCCCCGGGGTAGGATCGAACTACCGACACCCTGATTAACAGTCAGGTGCAACTACCGCTGTGCTACCGGGGAATAAACTTACAACTCTACACGCTCACGAAAATAAGAGTCCCAACCCTCTTCAGGAGGAGCTCCTATTACACGAGTTTCAACAAAAAATCGGTAATCTCCAAAAGTTACAGTGTATTCACGGGCGGCGTCAACTGCCTGTGAACGTGATTCATAGACACCAAGAACTTCTGTCCCTTCAGGACCTTCATCAGTGACTAGAACATATACTTGCATGATCGTTCCTTTGCTGTTCGTTTTTTCTCACTACAGAAACTATTATACATGCCTACCGATTAATTGTCAAACGCTTGTTGCTAGTTGTTTTTTAGCAACAATTAAATTTGGTGCCTCCACCTGGATTTGAACCAGGGACTTCCACCTTATCAAGATGGCACTCTGACCAACTGAGTTATAGAGGCTATTTGGTACTCGGTACGGGAGTCGAACCCGTCTTTCCAACGTGAAAGGCTAGCGTCCTAACCAATAGACGAACCGAGCAATAGTTGAGGGATAAATATTGCTATGTTTAATTATAACTCAATATACATTAATTATGCAAATATGAGCATACCCTGGTGTCCAATGGACACGGCACAACTCTATATGAAAAATCGTATTAAAAATATCAAAATGTTAAAACAAAACGGTTGGATAAATAATACTTTTGATTATTCATTTAATTCTAAAGGATTTAGATGTAAAGAGTTCACATCTGATCCTACAATTATGTTTTTAGGCTGTAGTTATACCTGTGGTATTGGGTTACCTGTTGAAACTATTTGGCCTGAATTAGTAGCCAAATCATTAAAAATGAAATGTGCTAATTTGGGACAGGGCGCAGGATCGTGTGATACTGCATTTAGATTATGTTTGGGATATATTGATAAAATTAAACCAAAAATTGTTATTTTTTTACAGCCACCAAATATTCGTTGGGAATTAGTTTCAAAAAATAATATAAATTTATTAGGTATATGGGCAGTAGATAAGATTAGTAATTATAAAAGTTATATACAAGACTATAGCATTGACGAAAATAATAACTATTTTAATAGTTATAAAAATATTCTAGCAGTTGAATCGTTGTGTGAAAAAAGGCAAATAAAATTTTTGCATTTTGATTCATATAATCATGGCAAATCTGATTTAGCAAGAGATTTAGTACATCCCGGAATTGAGGCTAACTTACAATTTTCTACCATGGTATTATCTAAATTATAAGGTTAATTTTTGGTCGGGGATGCAGGATTCGAACCTGCGACCTTCTGCTCCCAAAGCAGACCGTCTAACCGGACTGACGTAATCCCCGAATTCTATGGCTCCGGTGGATGGAATCGAACCACCACTAGCGGTTTTGGAGACCGCCGCACTGCCATTATACTACACCGGAATTGTTTGGTGGAGTGTACTGGGATCGAACCCGTCTTTCCAGCGTGAAAGGCTAGCGTCCTAACCAATAGACGAACCGAGCAATTTATGTGTTATTAAGGTTTTATGTAATAATGGCTATATACAAATTTATTTTTATCAATAGTACTAAATAGTTAGTATGAACCTCTATTCTACAACTCTTAAATTTGATTTACCTCTTTTTAAAACTAACCTAACACCCGTAGAATTTTTAAAAAATCATCCACTATGGGAAGATAGTATTAAAAAAAATCCTAACTCAATGAGTCATATTAAGTTAGACTGGCAAACTAATTTAAGTGACCAACTAAATCAATTCTTTTTAGATCATGATCTAGAAATTCGATTGTGCGAGGTTCTTTATAAGCCACCCAATGCATTTAGTAAAATACATATTGACGGTAACGATCCCTCCAAAAACGATTTAACTAAAATAAATTGGGTTATAGGCGGTGAAGATAGTAAAATGGTTTGGTATGATATCAAAGATTCCTATTACGCTAAGCCTTTAAGTGATTCATTGGTTAAAACCTCGACTTCATACGCGGCATATGCTATTGTTTATATACCAGAAGATGTCAATGAAGTATATAGTGAAAATATTCGAGGTCCTTCATTAGTACAAGTTGGTATACCTCACAATGTCATCACCAACAGTCAAGCACGTTGGTGTATGAGTATAATTTTTAGAGATCTTAAACTTGGACGACGACCTACAATGATGGAAGCTAGAGAGATATTCAAACAGTATCTACCTTAAGACGAACCGAGCAATTTATGTGTTATAAAGGTTTTATTTATTAAGTACTTCTTTGATGTAATTCCAATCTTCATATAAACTTAAAGAGAATATAAATCTTGTTTCTGATGTTGGATTATTCACACTGTGAATTACCGTAGTGTTAATTACACTAGGAAAAAGCTCATTGTAGGCATGTTCACAAATTAAATTAAGGTTTTCCGTACGAAAACATACAGGACTTTTACTCCAAGTTCCAATCAATGGAAAATTAATTGATGCTTTTCTAACTACATCTTTATGTGGTATTAAAACTTTGTACGGACTCAACTCTGAAAAAAATGTTTTTCTTAACTCAATTTCAAAAAAAGGAAATTGTTTATACAAATCTTCAAATACAGTGTTAAAGTTTGGTCTCAAATATTTAGTAGTTTTAATTTCATTTACCCAAGATTCCTTAGGATAACTTTGCATTATATCAATAAGTGCTTGCTTATCCCATTTAATATTTGGCAATTCAATATAGCAATCATCATCGTTCATTTTACTCTCTTTTAAAATTCTATGGCTCCGGTGGATGGAATCGAACCACCACTAGCGGTTTTGGAGACCGCCGCACTGCCATTATACTACACCGGAATTGTTTGGTGGAGTGTACTGGGATCGAACCAGTCGTGCCATAAAGACGGCGGATTTACAGTCCACTGCATCACCATTGATGCTTCCACTCCATATTGAAACACACTCTTCTCTTTATGGTCGCCGCCTAGGTTCGGCTCAGAATGTGCTTCAATATGGCGCGACTGGAGAGATTCGAACTCCCGACAGACCGGGTAGAAGCCGGATACTCTATCCACTGAGTTACAGTCGCAATATGGCTCCTCGACCTGGGCTCGAACCAGGGACCAACGGATTAACAGTCCGGCACTCTACCAACTGAGCTATCGAGGAAAAAATTTTGTAAATGTGTTATTTAATAACGTTGTATTTAAACCTCTAAAACTTAAATATTCTATCAAGAAAGATAAACTATTATTATTTTCTTTAATACGCAAATTTCTATGTATTCCTAAAACAAAACTGTTTTCATATATCTTTTCTAAGACTTTTTCTGTAGGCAATGAAGTTCGGTAATTCATAAACAACTTATTCATGCCGCTACTACATTGTAGTAATTCTGAATTAGGTAAAAACATATTATATAATGCAAACTCACTTGGCAATTCATCCTCAAAAAATAATGACGTATAATCAGTACAAATTATAGAATTGACTATAGATGCATTCATCTTATAAGGAGTCATATATTCAATATGAAGTTTTGGAATTTCTTTATTATATTTTTTAGAAGCTTTTTCTAAAAAAACATCTACATCCATTCGTTTTTTATTACCTTTATAATAAATGAACAAAGATCCATTACCGTGAGGTACATTCCAATCAGTAAGAGTGAATGGCTTTATAAAAAAATTCCTAGTATCTAATATCAAATAATTTTCAGTATTAATTTTTTTAGCAATTTCTAATTTTAGAATTTGCTGTTGCCGCCAGCCACATTGTAATACTAAATCGTTTTGTATTAGTACTAATTTATGTCTAGTATAATACGGCGACAATGCAGATTGCCACTGATTTAATTCAATTTTAGTATCCTGAATTATAACAAAATGAGTTACATTGTCTACTACAAATTCCAAACTTGATGCTTGCAATAACATTGCATCAAAATCGGTACTAAAGGTAACAGTAACAAAATTCATATTTAAATTACTGTCAGTAATGAGGAGCTATCTATTTCATCAAAACCATTACTTTTTCAAAAGTTTCCTCAACTTCCCATGTACCGTGGGGAGGAGCAAACACAAAAGTAACTTCTTCTGATGTTCCATCTTCACGCAAGATAGTACTTCTATGTACCGTTGCAATCAAATCTTTTCTAATTGCGACTTTTTTCCCTTTATGTGCGGGGTTAGCGTTGGTGAGTTTAATAAACATTGTATTTTCTTTTAAAGTAAATTGGTGCCCCCTGACGGATTCGAACCGCCGACCTACTGATTACAAATCAGTTGCGCTACCAGCTGTGCCAAGAGGGCGTGTTAATATTTAATTAGTATACACTAACTCAATAAAATTCTACTATGTTTTGGTAATCCTGCTCTTAAATAATCCATCTGATCAGCCAAAATATTACGATTTTGTAATATCATATTTTCAAAATGATTTGGCACATATGGAACATATAGAAGTTCCATTCTTGCCTCTTTAAGAGTTTTACACCCTTTCATAGCGTTACAATCTCTACACGCCGTAACTACATTCATCCATACATTTTCCCCACCTTTGCTTTTGGGGATAATATGGTCTCTGCTTAGGCTGTTAACATTGGGAAAATAATCACCACAATATGCACAGATATGTCTATCTCTACCAAACAATGTTCTATTGCCTAGTGCTACTTTACTATGCTTAGTTGGATTAAATCCATGTCCTTTGATAGCAATAATTGATTGAGTTTCAATGTAACTTAGTTCGCCATTGCGTTGAATTCCACCACGATATTTAGCCACAATTTCACCCATAGTCCATGCAACACTTTTGGTTGCATGGTAAAGAATTGCGTTATCATATGAAATCCACTGTCGGGGCGTTCCCGATATATCCAGTGCTAAAACTGACATTAAAAACTCCTTTTTACTAACTATTTACATTATGGACAATTTGGTAGAAATATCTATATGATACGCACCGCATTATACTAAATATATCTACACCATACTATGGTGCACCCTGAGAGATTCGAACTCCCGACCTTTGGTTTCGAAGACCAACACTCTAATCCACTGAGTTAAGGATGCAATTATGCAAGTTTACTTTCTGGTATTTTTTTAAGAGAATCTTTGCGAACCAAACAATCTCTTTGAGTACCATATTTAAACACACGCAAATATTCAATACCATCAATCAACCTAATGTCGTTAGGGTTCTTACATGAATATTTTTCTTTATTAACTAAATTTTCAAAATATGTTGTTTTCATGATTACTCCTTATAATGAACACTCTGGGGCCTCGCCTTACCAGGGCAAGCCTATGTCCGTCCCAAAGTGTGTAGTAAAACATACTACAATGTAATATGCTTTACTACTCGGTATTTTTCAAGCCACATGAGACTATCCATCCACCGCGCCGCCCGTTTCTCCTATTTATAGTGCGGAGTAGGTCCTCGTTACCTTACACTGTCTTTCAATTGTATCTCAATCTTCCTTTTCTGTCAACCATAAAAAAACCTCGGAATATTCCGAGGTTCTGATAATTTGTATGATTTACTTGTTATCCAAACCTCGGAGTAGCCCTTCTATTAGATAGAGGATAGGCTGTCTCCAACGACCATGATTTAATATAGGTTGATAAGAAACAAGTTTTCATAAAGCTATTTATGCCTCATAAATTATTTTAAATAATTACCAACTAGCTAACACACAATACCTAGTGTATACTTCCAATGGCAATGTCCAAGCATCTTCTATTTTAAATCCACGAGCTACTAACTCTTGTATCAAAGGATCGGTACTAGTAACTGTATTAATATGTGTATCTATTTGAAAATCGGTGCTTTGTAGATAAACATATCCTGAATCAGACTTTTTAAAGTTTAGCCAATCATAGTTCATGTGTTCACATGACGTATTAACTATCAATGTCTCATTCTTAATATTATCTTCCCACGCATTACATTGAGTTACATCGGCGATGATTGATTTAAAGTCCCAATCATAGTTTAATTTTCTACTGAAATTAGCCCAAAAATGATCTAGTTCAATTCCTATAGCACTTTTGATAATATCATGTTCATGTAACATATGGGGCAGCATACCATGCCACTGACCCATAAAGATACAATAATAATCAGTTAAATTAGATAGATGTTTAACTGCACCTATCTTGCTATGCAGTTGTGAATAAGTTAACCCATGTCTTAGATGCCTATGTGTGGCTTCATCAACATTTAAACCCCATTCACTAACTTGTATGAGTCGCCCAATTGAATTGGCTAGTTTTTCCATATACTATATTTAATATATGAGTTAGGTTTAATAATATAAATATTGTATGCCAAAAATAAATTATTTTTTAGATTCATACAAATATTTTTGCCAATTAAACCAAGAGCCAATCACAGGTTCCGTATTAGACTATGGCTGTAACTATGGTAGATTTTTAGAAAGTAGCAGAAGTTTATTCCCTGAAAACATGTACACTGGCATAGATGTAGATTTACAAGCTTTACAAGCTGGGGAGATAATGTTTCCAAATGCAAAATTTATTCATTATGACAAACATAATTTTATGTACAATCCAACCGGGGCTAAAAGCTTTTGGCCCGAGATTAATGACCAATTTGACTGTATTATAAGCTATAGCGTTATAACGCATACCACAAAAGAAGACATGTTAGATGCTATTGCATGGCTCTATACTAAGTTGAAATCAGGTAAAAAAATGTTTATTACTTGGTTAGATCATGAAAATAAAATAGCTTTAGCTTACTTTTATCAAAAACGTATGAAAGATTTTGGTAGTTGTGATAGGATTCAAACAGAAGATTACGTTTACCTCATTGACAATAAAACATCCAAAGTACCCAATGATGGAATGTTTTTAGCTTTTTACAAAAAAGAATATTTGGCTAGCTTGTTGTCCGATTATAATTTTTCTTTAGAGCAATCACCTGATTTTACTAATAGATGTTTTCAAGACTGTATAATTATAAAGAAAATATAATGAAATATTATTTTAAAGTTAATTTTTTAGAGACTAGGAAGTACACTGATTATTTTTTAAAATTAATTTCCTCGACAGTTTTTATTAATAACAGTGTTGCTTCGGTGTCATTTAATATCAATGATCCGATGATAAAAGAAATTTCTTCAACATTGAAAGAACTGCAATTACCTATGATTGGTCAATTTATATTTTTTAAACATCACCGTAATCAAGATATACACAAAGAAGATATCAGATGTAGTTTAAATTTGCCTTTAATAGGATATGAAAACTCATTGATGCATTTTTATCAAATTAATGCTTTACCTATAAAGAAAAAAAGTGCTTATTATTATAAAGAAACTGATGAAAAAACAATAATAGAGACTTTACCAGGTACAAACGAATGGGTTTTGGTTGATTCTTCCGTACCACATTGCATTGTTAACAGCGATTTTAATAATCCTAGATGTACGATAGCCTTAAGATTTTTAGGAAACCCGACACTGGAAGAATTGAAATTTAAAATTAAACAATTACAGCAACATTAATTTTTCATAATATTGATTTTTTAATATTACCGTTTTTTCATCTAATTTTTTACCAAATGATTCAAAAGTTAAAGTATCATCTTGTAGAAATTTAAATAAATCTTCCATAGTATATCCTAAATTAAGAATTCTTCCTACCCAAGTAGCAGCGCCAAATTTATTTTTCTTTTGAACTCTTGGGTCGTTTCTAATATCTTTTACTAAAGCAACTGCTTCTTGAAAAGTCATATCATCATTTTCCCACGGACGATCCTTTTCTATTTTAAACCCGAATTTTTTAGGATCCCTATCTATTTTACTAGAATTTCTTCCATCTGGAGAGTCTCTAACAGTAAGAGGCAAAAATCCAAATACATCAAGAGGACAATCATCACTAACTAAGTAATCTACGCTAGCCAGTATACTTTCCCTACTTTCACCAGGAAGTCCGGCAATAAAAGTACTACTCGCAATAATATTATTTTTCCATAACTCATTACAATAACTTAAAGTTTCTTTAATTCTATTTGGGCCCAGTCCTTTACCTATTTTTTTACCTGCTTCTTCATTAAGTGTTTCTATGCCAAAGTGAAGACTTTTTGCACCGCTTTCCAAAAGCAATTCTCTCATCTCAGGAAACTTCCAAATTAAATCTAATCTCGCATAACTAGTATATGTTAATTTAAATGGTAATTTAGTTAATACACTATGTATGAATTCCATTTTAGGGACACTTTCATTGATTAGTTCATCAGTAAACATATAATGAGTAGTGCCATATAGTTCATAATTTCTAAGTAATTCTGATTTTAAAGTTTCTCCATTTTTTTGCCAATCACCTGCTTTTTTGCCGATCAGGTCAAATCTGCAAAATGCACAACTAAAAATGCATCCTCTGGCTATTTCTACAGGTAATGATTCCCCTTGAAAAATGATATCATGGGGTTCATATATGATTTGACTATGAGCAAATTGTTCTTGAGTATAAAAATAATCATTTCCATCGATATATGCACATTGATCTTTTTTCATTATTTTTATATCATCACCGTCTTTGAGATGTTTAATCAATTTAATTATAACATTATCAGCCTTGTTTAGTATTATGTAATCAGTTCCTTCCCAAAAACAATTATCGGTTAGTCTTGCTCCTCCTAAACAAATTTTAACTTTTGAGTTTTTAGATTTAGCATAATTGGCTATACTAGTAAATTCTTCATTAGGTCTTCCAAAATTCAAAACTTTTCCGTTGATTCTTTTTTCCATCAAAGTAGCACCAAACCCCACTAACAAAGTATCTTTGGTTACAAATTTGTCAATGATTTTTTCTAACTGGCTATATTGATAAAAACTAAAAAGATCGATAACTTGGCAGGTGTAACCATGTTTTCTTATTTCAGTAGCTACTTTATAAGTACCTGCATATTTTCCATATCCATATGTATCAGCAACGTCAGTAAATAATATTATCTGCATGTCATATTTCGATTGGTAAAAAGCCGTAGATAAATATACTTATCTACAGTAGCGGTATTAGATAATTAAATGATAAAAATATTAGATCAAATTGAAGTAAGTAAAGTTTTAGAGGCATATTATGCTCTAGAAAACGGGATAGTTTGGACTGAATATGGTCAGAATAGTAGACAGACAGGTCTTCAATATAAATTAGATGAGGATCCTTGGACAAGCGGTGTAGGTAAAAGTAAGGGACATGAGTTAGAGTATGATATAATTAATCCCTTTTTTAAAGACACAATATTTGAAAATATTATTGAAAAGTATTCTTTAAAAAGAGCTAGGTTCATGTGGCTTGGACCACATTCTTGTTATAGTATGCATAGGGATTATACAATAAGGATTCATATTCCAATAATAACAAATCCAGACTGCTATTTTGTTTTTAAATTAGGGGAAGTTATTCATTTGCCAGTTGACAGTGTTTATCAAGTTACTACTACTCAACTTCATACTTTTATTAATTGTTCCAACAGCTATCGATTACATTTAATAGGAATACCAACATTTGCTAATATTAGGTCAAGTTAAGTAAAATGTTTACAATTAAAAGTATTTTTGATAATGATTATTATCTAACGCATAAATCTCAATTATTGAATTATTTTTATAATGTTTATCAGGAAAAGACCTATCCTAGCCATATTAATATGTGGGATGAAAATTGGGAAAAAAAAAATTTCACTTTGCCTTACTTAATTTACAAAAGTGAAAGGTTTATAAATGGACATGGTGACATGCATATTATACTCGATGAGCAAGAAAATATTATTGCCAATGCAGGAGTCAACATATCTGATTTCGATCCTTATGTAGCTTTAGCCGGTGTTAGATCTTGGGTAAATAAAAAGTATAGAACACAACTTTTAATAGCCAAATATATTTTACCTAAGCAATTGAGTTGGGCGAAAGAAAAAAATTTAAAAAGCATTGCCATATCGTTTAATGACTATAATAAAAATTTAGTAAAGTATATAACAAGATCAGGACTAGGTATTAAGAAAAGAAGAGGGCCACATAGTATGTTTTATAATGGACATCATGAAGTTGAATTCCCAGTAACTATTAACTATGCTAAACAATGGGTTGTATATCATAAAATAGACGAGGATTATATCCCAAATTGGGAATCAATAAAATATATAGAAAATGAAAATGAATAAACTTATCTCTAATAATACACTAGTAACCCAACTTTTTTTAATTATAGCAATTATAGGAGGGATCTTTGGAATCTATGTTTATGAAATTACCATAAACAACTTAATTTTAATTATCGTTGGGTATTTTTTATACAGTTGCTTAGGCATTGTAGTAACATTTCATAGGCAATTGACTCACCAAAGTTATAATACGTATCCTATACTAAATAACTTCTTTAGTTTTTTAGGTTGTATGGCTAATACTGGAAGCTCAATATCGTGGGTTGCCACACATATCAAACACCATTTGCATTCTGATAGACCGGGCGATCCACATAGTCCATGGATTTCAAAATGGAGAATATTCCTTCTTGATTACCCCAGTGACAGTGAAATCAAATGGAGAATGCGTAATCTTATTAGGAATCCCTTTCATTTATTTTTACATAGATATTACAATCTTTTAATTATCTCGTATAGTTTGGTATTGTTTGTAGTAGGAGGCTGGGAATTAATGATATTTTTACATTGGATCCCAAGTATAATAGTAGCATTAATGAGCAATATTGTGAACTATGCAGGACATAAAGATAATTGGTACGGGTCATATAGAAACTTTAATCTAAATGATCATAGTGCTAATAGTTGGATATTTGCTATACCGAGTTGGGGAGAAACTTGGCATAATAATCATCATAGATATCCAAAGAAATATACCACTAGATATCGTTGGTATGAATTAGATATATCTGGTTTAATTATACAACTTATTAAAAAATGAGGTAAAAAATGAATTATTCAATATTATCAAAAATAAATTTATTTGATATTTAAATCGTTAAGAATTTTTTGATGTTGTTTTAAAATTTTTATGCTTTCAATTTTAGCAGCCTCACCAAATATGCCAATTGGGATAGACCCTTTACTTAGCATATCTCTTCTAGTCTCTGCTGAATTCATTTCAGTTTGAAAGTCATTGATAATTTTTTCTTTAACAGATAAAGGTAATGACTTATCAACAACTACCCCTAAAGTTAATTGCGTTGGAAATTTTTCTTTATACTCTTCGACCCAAGTATTAACCTTTACACCCGTAAAAGAAATATCGTGAGTAGAAATTATTAAATTTATTTTGTCATTATTGATGAAAGAGAGTATTGTAGGTAAATTTGCAAAATAGCAATCTACATGTCCTCCCAACAAATCAAGTGTTGGTTTATTTCCACCCGTAATATAGTTAACTATTTGATGATCTTTGTTTATTTTATTAAAAAATATTTTAGAAGTTATTTCTTCTACCCCGTTAACAGCGGTACTTGCAAAATTCAAATCCTTTTTATAATTTGATATATCACGAACATTTTTAAATCCCAAATCTGTCCTACATGCTAATACAGCCGGACTTGATGCAATTAATCCAATTATCTCAAGGTCATCTACATTGTAAATTAAATTTTCCTTATATATAATTTTATTAGTAACAAATGTATTTTCCATGACAACGAATGACATAGATTTTTTTTCTTGCATTTCTCGTATACCAAGCTGACCGTTTGCCCCTGGTTTATTAGTAACTATATAATTTAATGATAACTTATTTTTTATCAATGCTCTAGCTATAATATCAGTATTACCACCAACCGCATACCCAACAATTAGTTCTTGTTGACGATTAGCAAAGCTATTTGTTATTAACCCAAAAATTAAAACTAATTTAATTAGAACTTTCATTTTTCATTTTTCCTACTCTGTAAATTTTTTTAAATGATACGAGGCCCTCAGGACCGTTGTCATTTGTATACACATATTTACTAGCCATTTTAACCATAGAGTTTATTCCCTCTTTCCAAATTTGGTAGGCTCTAGATTCTGTATGGTTGATTAAAAACCAATGGTCATACTCTCTATTCCAATCTAAGATTGGCTTATCAGCTTGAAACCAATTATTATTCCAAGTTGAATAAATTATATTTCTCAGCATTTTCTCATGAATAAGATTATAAACTTTAGTACCAATTGGTACAGTCCAAATTTTTTGATGTACAGGATTTAACTCTAAGTATTTTTTAATAACATGTGCTTGTTTACATATTATTTCAAATGCATTTGGGTTCCAGTAAAAATACTCTACTGTTGCATTATCATATCCTTGAAGGTAATTTTCTACCCCCGAATTAGTAGCTCTATCGGTAAAACCAACAACAAAATCATTAAATTTATTAATAGCAGATCTAGGTTTACATACACCTAATATTACACCAATTTTTTGATTTTTATCTAAAACTTTTCTTACATCATCAATAGCAGCAATATCCCACCTGACCCCACTGACCGGGCTTAGTAATTCTCTCCGATTTTCAATCCATCCATCGTCATTGCTTTTTAAATAAGAATCAAAGACATGGTCAGTTAAATCCGATACCGTAATTTTTATATCAGGATATAAATTGTGAATATCTTTCAGCCTAGGTATTGTTTGTAAAACATGCTCAGAATATAATGAATTGGATGAAGATTGATCGTTTTTATCTAAGTTTTTTACTGAAACTGTTCCTTTTTCAAAATGAATAACTAGCAGTTCATCAACCTTTAAATTTTGACGAAGGAAGCTAGTTAACAAATTATGTGAGTCTGCTCCACCACTATATAGAATTATAATATAATCATATTTTTCCCGCAATTCCCTGGCTCTTTTGTCATATAACTCATCAAGAGTTTGGTTAGGTTCTACTGTCCAATCAAATTTATCAAAAGCATTATCATAAAACGCCCATTCTACTTCTTGATTAGTTTCGGTAGCATGAATGCAAGCTAAAATTTTATTAGTAAATGTTTTAGATCCTACACGGTAGTAGCTGTTATTTTTCATATTATGTATTTATTGAGTAAATAATAGTAGTTTATATTTCATCGAATGAATCCAAAAACCTGTATGTTTCCTTTCACTTCATTGAGTGTGTCGCCCCGAGGCGCAATCAGACCATGCTGCATGTATAATAGTCCTGATATGCCCACTTGGGAAAATATCAAAGACTTAACATCGGAAGTACCATGGCCTAGCAAATCTATTAAGATACTTCAAGAAAAAATGTTGAGTGATCGCATAGAAGAATTAACTCCATTGTGCAACTCTTGTTGGGAACCTGAAAATGCAGGACTTGATAGTCATAGATTAAGATACCAAAGATTATTAGCACTTCCAAATGAAGAGTTAATTAAAACCCCTAAACTAACATTTTTAGATTTACAGTTTGGATACTTATGTAATTTAAGTTGTATTATGTGCCATCCCGAAGAAAGTTCACAGGTTCAAAAAACAATTTTCAAATTAATAGACAATACTTCAAATACTAAACAAAAAAAAATTTACCAATCTAAGGTAAATTTATATGACAACCATGATTGGACTGTAGATGAAAATTCGTATCAAAAAGTTTTGGAATTATGCCAGCCTGTCAAGAATATTAAAATATCAGGGGGAGAGCCATTTTTTAATCCAAAATTTAAACCTTTCTTAGAATTTTTATTATCAAAAAAAGTTCCAATTGAATACTTACATGTGACCACAAATTTAACTATATACGATAAAGACATTGTTGAACTGTTAAATAGGTTTACTAATGTTAGATTTAGATTCAGTTTAGAATCAATTGAGAAGGAAGATGATTTCCTCAGATGGCCTAGCAGATGGGAGGACAAACAAGAAAATTTACATGCATATTTAAATCAGTTACACACAAAAAACATTGTTTCTAGTACATGCATTCAAAGTCTAAATTTATTTTCTTTTTTCAAAACAACCAATTATTTGAAGAATCTAAATTATAATATAACCATTCAACACCAAATCGCTGAAAATTCGTTGGCTGGACTCTATTATTCTGATAAACAATATATTCAATATTATTTAAAAAATAATGACACAAATTTTATTTCTAATTACTTAGAAAAAATAATGAATCATAATAATAATTCAGAATTTCAAGTGAATTATTTTTTAGATATGGCTAAATTACAAAACAAAAGTATGCAAAATGAATTTCCAATTTGGTATGAATATCATAATAAATACATGTATGAATGATATTTATAGGCCCATAACAGGACGTTACGTCTTTAATTCAGAAATTTTAAAAAAAGAAATAGATGAATTAATAAAGAATCGTGCTGAAGAAAGAACATTACCTTTTAAAAACGGGAGAAGTATTTACGATCCAAATGGATTATTGTCTATTGCGTCCGAATCAGATTTAAATGACACTACAAGATATTATCTTAACGAAAATCAAGAAAGAGTACCTATTATAGGAAAATTTAAAACTTATCATGTTTTTAATTTAACCTATTTACCTGAGGAACCGGAATCGTTAATAGACATATATAAAAAAGACGATCCAAAAAAAACAATTTTTTGGCACAAATATAAAAAACCTTTCACATGGCGAAATGAGCTATTATCAACTGAAATTAAAAAATCTGTGGAACAATTACCGCTTGAATACATTCAATGTGTAAGATTAATATACATGAGTCCACCTAGTATTGGTCAAATTCATGTTGACAGTCATTATACTTCTAATGTTAGATATTATAAAGAAGGATTTGCTAGCATTAGTTTTAACATAGATCATGGTGAAGGGACGTTAAATTATCTAGATAGAAAAGGTGCTCAACATTCGGTTGACAATAATGTTAAAATTTTTCATTTTGATGACAGTGCGCCTCACGGAGTAACCCCAATTAAAAAAAATAGATATCAATTAAGAATATGGGGCAAATTAGCGATTCCTTATGAGGATCTATTTTGAAATATTATTCCCCATTAAAAATTCAATCTAAAATTGTTAAAAATATATTAGATAAGGTTGAGATTTCTAAAGATTCTGATTGGATATTTCATTCTACTCAAGATATTTTTTTATTATCAATAGACGATTTTAAATTAGATCCCAAAATAGTGGAAATTATTGAGGAATTTGGGGATAAAAAAAGAATTGGTGTATATAAATTAGCGCCTAATGTCTGTTATAATTGGCACTTCGATGGAAAACGAAAATCGTCAATAAATATGCTGCTAGACGGGTTTGATAGTCTTTGTATATTTGGAACTGACATTGGCGATAATAGATTGTCTAATTTAGATGTACTTACATATCATCCAAATACATATTACTTGATGAATGTAAAAGAACTGCATACTGTTTTGAATTTTAATAACATGCGATATGTATTAAGTATCAGTTTGCCAAATTACGATTATGAAGACCTTTTAAAAATTTTTGAAATAAAAAAATTATTGTAATTTTAATTCAAAATTTTTATTAATTTTATGAAGATATTCATAAAATTCATCATTTAATCTTGATTTATGCCTATTAGTAAATGTAATTACTAATGCAATCCTTTTATCTGTTAAAAATTTAGCACCGTGAACAATGTCAGTTCTAAAGTAATACCAAGTTTTTGGTTTTAAAATTGTATTAGTTATTTCTTTCCACCCTCTTATATCTCGTATATTTTTCATTGTTTCATGTTTATATAACGAGCTATTTGGATCATGGTACCAACTAGTAACAATGTTTTCACCGCCCAAATCTATAAAATATATAAGTTCACCGGCTCTTCCCATATCAACATGTGGGGTTTGCCAACCAGTTTTTTCTGTGGATTTGGGCCATGTTGTTTGAAGATGAACCATCCAATCACCTATTGGATCTTCCACCCCGCCATATTTATATGGAAATTCAGAAAGTAAAGGAAAGGTTTTTTTAGCCCATTCAATCATAGGTTCTAATTCATTTGGATCTAGCTTATGATGTAAGAAATAAGCGATATTTGAAAATCTTCCATCATCAGTATCAACATATGCTCTTCTATTAGGATCATTTAATTGATCTAGTTCATTAGCTATTAATCGTTGCGGATCAGGTTTATAGTTTTTAGGAACAGGGGTCTCCAAATTTCTATCCCCTAAGTTCATATCCATATAGCAAAGAATTTTAGAATAGTCCATTTTGTCTCATAAATATCTATTTATAATAAGAGAAGTTAAATGTTTTTTACTGGCCATAATAATTGGTATCAATGGGGGTATGACAATAAAAATTGGTTAGGAAGACGAGATTCGATAAATCAAACATTTAGTAGTAGATATGTTATTGATGAAATAAAATCAATGCCATTTGCAGAAGCTTTGGATTATAACTTAAAGACCTTTGTTAATGACTTTCCAAATGAAAAATATGCATTGTTATTGTCCGGAGGGTCAGAAAGTGAAACAGTGTTCCGAACCTTTATAAAAAATAAAGTTGACTTTACTCCATATATTTTTCGTTATGAAAACGACATAAACATTTACGATGTATCATACGCTATTACACTGTGTGAATCACATGAGAAAAAATATAGGTTAATTGATCTAAATTTAAAAAAATTTTTTGAACATGATGCCGAAAAAATAAGCGAATATGCTCAAATTGACAACCCCCGTTTGTTACCACAATTAAAGTTTTTAGATTATATTGATGAAATGCCAATTGGCTGTCACGGTGAACCGAGCTGGCATAGGCTTAATCATAGTTACGAAGAGCCTGGTATATGGGTTAATTCTGAATTTGAATTTGAAATGGGATGGGACAAATATATTCAACGCACCAATCGAACATCTATAATGTTATGGTTTAAATATACCCCCGAACTTGCATTAGCATATAACCAAACACCGTGGATTAATACGTTAATAAATGACGGATTTTATGGTAAGCTTGGGCCTAGAAGTACAAAAATTCAAGCATATAAACAAGTTTACCCTGAAATGCTTTTTAGAAAAAAACAAACCGGATTTGAAAAAATTGAATTCGTTATTGACGAATTTGAAAAATTTTTATATCAAAAGTATAATGGATTTTTATACCGAGGAATAGTACAACGATCTAGAGAGGAAGTTTTTAAAATATTATTGAAAAATGTAAATACTTTTATGACGTTACTGCCGTAACTAATTGATGCGTAATATTATTTTCCAAACAATAAGCGTCTATTAAAGATTCAAATCTTGCCAAACCTAAAGGATCCGATTTAAAGTTTAGATATTGCTCTTCACTTTGCCAAATATTATGCATAGTAAGAGTTAGATTATCTTCTGAATATTCAAACTGTGAGGTTAACCAAAACATAGTCTGTACATAATTATTACTAAAGTTTATACAGTATTCAATTTCCTCCGGTGAAGAAAATGACCATTGTGGTATATAAAAATTTACTGAAGTGCTAGGTCTTACTTGAGTTCTTGTCACAGTGTACATACTATTCTCCCATTATAATGTATTTATTATAATTAGAATTAAACCTTTGGTTACCAAAGGTTTAATAGTCCATCACAGAAGTTCGTAGTCCTGTTTACCTACTCCACATTCAGGACAAGCAAAATCATCAGGTAAATCTTCCCAATGACCTTCTAGTTCTTCATTGTGGACATGACCACATACGATACAAACGTGTTCTTGATTAGCCATGAGTTAACTCCTCCAATTTTTGTAGATAGGCGGCCGCATGACGTTCTTCAACTCGCTTAAGAGCGGCAAAACGTTTTTCTGCCTTAGCTAAAATTTGTGCAAATTGTTCAGCATGCTCTCGGCTTTCTTCAATTTGTTCACCAAATTCTTTGACTGCATGACCATACATTTCATCGGATGCTTGTCCTTGGAACGTTGGATACATTTCCATGTATTCGTAAGTTTCCCCTTCAATGGCTTTAGTTAAACATTCTACAGTATTGGGCTTGCCAATAAGTAATTCAAGATGCCCCCAAGCATGTTTGAGTTCTTGGTCCGCTGTATGCTCAAAATGTTGGGCAATATCTTCATGCCCTTCTTCACGAGCGATCCGAGCAAAATAGCGATATTTAATATGAGCCATTGATTCGCCTGCCAATGCGCTCTCTAAGTTCTTAAGTGTGTTTGACATAATGTCTCCTTTGTGTGTGATGTTATTTAGTCAAAAAGGGCCGTACGGCCCTTTTTATCATTTTAAATTAGTTTAAAATGAGTGAGTGTACGCTACGTTATAGCTGTGATTGAAACTGTCACCACGAACTAGGTCATAACGAAGACCAACACTATCATGCTTAGTGATAGCATAACTAACACCTGCACGAGCAGTATGAGTTGTGTCAAGATTGCCGTTCGTGCCAAAACCATTGCGGAAACGATAACCAACTTTAGCGGTTAGCTTGTCAAACATGGTGTATGTAACACCTGGCTCAACACTATAGTAACCAAAATTAGCGCCATTAGTAAACTTCTCACCTGTAGCAACACGGGTGTAAACACCAACTGGGCCAACTGGCATAGAGCCAGTAACACCAATTTCAATACGGTCGCTAAGTGCTTTAGTACCAGCCTGTTGATAGGCAGTAAAGCCAATATCACCAGCAAACATTTTGCCAAATGATTCTTTAACGCTGAGTTGATAGTTGCTGCTGTCGCGGGCACCACGATCACCCTTTTGGATTTGATCTTCAAGAGTAATGCTGGCTGCATTGGCTAGACCAGTAACAGCCATTAGTGCTGCGATTGCGAAAACTTTCTTCATATAGATATCTCCTTTAAAAAGTTTCATACAGTATATATTTATTCTAAAGTGGTGTCAATATAATTTTTACCCATAAAAAATGTATAAATATTAAAAAAGGACAATATATGAGTGAGATTGTAATACCTTCAATTCGTGAAACATTGCGTATACAACGTTGGGACGATCATAGATACTATCATCATAGCAGAATTAATCAATTCTTACATTTGATTTCGGCTACCAGTTTCTTGGTAGCATATGTATATTTGTTCATTAATCCTGTTATCAGTTCTTACATCGCTTGGTTCATTGCTATGACAACACGCCAAATTGGGCATTTCTTTTTTGAACCCGATGGTTACGATGAATATAATAAGGCCACTTTTGAATACAAAGAAAAAATCAAAGTAGGTTTCAATCTCAAACGTAAACGAGTGTTACTAGCATGTTGGGCAGCAGTACCTATACTAGCTTACTTTGATGCCGAACTTTTTAACTTTATCATGCCCGATGCTAGCCCAGATACACTGTTTAATCGTATTGGGTGGGGTTGGTTATGGTTGGGTGTAGCAGGTGTAGTATTTAGAATGATTCAACTTACCGCAATCGATAGTCGCCGAACTGCTATTACTTGGTGTATTAAGATCATAACAGATCCATTCCATGACGTAATTATCTATCGTAACAGTTGGTTATATTTGTTGCGGGGCCAACTCATTGACCCCGACTTAAGACAAGACTACGAAGATTAATTTTCAAGACTTAGATATTAAATAACTGATGTACTATTTAGAATTGCCTAATTTTCCAACAGATGTACTGACCGAGCAGTATCAACGTCCAGGCTCGTATGATATTAAAGTTAATTATTGGAATGTTAAAATAGAATTTTTTAAAAAACAGATAATTGATTTTTTTGTAAGTCATAATCTAGAATTAAAAGATGGAGAAATATTTAAGAAAAGTCCCGGAATAATAGGTATTGTTCATACTGATGTTGTTTGGGATAGTTTTCAATCTGCATGGACCCGTTGGCATTGTGCTGTTAATATTAACCTTGACAACACTAATTCATTGATGTATTGGTTTTCAACTACCGATACTGAAGTGTATCCCATGCCAGGAGCAACTGGATTAAGAGGAATTCATTATGGCACTAAAAATAATAACAACTTTCATGACCGTGATGAATATACAGTCCTCGATAGTTTTTGCATTAATGGTCCAACGCTAGTAAGAACCAGTGTTCCTCACTTGGTTAAGAATTTAGATAATAAAGATCGATGGTGCCTTAGTCTAAGATTTAAGGGAAACCCAACTTTTGAAGAATGTGCTAAGAAATTGCTCCTTTAAAGTGATCTACACCAAGACTACGAAGATTAATTTTTAGACATTGACCCAATTTTATTAGGCATATTCATTCTGTCTTCAATGACGGCAATATGCTGACGATTCTCAGCAATCATGTCACGATTCTTTTGAATCTCTTTCTCTAAGTCTTGTCTTAGTTTCTCTCTCGCTAACTCTGCACCTGAGTTGGTTGCTTGTTTGTTATCACTAGTAACCACTAGAGAAATCTTACCATTTAATATAGTAACATCGTGGCTGAGATTTTGTAGGGCACTCATTAGATAAACTACACATGAGAATAATAATGGTAATAGAGCAAAACTAATCTTTTCAATTAATTGGCTTTTGGCGTGTGCTTGGTCAACTTTTTCCTGCATATCCATAATCTCCTCTTTTAACTATTTATTATAATATACTATTTACCAGCTAGTGGATTATCTATAGCTTTTTGAATCTTTTGGTCAACTTCTCTTTTTAGTACTTCTACTTCACGGTTTATTTCTCTACGGGCAGTAGTAAACTCTGAATTAATCTCTTTACGAGTTTGTTCCATATCTTTGCGTATGGTAGCAGCCTCACTACGGGCTCTTTCTAAATCTTCACGCACTGCTTTACGCATATCACGCATTTCTTGTTCAGTTTCACGCTGTGCTTGTTTAACGCTGCGTTCTACTTGTTCTGTAACACTTTCATTACGACGGATATCATTCTTTAAATCGTTTTTGATATCTCTAGTATAGTCACTAGTCTTGCCTGAATTTTCTTCCATTACAGCCAATCGTTTATCAAAGCCCGACAGATCAGGAGCAGTGTATTCAGAAATCTTTTTCTTCATACTTTGATAGTCTTTATATACTTCAAAACAGCCATATAAGCCACCCAATGTACTACTAACAATAGTAAATGCTACCATAAGTTTAGCAGGGGTAAATTCATAGCCACCAATACTAATTACAGTATCTTTGCTAGCATATTTTTTTACTGCGGCTTCGGCGTCATCAATCTTAGCGTCTACGCTTTTAATTTCTTCAGTCATATCATCTCCTATACTGTTGTTCTATCATCTGTTGATGCAGGCGGTCTGTTGATAACTGTCTTAACGCTCTAGCATTATCAACTGGTACTTGATTCTTATAGATTTCTTTTGGTTCATACATTTTCCCATCTTTGAGTACTAAATTAGTATAGTTACTGTAACCAACTGGAGTAGTAGCCATCTTATTAATATCTACATTACCTGCTAGTTCGTTTGCTGCGACATTAGTTTTTACTTTTTGATTTGACTCTGTAGTAGAATTTGTAGTTACAATCGGTTTTGTTTCAACTACTTCATTAAGTGGGTCTGTGCGATTAGTCACAAATCCTGCTGTACTGCTAACCTGTTCTACTTCCGCTTGTCTAGTAAAACTCACCTGCTGTGCTGTGGTCTGTTGCTGCTGTTCAACAGGTGCTGCTGCCATAGCATAAAACAATGTGTTCTGAGGTTGTACATAGGCAAACGTCATAGAAGATTGTTGATCGGTTGAAGATTGTGAAAATACAGGTGTATTTGGTGTAGTAATTGTTGAAGTTACTGCGGTCGCCACTGTTGTATTAGCAGATTTGTTAGGTTGCGGGGGTAGACTACTTGTTACTGTAATTTGAACAGGTTGAGTTGATTGTACCCTGTTAAAATAAGTTTGAGCAGCAGATATCATGCTATATTGTGAATCATTAGCCGTTGATGTAGTAGGTGACACAGCAGCAACTACGGGTGTAGATACTCTCAATGGGGCGGTTTGAACAGTTGTTGCCACTGTGACAGATTTATTTTCTGTATTAAGGGATGCTGCATTAATCATTGATGGACCTGATTGCGCTTGGCTAACAGGCGCATTCGCAGTAGCAGTATTGGCTTGTCGTTGAGTCTGTACCGATAAGTTGGATAATGTTTGGCTCATTGTCACTGCGGCTGCGGCCACTGACACTGCCTGTTGTTGAACCTGATCCCCAGTTGCTGCTGCTTCTGTTATAGCCATTTGCACTGCGGAATTTTGTATTGTCTGCTCACGTTGTTGGTTCTTGGCAATTGTGCTGAGTGCTGCTGCTACAGTTTTGGATTGAGGACTGCCTTTGGTCGTTGTGGTATTACTTGTTTGCTGTGGGGGCAATGATTGGACAACGTTAACAGTGGTACTAGATACAGACGGTTCTATTGTTGGCGTAGATACTGTATTGCTAGCACTAAGTTTAGCAGCCATTGCTTGAGCAAAGCCACTACAGTCGGAACTATACAATGGATTCTTAACGCAAGGATCTGGTGTATAGATTAAGCTCATTGAATAATTGCCAATTGAAGACCCTACACCAGATGCTCCTCCTGAAAGTCTAATATTGCCCAGTGAAGTTTGATTCATACTGCTTGATAGTAGAAGTTGTGAATTTACTGTTCCACTAGTACCTTCACTGTTGAAACTATGATTTCTTGAAATTAGTGTTTGATTATTACTGTTGGTCATTGAAGCACTAGCACTTACATATGCTGGAGTGTTCATCATCCAACTACATGACCCATCTTGATTCCAAGCAGTACATCCAAAGAACCCTTGCCCTACTGTATAATCAAATTTATAATTAAAGCCATGTACTGTAGCACCAAACCCAGCACTTTTTAATGCTGTGTTAATAGCAACTACTTGAGTCATTGAAGTAGATACAGCATCAGGATTTGGGGCAAGATTGCCGGTAGTTATTATGTTACCAAATCCCGAGCAAGTAGAACTGTAAGCAGGATTTAATTTACAAGGATCTACCGTGTATAGCAAATTGAAACTGTCAACATGAACTCTAGGGCCATAATAGCCTAGCCAAGTATTTTGATCCTTTCCAGTAAAACTAACTGTTAGGCTACTAGCTGAAGCAATATCATAGCGATTATTAAAAAATTGCGTACCCGAAAATGAAGTAAAGCTTGGCAAGTTTTGATTATAGTTGTAGTTGAAACTTTCTATAATATTACCAGTAGCTCCCTTTAGCGATACATTACCGGTCAGTGTTCCCCTATTACCCTCGTAATTGTTGAGGTCATTATTGATTTGCCATAGGTATCTGTATCCACTAAGTTGAACTCCTGCTCCAGCATTTGCCAATGCTTGATTAATAGCAACTGTTTGACTAACAGTGCGAGAAGCATAACTAAAGATGATGTTACCCGTGCCAGGATTATATGCTGGTGTAGGTCCACCACTGGTTCCACCTGCCTCACCAGTAACAGTATTGTTCCATGGTAGTCCCCCACCTAAATTCAGTATATTATTAGTACTGTTAAGTTGTAGTCCTGTAACTGGATCTAGATTTTGAGCATTAATGGAAGCCGAATAGCTTGAAAGCAACCATGCCCAACAAACTACCCAACCCAATTTTCTTAAGAGAATCATCTTCTTTTACCTCTATTGCTACTGGCATTTTTTCAGGATTAGCCTCCCATGCTGCTCTTGCTGCTTCACCTATCTTACCTTCATACGGGCAAGGTGTGCCTGCGCTCCACATAGCATCAAACACACGGCGATCCTGACACATTGTGGCAACTGCTGCTACCTTCATACCCATATCGTAAAGTGTTTTGGCTAACTTTAGTCTTTCGCAATTAACATCTCTAATAGTAGAACCACTACTAACACCAAAGATTTGTGTTTGAACAGCACCACTTACACCAGTGGTACATAGGTCAGCATTACCACCACTCATCATTGTGGGGGCAATGGCTGTGGGAGGAGGTTGAATGACTCGTTGTGTAATTTCTGATGAGTTAATATTGCGGTTAGTCATGTCACCAGTTTGTACGTTTTGATTGACATTGTTGCTATTATTAACATTATTGCTAGTACTTGCACTTACACTAGTGTTGACATTATTGTTATTGTTAGTCATTGTACCAGTGTTAATGTTATTATTGGTATTGACATTACTATTTGTGCTGGTACTAGTATTAATATTTCTATTGGTCATACTGCCACTAGTAATATTATTATTGGTGTTGACATTTGTGCTTGTGCTTGTGCTGGCATTGTTATTATTGTAAGTCATTGTGCCAGTGTTCACATTAATGTTTTTATTAGTACTTGTGCTAGTATTGACATTATTATTGTTATTAGTCATTGTACCATAGTTGAAATTGGTACTGGTATTAATGTTTTTATTTGTGCTTGTACTGGTATTGATATTTTTATTAACGTTGTTGCTAGTACTGACATTATTATTATTGTATGTCATTGTACCAGTATTGACATTGATGTTTTTATTGGTATTAGTGCTGGTACTTGTGCTGGTATTGTTATTATTATATGTCATCGTACCTGAATTAATATTATTATTGGTATTAACACTAGTACTAGTACTAGTACTAGTACTAACATTGTTGTTATTATTAGTCATTGTACCACTATTGACATTATTGTTGTTGTATGTCATTGTACCACTATTAACATTGTTATTAGTATTAACACTGGTACTGACATTGTTATTATTGTTAGTCATTGTACCGGTGTTTACATTGTTATTGTTGTAGGTTACTGTTCCACTATTAACATTATTATTGTTATTATTGTAGGTAACCGTACCACTGTTGACATTGTTATTGGTTACAGTGCCACTTTGAATATTATTATTTGTATTGACACTGGTATTGAGATTAGTACTATTACTGTTTACTGTACTAGCACTGGTGCTGGTACTATTACTGGTGCTGGTATTATTGGTATTAACCGTACTGGTGCTATTACTTGTACTATTGGTGTCTACTAATGTCTTAGAATCGTATCCACCTTGATTAATTAAGGTTTGAGCATTAACCGTAATTGCAGACAACAATATACTGGTATATACCAATATTTTTTTAAGCATAAACTTTTCCCCTATTGTTAGAGAAGTTACTTAATATTTACTCTATTATCATTAACATTTATCTACTAAGTTATCTCTGAAGATGCGCCAACATTCTTCCCAACTCCAACGTAGGCTAGCTTCTTCTACACGAATACGATCCAATCTTAAACATTGATCTATGGCTGTTTTTAAATCTTCATCCATATAGCCTGTAACACCTTGATCTATAACATCTTTAGGTCCAACAACTGGATATGCTGCTACTGGTGTACCACAGGCCATTGCTTCAATCATTACTATACCAAATGTATCCCAACGACTGGGGAATACAAATACATCAGCATCGGCATAATATTTGGCTAGTTCTGCCCCACGCTTCACCCCAACGAATTCAACATCAGGGTATTCACGCTCCATACGGCGCCGGCATGGGCCATCACCTACTACTATTTTGGTAGCACCGGGATATGCTAACCTACAAAACTCATCTAAATTCTTTTCTTTACTAACACGCCCTACGCTTAACAATATGGGTTGTGACTGTTCTGTAGCTGTTCTAGTGCTACTACCAAATATGCTACGATCAACCCCGCGAGTCCAAGGTTTAATATCAGTTCTAAATCCACGATTGGCTAGATCATCCACCATGCTTTGTGTAGTAGTTAGTACACGACCGCTGTGTTTATGAAACCAGCGTAAATAGCGATAACTCCAACTTGTTGGTATGCCCGCAATCTTTTCTAGTGCTTCGGGGAAACGAGTGTGATAACTGGTATTGTAACACCAACCCCAATAGTCCATCCAACAACGAGCAGCGAAGCCTACTGGCCCTTCTGTAGCAATGTGTATGTAGTCAGGATTTACTTTTTCAATAATCCTGCCAATCCCCCAAGTCCAACTAAGTTTGATCTCATTATAACCAGGGCAGGGAATATTATGGAACTGCCTGGGGTCAAGATAAACAAAATCATACCCATCACGCTCAGCCAAAACTTCCAAGTTATGAAATGTTGTAACAACGCCATTGATTTGTGCAGGTTCATTGTCGGTTATGATTAATACTGTTTTCATTTTCACGCACCTCTGACCAAGTTATAATTTCCCAACGACCATCCCAATGTTCAACTAGTGCGGTACAACTTTCACACCAGTCACCATCGTTCATGTAGATTACGCCGTTGATTTCTTTGATTTCAGCCTTATGTATATGCCCACAGATCACACCATCGTAGCCCTTCTTTTTGCAATAACCGGCTAGATTTTGTTCAAATTGAAACATAAAGTCTACCGCTTTTTTGACCCGGTGCTTAAGGTACAAGCTAAGGCTCCAGTAGCCAAAACCCAAACGATGACGAATCCAATTGAGTTTAGTATTGATATTGAGTACGCAGTCATATGCTTTGTCTCCTAATATGCTGAGCCAAGGGGCCAGCCTAGTAATACCATCAAATAAATCACCATGAACTACAAGATACCTTTTTCCATCTATACCGGTGTGAATAGCCTGATTACAGATTTTAATACGACCAAAACTAACACCATATGGTATAAGTGGGCGTAAAAATTCATCATGATTGCCTGCTACATAAACTACCTGTGTTCCGTGTTTAGCATGTCCTAATACACGGCGAATGACATTGGTATGGCTTTGATGCCACTTTAATGTGTTTTGTTTCATTTTCCACGCATCTATTATGTCACCCACTAGATACAGTGTTTCACATGTATTATGTTTAAGAAAGTTGTTTAGATAGTCTGCTTTACAGGCTTTGGTACCGAGATGTACATCACTGATAGAGATTGTACGATAAGTTTTTTGCGCCATACTACTATTTAACAATAGTTATATTACAAACCTATTACATATAAAAGCAACAACATAAAGAAATTAATTATGTATGGTAAGTTACTATTATTTCTTCTTTTTCAAAACTCGGGAATATGAATTCATTATTATGATGCATTCTTTTATTCTTTTCTAAATTTTCAAATCCAATTCCTAACATTACTAATGGATTATCTTCTAAATTTAATATTTCTTTTATTACTTGATTATTAAAACAAGAACAAAATCCGGTGTAATACCCTAGAATATGGGATATCATATTTATATATCCAAGAGCGATTCCTATTGAAATATAAGCATCTCTTACATAAGAACTATCGGTAGATTCTCTAATCTGATCAGGATATCTTTTTTTATTAATTATTGAATCGCTTGGCGATTTACGTTCAAACACTAATAATAGATTAGCTAAAACTTGAGGATTTGTATAAATGTGACCAAACCCTAAAGTGTTTTCATGTATTTTTTCAATAATTTCCCTGTTCGTAATAGCATGAATTTTATAATGTGCAATATTTTGTTTACTTGGACATTGGGTAGCAGCCGTTATAATTACATCTAAATCTTCTTTTGAAATTTCTTTAGATAGATTCCAATTCCTCTGACAATGCTGGCTTCGATTAATAATATTCTTAAGTTCAGGTTGATCTAATATCATTTACTCATTCTCTTAATCCTAAGTATTTATTCTAACCATAAAAAAAGAGCCTCACGGCCCTTTAGTGCTGGTTACGAGCTTCCAGCGATCCCTCTATCATGGGTCCGTTTTAAACAACCTTTTAATCCATATTCTTAATCTAAGTATTACTTTCCCAATAAACTGTCGACCTTTGCTTCAACTGCATCTAACCGATGTTCAATTTCATCTAGTGCAGGATCTGCTGGAGCGGAAACTGCTTCAAATATTTGTTGATGGACTTCAGAATTAACTGCTTCTCCTGTTGCTGTTGAAACAATATGAGCTACCGCAGCGGCAATTTCTTCTGTACCTGCAGTTGGTGCAGGCATTTCAGCAACTGCTGCTGTAATAGCGGCTGTAATTGCTTCAGGGTCTGTGACAACTTCAGGCTCTGCTGTAACAACTGCTAGTACCGCTGCTTTTACAATATCAGCAACTTCAGGGTTAACAATTGCATCTGCTTCGTGTTGAGCAGCTACTACATCGCCAACAATGCCTGCGGCTTCTGCATGGTCAGCACTTGGTGAAAGTGCTAGTACATCTTCAACAGAAACTGGTGCTTCATCAGCTACGGAATAAACAATGGCGTCAATATGGCTCTCAGTTTTTTCAGCGATCAAATGATCAACTTGAACTTCAACAACTGACAATCTGGTGTCTAGTTCTTCAATGCTTGTGGCATAATCTGTGTTAACTTCTGTGCCAGTTAGTGTTGCTAACTTAGCTTCTACTGCTACTAATCTTGCGGCTAAATCTTGTAATCTCATGGGTTGCTCCTTTAGGTTAGGTGAGTGAATCATGTCCACTCACCCTTATTTAACTGCTACTATATTAAAGTAATATTACAAAATATCAGAAACTCAATAATAGTAGCTGTCCACCTTCAACCAGTTCAGCAGCATTAGTACCAGTGGCTAGTTTATGATTTTGATCAACCAACAAGAAGTAACGCTTGCCATCTGTACGACCTAAGATACTAGTGATTTCAATGATACCGCTGGTTTCTTCGTCATTGGTCTCAGTTCCAACAACACCTGTGTAATAATCACCAAACAGCTTCTCATCATGTTGAGCAAGTAGTGTCAATGCCTTAGTAACAGGATTGTATTTCCAAATCTTACCATTGTGATTGTTACCACCAACATCCTCTTGTAGAATGATTGTGCCATCGCTAGCAACAGTCATGTTGTCAAACATCTGTGTTCCATGAATACGGCCGGCAACTGTAACAGTTTCAGTACCATCGAGCACCATTTCAAGGATGCCACCCGATTCAGGACGGGTTAAATCAGTAAATGTCATGCTCCAAAGGCGTGTGCGACCAACTTGAGCAGTATTAGTAATACTGGTATTGATCTTGCCCCCGGTGTTGTCTTTAGCAGCATCTACTGTGTTGGTTGTTACAAAGTAGTAGCGGTTCTTGTTAACTGTATCCCAAGCACCATCTTCTGGACGCAAGAAACTTGTACCAGCAACACCAGTTACTGGGACATTAGGAACAAAACTAAATGTAGCAGTCTTATTGACCAGTCCTAGTCCAGCATCAACAGCGGTAGTTTCATTAGCAGCAACACCGCCAACATTGACCACAGCACGATATAGCGTACCATTAGTTAGACCTGCTTTATCAACTTCAGTAGCACCAGTCTTGTTTTTAGTGCCAACATACATATAAACACCATTGCTGCCACTGTCGCTATTGGCCATAACAATGGTCTTGTCACCGCTGTTGGGATGTGCGATTAGATTTTCCCAGCCTACACCAAATGTGGTAAATCCACCAAAGTGTGGGAGAATGTATGCTTTGCCTTTGTCTGCTCCGCTGGCCACGATAGCAAGACCGCGTCCCATTGTAACAGTACCGTTAGCGGTTTCTTCACCAGTCATAAACATTTTAACCGAAGAACCATTGCCTGTTGCTGAGTTGAAGAAAGCGCCGGCTGCTGGTAGATCGGCTGAACAGAAACGCTGAAATGCTACAGCAGTTTGCTCGGCCCAAGCACCATTGACCTGTGCATAAACTTTTTTCATTAGGTCACTACCGCTCTTGACCTGTAGAGTAGTTTTATCAATAACCCACTCACTAACAAAAGCACCAATACCACCATGAGCACGGGCAATACCAACAGTGTTGGCCAGTTCATGAGCCATTAGCACGGTGAATGTGTTGTCACCATTATCATAAGCACCCAGTCCATCTGGAATACCCACCATGCGATAAGTGCCAACAGCGTCACCAACGGTTAAGATACTGGCAACTTTAACGCTGCTGTCAATTGGAACAATGTAGGGATCTACTGAACTGCTAACTGCTTTGCCTGATGTAAAACCAGTAACTTCTTTAGGTGCTGCTACAGTGGTGTCATCGCTACCACATGCTGTTAATAGAGCCGTTGCTACGGCTACTGCTAGAACGGTATATTTCATTTTAAAACTCCTTTTGTATGTTTGTTTATTTGACTAACTTTGCCCAATCGGCACGAACTTGATCCTTAACCTTTTGGGGTAATGGAACATAATCTAGGTCTGTAGCGTCCTTGTCACCCTTTGTATAGACCCAATCAAAAAATTTGGTAACTTGTTTTGTTCGCTCTCCAGTAGGATATATGAGAATAAATGTAGCGGCAGTAATAGGCCATCCATCTAAATCATTGAGATTAACTGCCATGTTGGGCACTGACCAGTCAGCAGTCTTGGCACTTTCAGCAAATGTTAAGTCATCTGGTTGAACTACAGCACCTTTGCGGTTCTTCATGGCCACATGAGTTAGTTTGCTCTGTTTAGCAAATGCGTACTCAACATAACCAATTGATCCTGCTAGTTGTTGAACGTTAGCAGCAACACCAGCATTACCTTTACCTGCTGAAAGACTTGTTGGCTTCCAAGTAACAGTTTTACCTGTACCAGTACCTGTTTTGAACTCAGGACTTACTTTACTCAAGTAATCAGTAAACACAGCAGTTGTACCTGATCCATCAGCACGAACCACTACATTGATAGCAGCATCAGGAAGTGCTAGACCTGGGTTAAGTTTAACAATAGCAGCATCGTTCCACTTGCTGATTTTACCTTGATAAATGTCAGCTAGTGTCTTGCCATCAAGAATCATTTTACCTGGCTCAATACCTTTGATATTGATTACAGCAACAACTCCACCGATAACTGATGGGAATTGATATAGTCCAACTTCTTTTAATTTAGTATCTGGTGTAGGATCATCACTAGCACCAAAGTCTACGGTTTTAGCAATGATTTGAGCGACACCGCCACCACTTCCGATTGGATTGTAGTTAACAGTAGTACCAGTTTCTTTGTTGTAGGCTGCTGCCCATTTTGAATAAATAGGAGCCGGGAAAGTTGCCCCGGCTCCAGTAATCTGTGCTTGTGCAGCAAATGCGGCTGCGGCTAATAGAATTCCAACAATTTTTTTCATCTAATTTCCTTTATAGTATTGTGCATTTGCACAATACTATTTAAACATATTAATGTTACAGGAATATTACAAGGCGCCCAAAATAGGTAATATTTTTAGAAAATTAAATTAGACAGATTGTTTTGATTTATAATCTTCAATAGCCGACTTGATTGCGTCTTCTGCTAAGATTGAGCAGTGGATTTTGACTGGCGGGAGGGCGAGTTCTTCTGCAATCTGTGTGTTTCTAATTGTTGCTGCCTCGTCGAGGGTTTTGCCTTTAACCCACTCTGTGACAAGACTTGAGCTAGCAATCGCTGACCCGCACCCATACGTTTTAAATCTAGCATCTTCTATTACTCCATTTTCATTTACTTTAATTTGAAGTTTCATCACATCACCGCATGCTGGGGCTCCGACTAGTCCAGTACCTATTGTATTGTCAATTTCAAATTTTCCAACATTGCGTGGGTTTTCATAATGCGATAATACTTGTGGTGAATAAGCCATTGAAGTTCTCCTTTGTTGTATTTAGTCATTAGTGGGAGATTCAAAAACTAACCACCCCAATTTAAATAAGTCATCTTTAATTTCTTCCGTGATTACACTTTCACTAACATAGCCCTTCATACCATCTTCGTCACCATTACCGAGACCACTGCCCATACCAGAACAATACCAATCCATGTAGTCACCTTGTTCTCTGATATCCGCTACGATGCCACCGGCATATCTCCAAGAACAACTCCATGTTTTTTCTTCAAGAATCGGCCATACTTCATTTTTTATAAACTGATTATTACATAGTGCGGCATAAAGAGTCTGAGCATACCTATCATCTTTACATTTTTCTGCCATCCAATCGGAAGTCAACAAATCATATTCCATATTGTTTTCTTGCCATGCAGCACTGCGCTCATTAATCAATCGTTCACCTATCATCTTTTCCCAAAAATTTAAGTAGTCTTGGTTAGGTTCTTGATCCTTTTCTTTACATCTTTCTATGTAACTTTGACGCTGAAAGGTGTACTTATCAGGACTAGAACGAAGTTTAGACATTTACTTAAAATAGATAAGCACCAGTGCCATTGCTTGAAGCATAAATCCTACGCCAATAGTAGCGATATTAAGCAAGTCTTTAAGCAAAATTGCACGGAAAAATAACAAACATAGTGCAGACCACAACATCAATACAACATCTACATTAGGGGCTTTGTCAGTTAACCCTGTCATCAGTGCTAACAAAGATGGCAGAGTAGCCGCATGAAGCGCAATATTTGCTAGCCAACCTAAAGTATCCGCAGAAATTTTGTGTAGTTTAGTGGTAAAAAATTCAATTAAAGATGTATAAAGGTCTACTAACTTAGTCATCATGCTTTGTCCTTGTAAAAAATATGATTGCCGATTTTGTTAATTTTTTGGTATGGCCAAGCTGGGTTTACATACACAGCATGATAATACAGTGCATCGTGCAAACTGTCAAGTCTAAATCCTTCTAACAACACTTTTTTGGCTACCGCATAACTTTCTTTATATGCTTCGTCTGTGGGCTTATTTTTATTCTTGCCTATACAATACCAACTAAATTGGCATACTACCTTTTCCATGATGATGTTCTTTTGGTAAACTACAGCACATACATCTTTGGGAAATCTAGGATCATCTACACGATTAAGGGTTACTTGAGCAACTGCTACTTTACCCTCAAACGACTCTTGCGCCGCTTCTTTATAAATATTCATAGCCAAACAATCTAGTGTTCTGTCTACATTTTTTGCGGATACATATGACCGAGGTTTTTCTAAAGCCACTTCTTGAACAGAGCCAAACTTAAAAGCGGTTACTGCGTTAATAACTACTGCAAGTAATAAAATACCAAAAATACTATTAATCATTCTGATTGAAAATGCCATTTTCAACTCCTTTTAGTAAAAGTAACTCGTCGGATGAGTATATCATCCTTTCCAATTCCACTCAATAGAAACGGGTTACTTAATTTATCCAACAGTCACAATTGCACTTGATGACTTCTTCAATTGCATCTGCTACATTGTAAACTGATGGCGACAAAACTGCTGCGGTCAGAGCCGCATTTAGATTTGGTGGAATAAGGTTGCTCACCGGTGATCCGGCTAAACTACCTGGGAACGCAGGTCCTCCTATATCTAATGGAGTACCTTGTGAATTTGGACCTCCTGCTATAACAGCAATAGGTTCTAACCCAGCTGATCCAGCTTCTAAAATTGCAGAAACTAAACCTGATCTGGGGTTAACTGATGGTTTGGAAATACCACCTGCAATAGGACTAGTAGCCGATATGATAGGTTGAGCGGGCCCTGTTCCATTTTTAGCAGGTCCTAATAAATTTTTATTATTAGGATTATTTCGTGCTGTATTTAAAATTTGTTTAATAGGTGATATAGGCTGAGTTGTTGCTAACTTAAATTGAGTAGTATTAGGGTCATAATACCCAATTGGCTGAGCAACAGAATTGCTAGGTAAAGTAAAGGTAGTATTTGGGTTATCAAAGTCTCCGTTAATACCTGTAACTGTAATTCCCTCTATGCCTGTAGGTAGTGTGCCATTAGAAATCAAAATTTCTATTTCTTGTTGATCCAATTCACCTGGTATATTATTGTCTAACTCTATACCGATCTCTTGTAATCTAGCACCATTTCTTTCTTGTCGCATCATTGCTACGATGCTTTGACCACCAACTGTAGTTAAATCACTAATAGCCTCTAGCGTTTGAGCATACATATGAGGTAGAGTGCTTTTTGCAATAGTAGGTATTGAGTCAACAAATACATATAGAGAAGTTGGATACAAGTTTAGCCAAATATCTCTTGTAGGGCTAGGAACTGGAGCTATACCTGTGTACCTAGTTCTTTGTTCTATAGTAAGTTGCGTACCAAATGCATCATATATCGTGTTTAAATCTACACTGAGTATAGGATTAACTGTCCGTATAACTGCTATCTCTGCATTAGCAGCATCAATATAGTATTGTACCGCTGTATTCATTCCTGGCCATCCTGCACTACCATAAGTAGTTGGAGGATTGGCTACTGTTCCTGTAGGTACTATCACCGTAACTGGCCCTGCTGAAGTTAGCGCAACTGAAAGTATTCTACCATAAGTAGATAAATCATTAGGATCAGTGCCGATAGTAGTACTACCCGTCCCGCCGTTACTTAAAGTAATGCTAGGCGCAGCAGCACCTTCTCTACCATACCCGCCACCTGAATCAGTTAATGTTATTCCTGTAACAGTATAGTTTCCAAACCCATCATCAGTATATTGAACAGAAACAGTACCAACTTCCCATATAACTGCTAGATATAAATTTTGATATATGTTTACTAATGTAGTTGTTTGTAGCGACTGAATACTTGATTGAATGTCAGTCCAAGCATATGGTAAACCACTCATACAACCTAAAAAATCACTCATGGTATAGGTGCCATATGGACCGCTCCCCAAAGCAATACGATCATATGCTGCTGAAGCTAAATTAGTACTAGTTGGCACATCTGTACCATTAACTTGATCTAATCCTTTAGTTGTTTCAATGTTAAAAACTACTTGAGAAAATTTCTCAAAGTCAACGTTGCGGATATTTCTAATCTGCTGCATAGTAGCAGAGAAGGCTCCTGCTGTAACCGCTATTTCATCAGGTAGTATCCCTGATAAATATGAACCAAAGCCTTCTTTTGCTACTTGAAAATTTAATGTATCTGCCATAATTAGTTTAGAACCTCATTAGTACCTATCACCTGTTTGACATTATGAGATACTAACCCTTCTGTCAAATAAGTATGAGCATCTGCTACAGTAATCTTTACTACTTCCCCAAAAGAATGTGGTTTAGTATATTTTACTACTGCTAACTTATTATGGGATGTGATAATATCCCCTGGCATTAATCTTTCAATTTCTATCCAACCTTCTTCTGTTAACATCCTATGATTGGCCGAACCTACAAATATAGTATCGTCAACTACTACTTGCCATCTATTAGCATTTTCAAATGATACTGCGGTTACGGGGTACTCACCCCATTCTTTAGTAGTTTCATGCTGAGTATAAACTAACATACCCTCTTTAACATCTTTGGCATGTATTGAAGTTTTGTCTGCCAACATAATATTGATCCACGGTGCAGGACATCCACCACCTCTATATCGTTCAAGAGGAACTGCGGTTGGGGCTACTTCAGGTGGAATCGGAGCAGGTGGTTCTACTATAGCAGGTGGGCCAGGTGGGATAATTACACCTATTTGTTCAACTATTGCAGGTGCTTCTAGCCTAGAACTCACTGAAGTATTGTCAAATATAGGATAGTATGTTTTAGAATTAGTTGGTCCTGGATTAGCATTATAGATAGGCACAGTCAATGATTGATAACTGTTAGGAAACAATTTCTTAATGTTTAACAAATCAGCAAGAGACTCTAATCCTTGGGTTTTACAATTTAATGGTATTAATATGTCATCTAAATCTTGACCTATAATAATTAAAAATGCCCCGTATATCTGTTGCTCTTGTAATTTAGTAGGGGTTAACAATCTTCCACTAGCAATATCATCAATATCTTGTGATGCCAATCCTGCTGACAATAGCGACAATGCTAATGACTGTGTTATTGTATTATACTTTTTAATAGTTTGTAGTAGTACTGAGGGTAAACCAAACTTTAGTATCTTTGATAAGTCTATTACCTTACCTGCGGTAATACAGTCTTGACCAAACGCTTGAGTTGCTAGACTAACACCAGTTACATCAGCACTGATGAGGTCATTCATATTACTATAAGTGCCTTTAAGGAACTTGCTAGATCCTTGTATTGCATTGATTGTAGTATTAGAATAATCTATAAAATTTTGAGCATTTAGAAAACTTGATACAAAATCTTTATACTCAGGCATGCCTGAACCTGCTACAATGCCATTCCAATTAAATTCATTCCAAGCTTGAAGAGCATATAATCTCAAAAATCCCCATTGGGTAACACTTTTGTTATTATTAGTAGTATCATAAGGAATCCAAGTTGCACTTTGTCCATCGCCAGTATCACCAGCTGTTGAATAACCAGTCGTTGCCTCTCCTTGCCATTGACCAGTAGGGTCACTAGTAGTGTATCCTGGGCTTTTTGCATTACCTAATGCAGGGATAATATCTTCACCTATAGCAATTAAATTGTCATAGGTCGAAGTTCCTGTAGGAGTTTTAGCAACATTGCCATTATACGCAGCATATATGGCATAGGTCAAAGGTTTTAAACATGTGTTGTTAACTAGACTACCCGGAGTGTAAGTAGTATTTGTCTTACTGGTTCCTATGTACCCTTGATTAGTAGGGTTAATACATAGCCCTATATTTTGTAATAAGGAACTATTTACATTTACACCTAATGGACTTTGTTTACCTGTAATACTCATGGGCAGTATACGTCCGGGCTACCATCTACGATAGGATGACCGCATGTATTACCTGAACCAGTTCTTAATACAGGTTCTCCTTCAGCAAAAACAGTAGGACTACCTGATGTAGTTCTAGCAGCACTATGCGGAGGATGGGGTTTTCCAAACGGAGCATGGGGAGTCATTACACTTACATGTAATCCCACAGGTATACCATTAGCGAATACCGTGCCGGCTCCCCGCATAATTTTTCCACCTGCGGAATTTGCATCACCCTGTCTGCTCAATTGCGCCATATTATCCTAAGATTAATTTTTTATTAGGTACTGCTATTCCAGTTGTTGCTTGAGTATATTTTGCTTGTATACTCTCATCCGTTATTCCATAAATTGCAATACTATTAGTATTTAGCTTTATTTCACCCTCGGGATTTGCGGTAAACAGACTAGGAACTAGTCCTAACCCCTGTGGTCCGGGTGCTACTGATACTGGATCAAAAATAGTAATAAAATCTGTTTCTACTTTAATTACTTTAGCGATCAATTCTTCTCCACTGTTTAATTTAAACGTGTAAATTTCATCTTTATTAAGCATTATATTCCTTAGGCTGCTAATTTTTGTTTGAGTTCTGGAAACCCACCCACATACTCTTCACCGAGAAAAATTTGTGGCACTGATCGGGCAGTTGGTACTGCCTCTAATAATTCTTCTTTTGTCCAACCTTCACCAATTTTCTTTTCTTCAAATTGAATTCCTTTGCTTGTTAGCAATGCTTTTGCTTGGTCACAATAAGAACAATTGTTTTTACTCCATACTGTAGCTTTCATTTTCTTTCTCCTTTTTATACCTTAGGTAATTGGTCATAATCAAGTGATTCACTCATTACGCCCAATACATAGTTAGTTGATTCATTTTCCTGTAATGCTGTTTGTTTTTTACTTGTGTCACTGTGTTTATTAAACCAAGGGATCGGAGTAGTTTTTGGAACATTAGTATTGGTGTATTTGATTCCAATATCTTTTAATGCATGTAATGCGGTATAATCTACAAAATCTCGTAGAATGTTAGGATTAAGTCCAATTACAGGACCCATTTTAAACAAATAAGTAGCCCAATCTTTTTCTTCTCTAATAACATCCATATACATACTGTATACTTCTTGCTCACACTCTTGTTTTGCTTGAGCAAATCTAGGATCTTCTTTTACTACTTGATTAATCATCCAAGCAGTCCATTCTTTATGTAAAAGTTCATCCTGTAAAATTAGACTAATAATGTTACCATTGCCAATAAAGATTTTATTCTCGACCATAGCAAGACTAGTAGCAAAGCTAACCATAAAACGAAATGCTTCAAGCGCATAACTAGCATTAAGTGCTAGCCAAATAGCTCTTACATGTACCTTTTCACTGATTGCCTCGCCAAGTTCTTTATGGCAATTAATCATATGCAATTGATCATAATAGTTACCCACACTGCTTGCCATGTCCACAATCTCTTTAGTGTCATGAATGGTGTTAAACACATCCTTTGGCACATTATAGATATTACGAATGATATGACTATAACTGCGACTATGTATGTTAGTTTCAAAGAAGCTCCAATTATACATTAGTGCTTCTAGTTCAGGTAGACTAACAACAGGTGTAAAAACCTGTGCTGGCCCACGACCTTGAATACTATCAAGTGCGGTTTGTCTTAATAAGTTACTAGTAAAGATATGCTTAACTGCATCACTGGCATCTTTAAAATCATTAGCATCTTTAGATAGAGAAATTTCTTCGGGTACCCAAAAGAATCCCCTAGCTGTTTGTTCTATCTTTTGTAATTTATTATACTTGACTTCTTCAAAGCGTTGAATTGTAACAGGACCTTCAGGGTCTAGAAACATTTTACGATTTATATAGTCTGTTTTAGTGTTTAGGTTGTATTGGTGTTTTGACATAGTTTTCTATTTTAGTTATAATTATCGTCTTTGTCAAGCTCTATCCACGTATAGTCGCCTAACCATTTCACCTTGCATATGTACTCATAATGACTTGGTGGTCCGCTACTCCAATCATCAGGTCCATTATGTGTCAATATTGTGCATTTATCTACATGATTAAATGCTAGCCAATATATCTGCCCATGATATATTTGAAAGTTATATTTAGCACTATGCACTGATTCGGTAATATCTAGTCTACGTTTAATACTGGCTGCTTGTTTCTGTAGTACATTAACCAAATCCATAATACGATTATATTCTTGTTGGGCGTGCATTTTGGCTACATTGACCATAATGTCTTTTTGTTTTTCAACAGGAATCAAATCAAATTTAGGCCCACTAGATTCTGTAGGATAAGGAGTAATATTTCTATTGAAAAATTCAACCAAGCCTGTACTTAATTCAGCATCATAGCTCTCTCTGCCTTGTGCTAAATTACTTCTAGCGGTCATTGATATGTCCTGTTATTCATTTTTTTCGTCAATAGTGTAAAACCAATCATCTCCGGCAATCCATTTGCGTGTGCCATCCACTGTGAAAATAGTCTGCGCGGCTTTGAAGTCTGGGAATTTTACTTTGCCTGAAATCAAACTTTGATCATACCACAAACATCGATTGTTAGGCTGACAAGCAAACTGACCGTTTTCTAGACGAATAAAATTAAATGACTTATGTTCTTCAGCAACCTCAGTAAAGCCAGTATCAACATCCATTCCGTCAGCACAAAAGTCTACTGTAAATAAATATATTCCGTGATGCCATGCACGATCTTTTCCTAAAAACTTAACACCTAGATTACGCAGACCTATTTTTTCAATAATAGTAAAGCGATATCCCATGCAATCCCAAAGCTGTAAAGTATCTATAGGTAAATTTCCCGTATAGTTTTCTTGCCATACATAAGCGTGGATAGGTAGTTTATCATATAGTGCTCCGTAATTAGGTAATAATGATTCAATACGAAACACTTGCCCTCGTAGGGCTTTGAGGCTAACCCATATTGCAGGTTCTAACTCACCGTGACCTTTTTCAAAGTTATAAAGAAATTCTCTTTTAACAAAACATTTGATTGGTGGCAACGATCCGATAATATAACTCATATTGTATGTTGTCCTTATAATTTGCAAGCTTCACAGTCAGACTCATCATCAAAATCGATAGGGACAAGAGGCGCTTCTTCGGTAACTGATTTACTTCCTGCTTTATTAATCAAACTATAATAAAAAGTTTTTAGGCCCCAAATATGAGCTTGCATCAGATTTTTAGCTATAAGTGTTGTAGGAACTTTACGATCAGGGAAAAATGCCGGATTGTAGAAAGTGTTAGTACTAATGCTTTGGTCTATATAAGCAGCCAATACAGCGGCGGTTTTGATGTAACCATCACAGTCTCGCTGATCCCACATTAGTTGATATTTGTTTTTTAGTTTTTGATATTCAGGTACTACTTGAACGAAAGAACCAGCTTTGCTTTCTTTTACAGAGATTAAACTCATTGGCATCTCAATACCATTTGTAGAGTTAATAACTACTGAGGAAGATTCAACTGGTGCTATAGCCATTAATGTAGCATTACGAACACCGTGTTTCATCATGTTTTCTCTGAGAGTTTCCCAATCAAGTTCAGGACTAAATTCTGCCAAATCGTTAACTGCTTCGGCTCGTAACTCCCACGGAAAGATACCTTGTCCATATCGTGTTCTAGCACTTTCTCTGCAAGGTCCACGTTCTTTGGCTAATTCTACAGTGGCTTCTGTTAGATAATATGCTTGATGCTCAACCCAAGTTTTAACATCTTGAAGTGCATCCTTTTCACCGTACTTGTAACCACGTTTGGCATGCCAGTAGGCCAAGTTAGTTACTCCAATGCCAAGTGGTTGAATTTCTTCATTACTTAGTTTAGATTGGATACTAAGGTAGTCCTGATAATCAAGGATATTGCACAGGCTGCGCTGGAGAATGCGACAAGCACGACGCATATCCTCAGGATTTCTGAACGCACCCCAGTTAATCGATCCCAAGGTACAAAGAGCGATACGGCCATCGCTGTCATCCAAACGCTTAAAAGGACGGGTAGGGAGTAGAATTTCACAGCAAAGATTACTTTGGTAAATTGTATGGTACTCGGGATCAAATGGACCCTGCTTCATAACATTGTCAATGAACACTAAGTAGATACGTCCTGTATCTGTGCGTTCTTTTAATATGCCACTCTTAAATACTTCTTCAGCACTGATAGTTTTTTTACGAAGACCATCTTGGTGTTCGTATTTTACATAGAGTTTTTCAAAGAGTTCGGTGTTTTTGTAGAAGGCTTCGTAGAGGTCCGGTACTTGGTTTGGGTCGAAGAACGTAATATTTTCTTTGTTCTTAAACCTACGCCAGAAGAATGCTGAGAGTACGACACCATAGTCCATATGTCTGACTCGGGTTTCTTCTGTTCCTTGATTATTTTTGAGCACAATAAGGTCATCAAATTGGTGATGCCAAATCGGATAGAACACAGTCGCAGAAGCATTTCTAATCCCTCCTTGTGAACAGGAACGTAAGTCCCCAAACCATTTCTTTAAGAACGGAATCATGCCAGTATGCATGATCTCGCCTCCCCTAATTGGACTACCCAATGGGCGTAGCCTACCAATCTCTAAACCTATGCCAGCACGTTTACTAGCATATTTAGCCATCATTTCTCCACTAGCAAATATGGAGTCAAGATCATCATCACTGCGTATGAGAACACAACTAGAAAACTGCTTTGTAGGAGTCCCAAGCCCAGCAAGAACAGGAGTAGCGAGAGTAAATAAACCGTCAGAGGCTGCATTGTAATATTCCTTAATATATTTTAATCTTGCTGAAAGTGGTTCTTCTTTATGAAATATTGTCGCGGCAGCGATCATATAACGAATTTGTGGCGTTTCATAAATTTCTTTTGAACTACGATTTCGTACCAAATACTTTTCAATTAACTGTTCAATAGCCGCATAACTATATTGTTCATCCCTTCCATGATCAATAAAGGCTTCCATTTTATTCCAATCATCTTCGCTATACCATTCTAATAATTCGGGGGTATATAAACCCACTTTTATATTTCGTACAACAACATCATAGAGTTTAGGAACAGTGTAGCTTCCATAAACATCTTTGCGTAGCATACTTAGTCGCTGTTTACCTGCAACATACTGATAATTAGTATGACCTACATCAGGATTGGTCTCAACGTCAATCAAGTCAACAATAGCCCTTAATGTAATTTCATCAATTTCTTTAGTCGTTATGCCATCATAAAAATGTGGTTGCGCTTTGATTTCTATCATACTTTGGCTTACATCGGCAATTCCTGTACATATATTTGCTATCTGTGCCTGCCATTTTTCTATTGTAAGGGGCTCTTTTAAGCCTGAACGCTTAACGACATTTATTCTCATGTTCAACCTATTTTTTTAATTATTTTAGAAATATCTATTAATTTAGAAATTTTAAAATCTTGTAGACAACTATTTACTACCATATTGGGCCAGTAATTAAGTATATATTTTGCATCATCTACCAAAACCAACACAACATCTTCATTATTGTAGTCTTTAGCGTGGGCAAAGTCAACACGATCCACACCCAATAGTAATAGAGTGTACACCATACCCAAACCACGAGCAATAGTACAGTAGTTATTTTCTGCTAATAATTCCCATGGATTGGGCCAATCATTAATAAAATCAGTATGAAGGTAGTGATTCACTAGTGGTGCATGTTGCCACCACCGATCAATTTCTACACAGGTAGTTTTTAACTCTGTATCTTCTAACGACTGTCGTAGACGATACCAACTCTTTAATCTAGTATCATATGCTGATTGAAATACATTGGACATTTATTTGAGTTCAACGCCAAATGACTCAAGTGCTTCTAATACTACATCATGAGTAACAAATGCTTCAGCGTTGAATTCACATTGTTCCCATAACCAAAATTGTTTTTCTCTTAGGTATTTTCTATCTTTAAGTAAATTAACATTTTCAGGGTGACCAAATATTACAGGATCGCTTTGGCCCCAAAGTACTATACCTGGTTTACCCTGATCCCAACAATAATGTTGGAAAAAACTATCAATACCCATCCAAGTCTTACATTCTTTAATCAATTCAGCGAGGTCTTCTAACGATAAATTTTGTCTAAAATCAGCCACTAGCGGTACTTCACCTTCTACCCCAACTTGAACGATATGCTCTTTGACTTGAGCAATTACTTCTTCCCAATATGGATAATTTTTAGGATGTTGTTTTCCATTACGCATTGTCTTTGCGTAGGGTGATAAAATAATCATTTAAATGCTTCCACAGTTAAAAATAAATGAGCAGGATAATGCTCTAGGTACTTGCTAGCAGCAGGTAATCTATTTACAGTATTAAACCCTGTCCACATTAGATGAGTACGGAGTTGGTCTTCGGTAAATAAAAACAAATGTTCCTGACCCTTTATCCATGGCATTGAGAAAAAATGTCCATATAAATGTACTCTATAGTCAGGTGATCCGTTAACGAAATCTCTACAACTTGCTAAGAAATCAGGTGTTTCTAAATATAATCTACCGTTTGGTTTTAAAACCCTATGCCATTCTTTAAGTACATCTTTACCCTTATGCCAATCAAAATGTTCAATTATATGAAACGCTTTTATTTCATCTACTGAATTATCTTCATATGGAATTGTACTTACATCAAATCTAGCATCAACTTTTCCATCATGGTATAAGTCTACATTGGTATACCCATCTAGGTAATCATCTCCGCAGGCTAAATTTAATTTAATCATGATTTATCCACATATAGTTTTCTAAATCCATCTTCTAAACTGCCCGTCCAATTCCATTGATCCATCTTCTGATATACATTGAAATGTTCAATTGCGCCAAATAACTGTTTAGCTTCGGCAATACTTCTACCAGGAACAATGTCAGGATAGCAAGTAAAAATGATAGGATTTTTAATATCAGGTAATACTTTCTTAAACACTATATGATCACCCATACCACAGTCTAATACAACTATAGTACTATCTCCAAGATTCATTATGTTTTTAAATATCTGCTCATCATGCATGAACATTTCATAGTGACCATCTCTGATACCACCATCTTTGTTTTTTAAATGCCAAGTAACTGCATTTGGTACTATAAGATTTTTATAGCCCCGCTGTTTTAGTGCATAGGTAAATAGTGTTTCTTCTCTATGTGCTATTCTACTTAAGCCCAAATGATAATCTGCTATTCCTGCTCTATATAAAAATGAACAATGTAAATGGTCTACTTCTTGTTTTTCTTTAATATAATACCACTGTAAATTGCCTTCATTATAAATGTCTTCAATTTTACCAGTAGCCTGTATTTCTCCACCTAATGGAGGTGTTAATACACTACCACCTACTCCACCAACATCGTCGGCTATATGAGAGTATAATACTTCTAAAGTATTGGCTTCGGCAACTGTATCGTCATCCATGCGCCAAACCCATTTATATCCCATTCTATTTGCTTTGTCATGATTAAAATGTTGACCTTTCTTTTCAGCAAATAACCATTCCCATTGAATGCCTTTTTGATCTAGCATTTGAAAAATGTATAGATAATGCTGATGTTCTCTTACATCAATAGGTTCTACATTATCATCAAATACAATGAGTTTATCGGGCTTCATTGTTTGATTAACTACACTCATCATTGCTAATGGCAATGTAGTATCGTATCTACCTCTAGTAGATATAGAACATAATATATTTTTACTCATCTTTTCCAACGTTGGTTACAATAAGGAAGTTCTTTCCAATTAAATTTATTACCCAAATGATCTACTTCATACCAATATATTTGATCCGATCTTACATTAGTAAATCCAAATTCTTTTAATTTGTTTTCTATTATTTCTTTACCTTTAAATGTAGGATGTAAATCAGTATGAATTTCTAATACTATTTCGTTAATCCTATCCATTTCTTCTTGGGTAGCATTTAATAATACATCGTACTCAGCACCCTCACAATCAAGCTTTAATAATATGTTATTACCTTCTATCATTTTTAAAATAGTAGTTAATGATAGGCTACGGACCATTTCACTATTTTCAGCAACATTATACATACTATTAGCACCAGCATTATCATTATCGTTGCTAATCTGAAAATACTTTCCATGCTCTGCGGATACTACGTTTTTCAATGCTATAATAGAAGATAATCCTGATCGTTTTACATTAGATTGAAAAATATTAAAAGTTTTAGTGACAGGTTCTATTCCTATTACTTTTTTAGCTCCAAGTGATGCTGCTAATAATGAAAACGCTCCAATATTTGCACCTACATCAATCACTGATCTACCTATCAATTCTTCTTTAGTAAGATTATATTGATTTGACTCAATGACTTCACGATGCATATTGGCATCTTGCTCTTTCAACCAACTTAAATCTATTTGTTCATCTTTATCCCAAATACATAGCATCAGATTTATATTATCAGGATCACCTCTTACTAAAGGTGCGTCTAATAATGCACCATCAGGCGCTATATATTTGAATTTAAAACTAGGAAAATACGATTCATCTAACATATGTAGTTTATGATGCGGACCCCATTTGCCCGGTGGCTCAAGCATAGGAACAGTTATCATTAACCTGTTACAATGTTTTTTTAGTTTTTCAACAATTTCTAATCCGTTTTCTAAATGTTCAATTACTTCAAAAGCAACTATAGTATCATACTGATCTAATTCAAAATTATTAATGTCAGAATGAATAAACTGTGAGTTATATCCCCAATCTTGTTCTTTAGCTGCTTTGATTATATATTTGTCGTAATCTAAGCCAGTGTATTCAATAGTTTTGGGAAAGAACTGAATTCCATATCCACTAGTACATCCTAATTCAAAAACCTTAGTTCCTAATAGATTATCTGCTGCCCATCGATACCTAGTTACTTCACGGTCATAAACAGGGTCGCCCTTGAAAAATACAGCCCGCTCCCAATAATTTGAAAGACGCCATTTATACCAATCAGGGTTATATTTTCTTGCTAAAGTCAACGAATTTTCTAAAAATACATCATTATAATCATTTACTAGTTTAGAATCATGCATTGTACCTTCACCTTTATGATATATTGGAAATTCTCCTATATGTAGATTAGTAACAGTATCCCAAGATTTATTAAGAACTTCACAGACTTCAAATCCTGCATTTTCTGCTTCAATACAAAATTCTGTATCTTCTCCGCCACCTACACCATAATCCATGCTTAGTAGACCAATACTGTCAAATACTTTTTTATGTATCATTACACAAAAGAATACAGCAAAATCTCTACCTGCCGGTTCACTATGACCTTTAATAATACAACTAATGCCGCATTTTGGATTACTAATAAAAGGACTTTCTAGTAATTTTAGCCAACCATTTACTTCATGAGGCAATAATATTGCATCATTGTTTAACAGTATTATTAAGTCCGTCGTTGCTAATTTAATAGCAGGATTACATGCGCCTGAATACCCTAATGGTTCATTTGCCCATGCAATTTTAAAATGTTTCTTTAACCCCAAGTATGTAAACTTCTCGGACAGCGCACCTAAATACTCTAGAGTATTATCAGTACAACCGTTAGCACTAATAATTAACTCAATGTCTTCTATATTAGAATATGCCAGTACAGATTCAATACAAGGTTTTAATAAATCATCACAATGATTATAAGTGGGAATTACTATACTATATTTCATATTGTACCTGTGTGTTTATTTGCTTCATACCACTCTAGATTATATTTTTTGGCTAATCTTAGTTCATTGTTTCTAAATGTTTGATTCCAATTTTGTACTAGATTAGTATCATGTACTGTACCCTCACCACGATGATATATGGGGAAAGTACCTACATGCAACATAGCTTCATTAGACCATACCATTTGAACAGGTTGAATAATTGAAAATCCTGCTAATTCTGCTTCCATACAAAATTCAATATCTTCTCCACTACCCGTACCATAATCTTCGTTTAGTAATCCAATCTTATCAAATACTTTACGATGAATCATAACACAGAAAAATATTCCAAAATTTCTTTTTATTATTTCGCTATATTTTAGTAGCACTGCGGTAATTCCGCAATTACTATCATCGAACCCATTATTAAGTAAAGTTAACCAATCCTGTTTATTTTGGGGTAATAATACAGCATCATTGTTTAGTAATACTATTCTGTCAGTTGTTGCCACTTTAATACCAGCATTTGTTGCTTTAGGGTAGCCTAAAGGATTGTTATCCCAAACTATCTTAAGATGATTTTCTAATCTTAAATAGTTAAATTTTTCTTTTAGATTACCCAAGTACTCTAGTGTATTATCAGTACATCCATTAGCGCTGATAATAAGTTCTATGTCTGTTATATTTGAGTATTCAAATATAGATTCTATACAAGGTTTTAATAAATCATTGCAATGATTGTAGGTAGGGATTACTATACTGTATTTCATTTACTTTCCTCTGTTCTACTTATGACAGTAGATTTTGGTCAGTAAATTTATATTAGCCACAAAAAAGCGCACCGAAGTGCGCTTCCCTGTAACTTCCCATCCCGTTGAGATATTGTATTTATGCTGTATATGAGTTATATGCTTTAGCCAACGTTCTTTAATACGCATCTATTATTTAATTTCGGTGGAAAAAATCAAGTAAGGCTTGATCACTATTAAAACTCGTAATAATTACTTCACTTGCAGTATCCTCGTTCCAATCAAATCCGTATTCATCTGCTTTTTCTTTGTAGTCAAGGTCAGTCGGGTCTAACATGCCCCATGACTCTATTTCATCTAAATGTTTTGGTTTAGCATCTGCATCCCAATAATTTCCGTTGTACAGCACAGCAACGTGTCCAATTGGGTCCTGTCCGTATTCTAGAAATGCTCGGTTGAATGCCCCTACTATTTTTCCCCTGTTTTGAAATATATTTTTGTTTATAAAAATAGCAGCTTCGGGGCAGTCTCCGCCAAACCCTTGTAGATTAGCTTGCCGAATTTTGTTTGCTATAGTATTTAGATTTTCGACAACAATTTCAGTTATTTTCATTTAGTATTTATGCTGATTTACGTTTTTTACCCCCTAATTGCCATCCTTGATTTAACCAAGTCTGAAGTTCAGGTTGTTTTACTTTCTTTTCTACACCGTCTTTGTTTATAGATATATTACCTAATACTGCATTTGCTACATTGGTTGCATGAGACATTGTTTTCTTTATACCTTTGCCACCTAGACTAATAGCAAGTTTATGTTCTGCTGATTGAGGACCTTTAGATTTACCTTTAGCTGCCAAACTTTTATTAATGCGTGTTTGTAGTGAATCTTTTTTTCCAATCCTAGCGTTTCGCCATTTCTCTTTTGTTTCTTCTGTTTTAGGAGGTCGATTTAATGCTGCTTTTCTATTTTTCTCTCGGTGTTCTTCCGATTGAGAGATACCTTTATTCCAAGCAGGACGACCTTTCATTCTTTTACTGTGGTTCTCTGCGTGTTCTATTCTATACTTCTCATATACTCTTGCCGTGATTTTTGTATGATATCGTTGTTGATATCTATTTTCTGCTTTCATTCCGTTGAGTGCATACAACATCTTACTTCTATCTTCACCTTCTGTCATTTTAATCAGTAACCAATGACAAATAAAATGTTCTCTCGCTGTTAGGTATACTAGATTTTCTTTATCATTGCTACCGCCCAGTGATTGAGGAATGATATGATGTAGTTCTGTGTAGCCCTCAGTAATGCGTTGCTTTGCTTTATCTGTTATCTTGGTATAGAGTTTGGAATATTTGTTTGTAAGCATAATAGTATTTAGTCCAACATTTAACTTTCCACTATTTTAGTATAAAAAAAGAGCACCGAAGTGCTCTTTTGAGTGTAGATTATCCCGAAAGACAATCTGCATTGTCCAATTTCACTGAAAAGTGAGATTTGAGACAGCAATTTCCCCAACATAGTCAGCCGCATTACCGAAAGAACTTGCGGTATTGGTTAATTCTATGTATCCGTAACGAGTCATAAATGACACGACTGGTTCGAATGTTGACGGATCAAGGACAACACCAGAACTCATCAAAGGAATATATGGGCAATAGAACGCGGCTGCGTCTGTCTCGCTTGAACCTTTGTAACCAACTAGAACAGGAATGTTGTCAGCAGCATAACTGTCAACGAACACACGCATTGCACCGTTCAATGTACCAACGAACTTGGTGTTTGTTGGGGCTTCGAATGTGCCTTCTGTTGTGCGAGCAAAAGCAGAAGTTGTAGCAGACTGAAGAACTGTCAAGCTAGCAGAACTAACAACGGCCCAGTTACCGGCACCACGACGGGTACGCTGTGCAATCAAGTTAGCAACACGATTGATAAGAACAGCAAGAGCAGCGTGTTCGTCACCAACGTATGTGGCTGTACCAGATACTGTAGCTTGGTTGTATGTATACTCTGTAGAAGCAAGAGTGCGGAGTGACAAGAGGATCTCTTGGTCGATCTCAGCAGTGATCTCTTGTGCTAGAGCAGCCATGATTTCTGCTTCAACGTCAATACCATGTTGTGATTGAGCGTCTTGTGCAGCTTCGAATGTCCAACGTGCTTGTAACTTGCGTGACTTAGCTTCAACAGCCTGTCTTAAGATTTGCACGGAGATTTGCTTACCGCCATTACCTTCTAGAGTTGCTGTATCAGCACCTGTGTAGTAGTTAGTAGAAGTAGCATCACCTTTAACTCTTGAGTAAGCCTGTGCAATTAAGAATGGGCTTAATGCTTCCTGACCAGCTGTTACGCTTGTCTGAGCAGCAGAGTTGTCAGTTAATGACTGAGCATAACGGACACGTAGTGTATGAATCTGTCCAACTGGACCAGTCATTGGCTGAACACCAACCAACTCATTAGCGATAACAGTTGGCATAACACGACGAATAACTGGAAGAATCACACGGTTTAGAGTAGCGATATTACCAGCTGTAGTTGTACCTGCTGTAGATTCAGCAAGTAGTTGCTTTTTGGTGTTTTCTAAGATAACACCCATTGTTGAGCGGCGAGTGCCTTTTAAGCCTTCTAACAGAGCTTCCTTGGTCTCATCCCAACGGCTTTCTAATAGAACTTTTGACATTTGTATTTTCTCCTAATCTATGTCTTAAATTAAAGCCCTGCCAGACGCTTGATATCAATCACGTTATCACGCTCTTGGGTATCAATAATATCTTTCTTGGCAGATTTATCACCTGTCACTTCACTAATCATTCTTGATTCTGTAATTGTCTGCTTGGTAGCTTTCTTTTCAGAACCACTGTTTAGTACAGCCGGTAGATATTTTTCAAAAGCATTCTGTAACCTTGGGGTTTGAACACTTTCTAATAAAGATTGCATTACCTTAGCCTTTTCCTCGTTCAATGGTGCAAGTAATTCGCTCATTGTTTTTTCACGAAGATTAGATTCTTTGATAATACGCACTTCTTTTTCTTTGCTCTCAACTAACTGTTTAGCCTGTGAGATTAAACTCATAGACTCAGATAGTTTTTGATCTTTCTCTTTTAACGCAGCCATTAACTTGCGTGTTTCAGCCTTCTCATTTAAATGAGTAACTGAGAATTCGCTAGCAAAAGATTCAAATATTCTGCGACCGAAATTGTTTTCACGGGCGGCTTGAATATCTTCTTTAAGTTGGCTTAGTTCGCCTTTAAGATGCTTAGTAACAGCAGCATTCATTCTCTTAGCACTTTCAGCAACAAATCTTGCCTTAAGTTTTTCAAGTTGACTACGACCTTCTGCAACTAACTTAACCTTGGCTTCAACAACTGCCTGCTTGTCCTGTGAGAATTCTTTGATTTCACGGGCTAAAGCGTGAACAATAAATTGCTCTAGCTTTTGTTGGCTTTCTTTTTGAATCTTACGATCGGAACGCAATTCTTTAATTTCTTCGGCTAGTTTAGTAACCATGAAATCATTGAATTTTGATGCGCTTTCACGAAGTTTCATTTGGCCTTTTACACGGTCTTCGTTCATTGCTTTTCTTTCATTGTGAAATTCTTGAATTTCTTCTGAAAGATTATCTGTTACCATACGATCAAGGGCTTCAACCATAACGCTTCTGTCATGCACATACTTTTGTGCAAACTCTTCTCTGAGTTCTGCACGAACTTGTTCACGAGCCTCATTTAATTTAGATTCCCAGGCTTCATTAATCTGTTGCCCTACGTCTTCATTAATAAGTCCGCTCTCAAGTAATGGTTTGATAGCATCAAACATTGCTTATTCCCCTTATTTAATTTTGAGATCCTTGATGAGGCGTATGACTTCCTCTTTCAAGAATTTCTCTACTTTTTTGTCGCCTTTAGCGTCTTTTGCAATACTTAACAATGTATGGCCATGCTTCATGTTCATCATGCCTTCATAAATTGCTTTTGGATACGCATTAGGTGCGCTTGGTTGAGCAACAATATCTACAGTGACTATTTCAAAGTCACTAACTTTGCCGTCCATGTCGTTTACATTACCTGATCCACGACTGGATACGCCTAGTTTCACTCCCGACTCCAACATAGTCTTTACTAACTGACCCATTGGAGTTGGTAATATTTTTAGTTTTCCGAATCCATTAGCACCATCCATCCACATACTAGTAATCATATGTGATACACGGTCTAAATTAATTTTGAGGTCATCAGGGTGATCTACTTCACCTAACACTGAATGACCATCAGAAATTTGTTCGTTAAGAGTTTGAACAGCATTTTCAATTTCAGCTACGGGGTAAATGCGTTCATTAGCATTTTTAACCCCGCCCTGAATGAAAATTCCCTTCATGTATAGGGACTTTCCGTTAGCATCATCTAACGATTCGACCACCATATTAGCGCGGTCAAATGTTAAATGTTCTTTGAGATAAGCCATTTCTCTCAGATTCTCTTAGATTCTTCTTTTAGCAGTTGTTCTGCTTTCCACAACGCTCTTGTCGTTCTGTTTAACAGTACCACCTGCACCAGCTTCTTTACCTTGTGGGGTCTTGTGACCAAAACCACCTGGGACTTTTTCTTTAAATGAAGTCTTACCTGCATCTTGTCCTGGGGTGTTTTTAAACTGACCAGCACCCTTTACAGTTGTCTCACCCTTAGAACCGTAGTTGCTAGGAGCTTTAGGACTTGTTGGAACTGTCTCAGAAGCACCAGAGAATTTTACTGGCTTACTGTCCATTCCTGCTTGTCCACTGTTTTGTAGACCTGGGCTCTTTGTCTGTGCGCCGTTGTCGCCGCCGATTTTAGAACCATAAAGACCTGGAACATTCTTTAACTGAATGGCTTCCATCATTTCTTCACTACCTTCTTCTTCATCGTCAACTTCTTCTTCGCCTTCTTCGCTACCCATCATTTCTTCTTCGTCGCCGAAATCCTCTTCGTCGCCCATGCCATCGTCATCACCGCCCATGATCTTTTCAAAATCAGCCATTAACTGGTCTAACTTGTCTTCAATACGGATAACCGCATCTTCAACTTCACCGTCGGCTGCTTCATCATGCATTTGGTCAGAATCAATATCAATGATTTCTTCTTCGTCATCATCGAATCCAATGTCATCATCTTCTGTCATACCACCAGCTTCTTCTGCGCTGATTTCGTCCATTAGATCGCCGACTTGACCTCCCATGCCTTCTTCACCCATCATTTCTTCGTCCATGATAGATTCATAAATCTCGCGGGATTTTTCTACTACGATATCGTGAAATAATTCACGGGCTTGTTCTTCATTCTCATTGATAATCAAATCAATAAGTTGTTCAAATTTTCTGTTATCCATTATTGTTCTCCTGAAGTGAAATGGCTTTGTAATAATTATTTAGTGGGTATACCAAAAAACAGCTTATTAACTACTGTTTTTTTGCGTTTTTGTAAAATATATACAAAATTATAGGGTAGGAGCTGCTGCTTCTGCCTTAGGTCCGTATTGATCGTGGACTTTTTTTAGATGTTGTTTCTTTTCATAGTTTCTTACATCAAGCATTTTTCTTAATTTTCTTATTTGCTTTAATGTAAGTTTGGTTTTTCTAGATTGTTTCCAAATAGGTTTGCTGTTATCTTGATTAACATCTTGATAACCTTCAACCGGTGGATCAAACATTTCTAGTAACTTCATAGTAAGTATTTATCTTATGCTGTTAATCCGCCACCTGCTCCACCTGGAGGCATTGCGCCAGGAGTTGATTGTACGGGACCTGCTACTTCGGGTCCTTCAGGCATTTCGCCCTCAGCCGGTGCTTGTTCAATGTCAACCGCTGTTTGCTCATCGGATTCTATATCACCTATGCTTACTCCGATGTTTCTCAAATCACCACCTTCAGGAGTATTATCTTCATCTTTATTATTTTCTTCACGCCATAATTTTTCATTCTTAGTAATCTCTTCTTCAGTAAGACCTAAGAATCTTTCTAATGCAAATCTTTTTGATATGTAGGGGAATGCTTCCATTGCTTGGAATGTAGAGACTCTAGCAGTATCTAACTCGCTTTGGCGATATGCAGCAAAATTTTGCGGTGGATTAAATTTCAATGTGAACAATCCACTATCAATATTCAAGCCTCTCCAACGCAAGAATAATTTAAATTCTTCGTCTAATTTCAATGCAATATAGTTTTGTAAACGCTCACAATATTGATTAAATCTAAACTCTTGAATCATTGCTGTACCAACACGACCATCACTTAACGGAGTAGTATTGTCATCAGGTCCAGTTGGTAAATATGAACTTGGTACACGTAGACCACGAGCCAATCTATTATTAAAATAGCGCAAGTCATCAATCTCACCTAAGTTTTGTCCACCTGGTAATAATTCTACACTTGATCCTCTTCCATCAGCGGTGACAGGGAAGAAATAATCTTCGTTCATACTTAACGGATTGTATGTTGCATCAACAATTGCTTGTCCACCATATACTGAGGGGATGCGTCTTTGATGAATTTCATTTTTAATTCGCTCAACGAAAGCCATAGCCATATGACTTGGCATATTACCAACATCAATCTTAAACATTCTACGCTCAGGTGCTCGTTGCACACGGTAGATTAGAACCGCATCTTCTAATAATTCTTTTTGTTTATAAACTTTAAAAACATTTTCTAAAATACTTTGACCAAACGGCCAAAATCTATCTAATCCTTCAGTTAAACTTAGATGTACCACATGTTTAGCATCTACTGAACTTTCGCTTTGACCTAATGTAAATCTACTACCGCTAGTATTATAAGGCATTGCTGGAACCGTATAAGGCGTATTAGTGCCACCACCTGTACCACCTAACCCTGTTGCAGGGTTAGCCGCAAAGTCTGTATTGGTTTTTTGTGCTACTGATAAGTTCTGTAAGTTAATGTTTAAGTCTTTAATAACATATTGTTCAGGCTTCTTACCTTCACTTTCATTCACAATGACCTTAATAATTTTAACCATATCGATCCAATATAGTTTAAAGTTTTCAGGGTCACGCAAAAAGACTTGATCGCCGTACTTAATAACATTTCTGAATATTTTAAATACTCTAGTATCAAATTCGTTTAACTTACACCATTGCTGTAATTGAGTTTTTAATAAATCTACCTCATGTGGAGTAGGCTCTTCTTTAAACTCAAACGCAAATGGAGTTTTATTTTGTTCATTTTTTTGAGTACTGAATTCTGATATAATGTCTAAACATGCATTGATTTCAGCATCAACGTCCATCATTTCATATTGATTATATCTTTCAATACGGTTTGGGTGACCTGTGTAGACTTCGGGAAGTCTACTCATATAATTTTTGTAACCCCAATCTAGATTGTTCCAACCACCTGTAGAACTACCATTTTGTCCCGGGCTGCCGTTCCAAGCACCGGTATTACTGTTTACACCGGATATAGGGCTAGAAACTCCGCTCTTATTTATAAATCGTTTTTTGTAGGTCATAGTGTATTTATTAAATTTTGCTGTACTTCAATAAATCACTTTGAGTATTATTGCTCTCGGATAATTCACTAATCATATCGTCTAATTTAGCAATCATTACATCAAATTTATCAGTAAGCATTTCAATTATTCTATCATTAATATCAGTTTCAGTAATAGTAGAAGTTGTAGTTGTTGCATTTTCTACTGTCTGAGTAGCAGGAGTGGTTGCCAATTTTTCTAATATAGAATTAGCGTCCAATGGGGCAGTAATTTCTCTCCCATGATGTTCTACAGGATAGCCTGTCATAGGTCCATCAAAGATACCGCCCATTGCAGCTTGGGGGATTTCACCTGACTGTAATTTACTTGAATAGGCTTGAGCAAGTTGCGCTCTTTTTTGAGTTTCGGCTCGTCCTCCGGCATAGCCAACAGACTTACCAACTTGTTCAATATTACCAAGATCAACCCCGCGAGATTGTTTTTCTTTGAAATATACAGCAGCAAGTTTAGCTGCAATGTCTGGATCATTTGCTAAATCCGGATCTTTTACTAAATCAACACCAATGAGCTTTCCATATTTTTCGTAATTATCTTTACCGGTGAGTTGTATTAACCCTCTTCCTCTATATTTGTAGCCTTCATCCGCAGCATTGCCCATTCTGCCGCCATATATAAGATTACCAACTGCTTCAGGACCCTGTTGTACAACACTCTGTGCTTCTTCCATTGATCTGAAACGAACTTTATTTCCGCTGCCCGGGCCATACAACCTAAATAATGTTTGTGCGCTATACTTACCAACATCTTCTGATCTTGACCTAAAACCCGATTCAGATTGAACCTGTGACATAAGATTAGCAACAGAACCAGTATCAGTTATGCCTTGGTTTTTTAACTCTGCTAAAAATTTAGTTTGCTGTTCTCCCGTAGTTGCAGTTGGTTGAGCTCCTGATGACAACCTAGCACCCATATTACTGAATGCCCCTCCACCAGTAGATCCTCCACCAGTAGATCCTCCACCGGCGCTAGTACTACTACCACTACCAATCTGTCCTGTTGCTACTTTTAATTGTTTAGTAAAATTAGTTAAATCAAAGAATGCATTTTTAAATCCACCGGTAACTCCGCTTGTACCTTCGACAAAATCTTCAAGCTTTTCAGTTTCTTCTTCTTTAAGTTCTAGTTGATCTTCAATTTCCTTGTTCCATTTACTAAATGTTCCTGTTAATTTTTTCAATATTGCATCAGAATCTTTTAAACTCTTACTAAATGCTTCAGCATTTTCTTTTTCTTCTTTACTATCTGTTAAATCCTCATCATTGGATGTACTTTCAAATATGTCAGGTAGGGCTGTTTTAGATGATAGGGGTATAACTGCTTCATTGCCGTGTAATTCAACAGGATAGCCCGATTTAGGACCACTGAATACACCGCCTTCGGCAGCTTTTGGCATTGCTTCTAAATTTTTCTTTTCTTCAGCAATTTTCATATCAATGGTTTTCAACATCTCTTCATGAGATTCTTTGCTTTGTTGATTCCGTGTCCTAGGACCCTGTTCTTCAAGTTTTTTCCTTTGTCTTTCAAGGTCTTCTATTTTTTCTTTACCCTTTAACTCCCTTTCATTTTGTTTAAGTGTAGGAGTGGTAGTATCTTTTTTCCCCGTATTACTAGCTAATTGTGTATTATACTGGGCCATTATTTCAGAAGGATAAGTATTTCCTGAATTTATGGACATCTTCATTACTGCAAGTTGTTTGTCTGATAGTGGCTTACCAGAAACCACTCGTTCCCCTGCAATTTTTGTATACTCTTCGGATGTCTTCGTTTGTTTAGCTGATCCAGTTGGTGATTTTGTTTCTTCAGCTGGCTTCTGTTCAAAGGATGATGCCGGTCTATTTGACATTTTACCCAATTCTCTTTTAGCGTTAACTAACTCATCTATTGCTTTTTTCTGATCAGCCTCTCGTCCAAATCCCATTTTTTGAGCAAAGGATGCAGTTTCCATAGACTTTGCATACTTGGCTTCAGCTTCTACAATTTTTTCTTTTGCCTTTTGAATCGCCTCTTCTTTTTTAGCTTGAGCCTCTTTATTTTTTTCCTCTTTCTTTTGAAGTTCCTCTTCTTTATTTTTAATTTTTTCTTTTGCTGCTTTGTCTACTTCCAATTCTTTAAGTTTTTCTGCCCAATATTTTACACCTCTATCCGCTGCGGTTTTTTCTTCAGCAGTAGTAGCTGTTTTTTGAGCAGCAAGAGCCTCATCTTGTTTGGCCTTAGCATCTACTATTTCTTTTTCTTTTTCTGCAAGATCACTTTTTGCATTATCTAGAGTAGATACTTTTTCACCAAGTTTTTCTCCTACTAATTGTCCACCTTTACCTCCCAACCATCCACCTAATGCACCACCGATAGCAGTACCTATACCAGGTAATATCGCAGTTCCAATTGCTGCACCTATTAGTGTTCCGGAGGCAGTTCCTGCACCTTCACCTAATGCGCCGCCTTTCTTTTTGTTAGCTTCTTCTTCGGTAATTTTTCCTTCTTTTAATTCTTTAGCAGCATCTTGATATCCACTATAGGCTTGATATCCTCCCACAACTGCGCCTAATCCCGCTGTACCGGCAGTAGACCCTAATACTTTACCAACCGATCCCAATGTTTTAGTTAATGCTGACATGCTTGATGACAACGACGATGCCGCAGCCGTTGCTGCAGGTGCTGCCGCTGCAGGGGCAGCAGCACTAGCAGGAACTAACAGCCCACTTGCCGATTTTACAAAGCCAGGTGCAGCAGATGCAGCAGCACTTGTTGCTGCTGGCACTGCCCCTGCTGCTGCCCCTATACCTCCGATTCCCGCCATCCTGCCTAAAGCGCCTGCCCCTGCTTTTAATATTTGCGCCCCTGCAAAAGCAGCAAGTGCCATTGCGGCACCCACTGCCGCAGTTTCTAGTAATCCTACGGCTACAGTGGTAGCATCAAAGCCTTTAACTAGCGGATTTCCCGCAAGAACTAATTCATCTAACTTTTTAGCGGTCTCTATTTCCGCAGTGGTCATCTTAGCCCTATTGTCCTGCGCAGGATCTTTACCAGGTTTTTCGGCTTCTTTAATTCGTTTGCGTGTAGATTCTAACTCATTTTCTATACTCCTATCACGTTTTTTAGTTGCATTATCAAGAGATTCTTCATTAATGTTATATGCTTTTGCTACTTCAGTTGCTCTTGAAGCTGAAAAACCTACTTGTTCAACTGCTCCTATTAGAGCTTTGTTATATTTGTCTTGAAATTGAGCAGTTAGTTTCTGTGCATCACCACCATCAGCAATACCCGCTTTTAATTTTTTTAACTCTTCTACTAACCCTAAACGACCTAACGCTTGTCCTTCTTCACTTACTATTGTACCGGTACTTAAAAATTCACGAACCCCTTTCATGAGTCCTTGATCACCAGAATCTGCTAGCATATTAATTGACTCTCTGCGACCTTCTGCTTCTTTGCGAATCCTTGCAGCTGCCACACGGTCTGCCTCACGGTCGGATGCCTCTAGCCTTCTAGCTTTACTTTCTAATTGAATTTGAGCAACTTGTGCTTCAACGGCACGTGCCGCGTCTTGCTGTTTTTTCTTAATTGTCTCGGCATCTTGACCTGAAAGATTTGACAATACTAAAAGATTTTCAGTATATTCTAAACTGGCTCTCTGTAAAGCTGCCTTATCTTTCATTTCATTTGTCAAACTTCTACCGGACATTGCCTGAAGTTTTATGTAGTCTGCTTGATTCTGTATTAATTCTCCTTGACTTACTCCTAAACGTTGGAACCCTTCACGTTGTTGGTTAGTAATTTTAGTCAATGCAGCAAAAGATTTAATACCATCAGAGGCGGTTCCACCTAAGCTGGTAATAGAGGTGCCCATATTTTGTAAGGGCTTTACTAATAAATCTAAATTCTTGCTGGTAATGCCAGATTGATGTGCTGTTTTTAGCAACTCTTCGGCAGTCATTGCGCCGGCATTGCCAATTTTAGATAATTGATCAGAGGCTTTTAATACGTTATCCGCTTGTTCTAGATATGCATTGGCTACTTTAGAAATGCCTAGGGCTAATATCCCTAGAGTTTTTCCAAGATAACCAGCATCTTTAGTAAGATTAACAGTAGCATCTGCTACACTCTTTAATGTACCTTCGTATTTTGAGTATGAACGTTCACCGCTATAAATTTTAGATGTAAATGACTCTACGGCGGCTTGACCATGATCAAGTCCAGCCTTAAAGTTGTTCATAGCCTGTTGATATTTTAAAGCGCTATCGTATGCGTCTTTTTGCACACGGGTATATCCTCGTGTAGCATTTCCTAAACCATCAAAAGCTTGAGCTTGACCCTTGATATTATTTTCAAGGTTCATTTTTGCTAATTGGTCTTTGGGCACCATAGCCATGTTGAAGGCTAATAGTGAACTTAACATTTCTGTATTACGATTTAAGGCCTCAGTGATTTGGGCCATATTGTCGCTTAAATTATTTTCGTCCATGGGTTTTTTACCAATAAATATATAGAGTATTTATTGTTGGGTAAAGCCCAATTTTTAACACAAAGGAATATAAATGTCACTTGATAACAACCCACTTAAACAATATTTTCGTCGTCCAGCGGTATATATTAAACTACCCAGTGGTGGCAGTTACTATCCGCCTGGTGTAGTAAATATACCTGAATCAGGTGAATTACCTGTATATCCAATGACGGCTATTGACGAAATTACTACCAAAACACCTGATGCCTTGTTCAACGGCACTGCAATGTGTGAGTTAATTAAAAGTTGTATACCTGATATTAAAGACCCGTGGCAAGTTAATAGTGTTGACTTTGATGCGATTCTTATTGGTATTCGTGCAGCAGGTGGCGGTAATGATATGGAAATTGAATCCAAATGTACTAAATGCGAAGAAATTAGTACTTACGGAATAAATTTAACAGGATTGTTAACATCTCTTTCCTCGGGAAATTATCAAGACGAACTACAAATCAATGATTTGGCAATTAAATTTAGACCATTAACATATAAGCAAATGAATGATGCCGCTTTAGGGCAGTTTGAGGTACAGCGGTTATTTATCCAATTAGAAACTGAAACTGATAATGACGAACGTACTAGAAAAAGTAAGGAAGCATTAGAATCTGTTACTAATTTAACAATGGAACTTCTTACAGAAGCCATAGAATATATTCAGACGCCAGCCGTACAGGTTACTGAGAAAGAATATATCTTTGATTTCTTAAGAAATTGTGATAAGAAAATGTATGTCACTATCCGTGATTACAATGCTGAACTAAAAAGCCAAACTGAAATTAAGCCATTAAAGATGAGATGCATCCATTGTCAGCATCAGTACGAGCAACCCTTTACATTGAATACATCCGATTTTTTCGAATGATGCTTCTGCGCCTTCCCCCTGAAGGCATACAGAAGCTTATAGAAAACTACGAAAAAGCAGTTGATGAGATTAAAAAATCAGCCATAACAATGGCTTGGTATATGAGGGGCGGTGTGTCCTATGTGGACATACTGAATATGTCTACTGTGGAAAGACAACAAATAAATGAATTGATTGAGAGCAACTTAGAGACTACCAAGAAGTCTCAGATGCCTTTTTTCTGACCATACCTATTCATTTATCTTTCTTATATTATCCTTTATTTGAAGATGAGCTAACGCTCATCTAAGACCTCACTTCGTTCGGTCTTATTCTTACTCTTAAAAATTCTTTTTAATCACTTAAGTAAGGAGATTACATTGCCGATTAGAGAGCCATGGTAGTGCTGTTCAGCACTACCAATGATTGGGACATTGCCACGACCGTCATCCATTGTCATCTTTTCCCCGTATAATCAGCTATTTGGGCTATTATACGCTACCGGTTGCTCTGTAAAGTTTATCGGGACTGTAGTGAGACTAATCATAATATGACTGCCTCCGCAACGCACATTCTATAACGCAAAGATGAAGTTGTTATAGACTTGTTCAGGGTTCGCACACATAACGAGAGCCCTGTCGGTATTCCACAAGTACACTAGGTACTTGTGCTTACTCCAGATCCATCGGCTACGAGCCTTACCTCGGCTGATTCAAGGAGGGTCGAGGAACCTCAACCAAACAAATTGTTATTATGTATTAAGAGGGAGAAGTGATTTAGTTTGAAGATTTGTAATTGACGTGGTGTCTGTTGTGCCTGAATATGTTTTTACTAAATCTTTATTGAGTTTAAAAAAATGATCAAATTCTATGATAAGCCAATCGCCAAGTTTAGGACTAGTATAGTATAAAAATTGATCTGTGATCCACGTTAATTTGGATTGTACCGCGACAAATTTCCCCTTTCTGTTAAATTTCATAAACAGTAAATTAAGATCATCGTCTTCGGCTACATCCATTAATTGAGCCAACCAACTATTTAGTTGCTTGCAATCACCAGTAAGTACTAAGTGAAAAGGGAAATCAGCGTATGATTTACATTCTATGTTCATTCTACCGAAGTTTTGTCCAGGTACTACGTCGCCCTTAAAACTGCGAACCTGTCCTTCATGTAAAAAATCTTTACGCCGTTGATTACTGCCACCGATATATGCCCCTGAACCAGGAGCCCTAATAAAACTCTCGCCATACAAATTAGATAGAAATTTAGCAATTTCTCTTTCAAATGATGAGCCTTTGTTTTTGCTAGGTGATGACATGTGTTTACTTATGATGATTTTAACGTATCAAAATTTATTCTATCTCAGTGGCTGTACTATAACTAGTAAAACCTTTTTCCTTAATAACTTTCAATACATTGGGTACCCTACCAGCCAATTCTTCGCGGTGACTGACAAGCCAAATAGATTTTTGTCTACGGCGTGACATATCTTTAAGAATTGCTATAGCGTTTTCAACACCCATTGTATCCAACCCTGAATCAATTAATTCATCAATGAATAGAGTATTGATGGGTGAATATAAGTTCTCCCATACATCTCTAAAAGCAAAACTTAATCCTAAGATTAAACGATTGCGTTCTCCACGTGATAAATTATCAAAGTCAAGGTCTCTACCAAGTTCTGTAATTTCAACCTGAAGATCATTTTGAAATACAACTTGATGAGGTAGTCCTATCTTGTCCAAATAATGAGTAAGCCTGCTGTTAAGATAAGATAGATTTTGGTCTATAATCTTTTTACGAACAAATGAATCTTTACTACTTAATAGGTCAAGTAAGAATTTTTGATGTTCTAATGTTTTAGTTAATCGGTTAATATTTTCAAAATCAATTTCTTGTAGAGCCTGACTCTCCATTTCATTAATCTGTTCATCATACGGATCAACTTCTGCGGCTTTGTTTTCTATAGAAACTAAAGTATTAGCAATCTGACTAGAATGTTTAACTGCTTCCGCTTCGGTTTTATAATGTGTAGTGGGTTTAGTACTTACAAACACTGGATTAACTTCAAGACCTTGTATCGTGGCATGAAGTTCATCCAAATGCTTTTTACTTTCGGTTAACGCTTCAATCTTTTTATTTAAAACATCAGAATGAGATTCATCATGGAACTCTTGCCCACACGCATAGCACTTATGCTCTTTAAGAGTTTGAACCTCAGTATCTAACTTAGCCCAAGTTTTCTTTTCTTTGGCTAGATCGGCTTTTGCTCTACTAAGATTGTTTCCGTGTTCAGTTTGTAAACGAACCTGATCGTTATAGATAACCAAATCTTTGTGTGCTTGTAGTTCTTTCTCTATATCAATAGCACTTAACTTGGTATACTCGGTAGCAAGTTTTTTCAAGTCTTCGTCATGTTTAGTTTTCCAAAGTTTTTGCCTACGCTTTAACGCTTCAATTTGTTCTTTAACACGCTTGTTGGCTTCTTCAATGGCTTTGACTTTGAATTCTTCAGATTGGATAGAGTCTTTGCTTTCTTTAATTAGATTTTTAATTACCTCAGATTTTTCTGAGAGAATTGTAATTCCTAAAAGTTGTTCAATAATGTTTCGTTGTTCGTTAGTTTTAAGAGCAAGGAATGGTTCGCTGTAAGTATTCAACGCAACAATATGCTTGAACATATCCGCGGACATACATATAATTTTTTCTATGGCTTGTTGAGTTTCTTTGTTCTCACCTTGGGCATCATCAATGCCTTTTTGTAAGTCATTGTTAACATAGAACCGAAGTATATTGGGTTTACGACCACGCTCAATCTTGTAGTCAATGCCATTAACACTAAACTCAAGTGTAACCATCATACCCCTACCATTGGTACGGTTGACTAAATTATCTTTTCTAATGCTATTAATGGGCACGCCAAACAGAGCATATGACAGCCCTTGAATCAGAGTAGTTTTACCAGTACCATTTCTAGCACCGTCACCGCCCAAGTCTAAGTTTTCACCTAGAATTAGAGTAAGTTCTTTCTTGTTAAAATCAACTGCTTGCGTTACTTGTCCAATAGACAAGAAATTACGCAAGGTAATATTACGAAATACAATCATAGATTATTATAAATGTCCAGCAAAAGCCTTTTGTCAAAACTATTGCTTTCTATCGCATTGATTTGGTCAATGATAATTTGATCAACGGATTCAAATTTGAGTCCATCTGAATTGTATTGCTCAATGGCTTCTACCTTCATAGGTATAAGCGTCATTTCACGCAACTTATATTCAGGAATCATAGTTTCACGGATAAAATTGGCTTCTTCATAACTGATATCAATATCAAGATGTACTCTAACATAACTATCAATCAATAACAAACTTTCTGGGGTTTCTAGTATATCACTTAATTTATAAACACGGAATATAGGTTGTCTAGGCCAACTACGAAATACTGGATCACTTCCCCATTCTAGAATCATCATTCCCCTAGCATCATCACCCACATCAGCGTAATTGTGAGGGAAGGCATTGCCCATATACCAAATATTCTTTCGGTGTTGTCGTTTATGAAAATGTCCACTAAAAGCTGTTTCAAAACCTTGAACATGATTCTCATTTAGTTCTCCGTGATCGGGCATTTGAACCATGGCATTCATGTAGAAATGAGGTAGTTCAAGATGTCCAAATAGATACTTACCAGACAATTTACCTAATTTTTTATAATCATCCTGAACCAACCAAGGGATAATAGATACATCACCTTGCTTGAAAAAATCATTAATGATAACAACATTGGGTAAATGTTTTGCCCATTCAACGCTATGAATATCTCTACGGTCTCGGTAATATAAATCATGATTACCTGGGATAAAATACACAACATCAAATGCGGCACTTAGTTTTTCAAGTGCCTGTAATCCAAACTGAAGTGTGTGAATATTGATACTTGCTCTATGGTGATTATAGTCACCCAAAAAGAAACAAGTTTCACAGTTTTCTTTTTTGGCTTCGGCGATAAACCAATCTACAAAATTAGCACAGTCTTGATTGTGTTGTAGACTGTTCGACTTAAGGCCAAAGTGTAGGTCTGTAAAAGCAGCCGCTTTCTTAAATAAATTCATTTAAAATCCTTACGATTATTCTTCAAATATTGGTGTATTAGAACCTACGCCCTGTCTTGACCAACTTGGGTTTAGTCCATTCATTTCTAAAATATCGTCACGAATATTTTGATTTCGTTTTTCGGTATTCAATACTCTACAAAAACTATTGGTAATAGCCGCGGTATAGTATGCGAATGGGTTAGCACTCTTTGCTTCATTGAATCTCAATCCAACATATGTTAACTGAAGAATAGCACTATTACGCATTTCATCATTATAAGTATACCCACGCCAATTGTACTTCATAGCATATTTTTCACATAGCATGATATACATTTTGGCTAACTTATTAGTCAGAGTGCCATGATCCTTACTGAAAATTCCCGTACTCATATCGCCCTTCCAATGACTTTTTCCTACGCAATAAAATTTATTATCTTCATCAATTTTAAAATGTTGGAAAGGTGGAAAGTTTACTTTAACATGAACCATATCGTCTACTTCACCTTTAGTAGTAGTATCTTCCAAATCAGCAAAAATTGCGTCAGGGTCTGAATCTTCAAATTCAAAAATATCTATAGCAGTTTTTTTCTTAACAGTTTTTCTAGGTTGTTTGGCAGCAATAGGAACATGATCCCAAGTCATTACTCTAAATACTAGATCGCTAATTGGAATTGTTTCAGGGGCTATTTTAACGGGGGAATCTACACTTAATTTATTAGCCCTAGTTTCCCTAGCCTGTTGAATATTTTCAGGGGTTAAAGCAAATTCAAAGCATTCTTCTAAAGGGGAATGAGGCATATCAATGATTAGATCATAACTGCTGTATTCCGATTTAGTAAAGTAGCAGTAAGTTGTTTTGCTTTCATGAATTTCTTTTAAAATATCTTTATTATTTAGGTAGTTAACGGGTTTTTTTGAAGGTAGAGACATAGGTTCCTTAAAATTATGCTGCCATTAGTATAGCAGAATGGTTGCTGTATAGCAATGTGGATTGGGAGAAAAGGGAAAATTAGCTACTTTTATTTATGCTAAATACAACTAAGGATTACCACAATTATGGCTCAGTATACAAGTTCAGACACAACCGAAGGAGGAGTAGTTGTAAATGCAATTCTTGATTCGGCTTCAAACACTATTACATATACAGTAACTACCGCTAAAGGTTTATCCACCTCTGTAACTATACCATCAACACAAAACCCTCAACAAGGGGTTGCCACATTAAATGCTATAAGAAACCAATTAGCGGCAGCAAACGGGGGAAGTGCGCTTGGATTGGGGCTTACGGGAATTGGCCAACGGCTAAACGCAACTTGGGGAGATGTAAATCGTCAAGCAGAAAAAGCTCAAGCGACCGCAACGGCAACAGACACCCCAGTCCCACAAGAATCACAACCTATACCAACAAACAATGCTGAAAATCCTCAAGTACCACCGGCAGCGCAGTCAGCACCAATACAGAATACCGTCCCTGAAGCACAGACAACTGTACAAACAGCCCAAGTTCAAACTCCTGTAGCCCAAATACAAGTAACCACATTAGCAGAACCTACTCAAACTCCTGTACCTGAAAATGTTACACCGGCACCTATTCAGCAATATTCAAACAGACCTCCACAGCCGGCAGAAGAAATACCTTATACACAGCGTACAGTAGATGCAGATCCCACATCTACTATTCAAGCACAGGTAGCAGTAGAACAACAACAAAAACAAATTGCTATAAACACAGCAGGGCTACCGGTAGTAGCAGAAGATAACAGTGTAGCCACCGGTGTACTTAAAAATCCTGAAACAGGACAAACTTATTTTACTACTCCTCCTAATGAAATATCACAAAATCCTTCAGCAACAGGGTCATCAAGAGGCTTACAGGGAGCAAAAAGAAGAACACGGGCACAGGCTACATCACAAGATGCTGCTTATTTGGCTAGATTGCCTGATTGGAGAGTTAAATTACAGTTAGCACCAGGTGCAACATATTTATATAAATCAACAACGGACGCTGGAATTTTGCAACCTCTACAAGAAACAGAAGGGGTATTATTTCCGTATACCCCTCAAATTCAGATTCAATATGGCGCACATTATGATCCTACGGATTTGACGCATAGTAATTATAAAATATATCAATACAAAAATAGCAGTGTAGATAATATATCAATAACCGCTGATTTTACTGCCCAAGATACTTATGAAGCTAGATACTTATTAGCGGTAATACATTTTTTCAGAAGTGTTACTAAAATGTTTTATGGAAGAGATGAGAATCCTAGAAACGGTACTCCTCCTCCTTTATGTTACATAACAGGATTGGGGGAATTTAATTTTAATCAGCATCCGTTAGCAATAACTAATTTTACATATACTTTACCTAACGATGTGGATTATATAAGGGCCAACACTGAAGCAAATTCTCCACCTGGGGTTAATCAAAGTGCAGCCAATGTACCTAATAATACCGGTAACCCTGTAACAGCCAGAACAACTAGTTCTGGTATACAACCTGGAGGTAAATCATTGGGACCTAAATTTAATATCGATCCTTCAAAATATAAAACAGGAGCCAAAGATCCTACATATGTGCCAACTAAAATGCAAATACAATTAACAGCAGTACCAATAGTGTCTAGAAATGTTATCAGTAATGTGTTTAGCTTGAGAGAATATGGATCAGGTAAACTATTACAGGGGTCAAAGCACGCCGGCGTTAAGGGAGTTTGGTAAATGGCAACTAATACTATATATGGAGCAACTAGTCCATACCAGTTAACCGACATTGTTAATCAAAAATTTCTAGACATTATGGTAAACAGACCCATACCTGCATTAGCATCAGATGTATTTTGGTCTATAACAAAAGTATATGAATATAGGCCTGATTTATTAGCATATGACTTGTACGCAGATTCTAGGTTATGGTGGGTTTTTGCACAGCGCAATCCTAACAGATTAAAAGATCCTTATTTTGATTTTATAACAGGTGTTCAAATATATTTACCAACATCCACTACATTAATAACAGCTTTGGGCAATTAATATGGATGATTACTTAGTAAATTCTGCAGGGTTAGCTGTTAATGAGGATGAAACACCGGTTACCGCTGTTCCCCCTACGGTAAATACTACAACTTCTAATACTGGTACTACCCAAGCAGGAGATTCAGGAGTACCAGGAATTCCCAATCCAACTAGGCGTCCTAAAAATCCATTGGCAGATTTTGCTAGTTATACCTATCAAATATCTTTGTATATGATTACTCCTGATGCGTATGACGCATTTGTTAATAATGGTAGAAGAAATATAGATTTATTAAATCAGACTGGTACAGGGGCAGGGGCATATTTAATATGTCAAAGCGGTGGTATTAATTCAACTGAAAAAAGAGCAGCTGGATTTGAATTTGATTACTATATTGATAATTTGCAAATTAAAGGGGCAGTTTCATCAAACGCTACCGGGTCCCCAACAATAGAATACAAAATGTCATTTCAGATTGTTGAACCATATGGATTTTCTTTTATAACTAATTTAAAACTTGCCTCAGAACAAATTGCACAATACTCTCAAACTAAAAATATAAAAGATTTGAGAAATTCTAGCCGACAATTTTTTGTTTTAGGACTTAAATTTTTAGGATATGATATAGCTGGAAACTTAATGTCTACTAGTGGGCAAACATTTGATCGTTATTTTGATATATTATTTAAAACAGTTAACTTTAAATTAGACGGACGTGCCACTGTCTACAGCATAGAGGCTGCTTCTATACCTTCATCAGTGGCAATGGGAACTAAAAGAGGTGTGGTTGATAAAGGCGCCCCATTAACGGGAAATAAAGTAGGTGAACTATTAAAATCATTGATGGGTAAATTAAATAATGACCAACAGGCATTAGAAAATTCAGGTGCGATTAGTAAAGGATGCCAAACACTATATGAGGTTGAGTTTAGAGGCCCTAGTGTAGACGCAATAGAAAATGCTACTATAGTTAGTAAAGCCGATTTAGACAAATCAAAATGGCCCATGACTCAGGGTAAAAAAACAACTAATCAAGTTAATGAAAAATCGGCAGTGACCGCAAAACCTAATAGCAATGATAGGCAAGTAAATATTGAAAAAGCTACTCCTATTATACAAGCGATAGGTCAAATTATTTCTCAAAGTAGCTATCTATCTGATGGATTAAAATCAGTTTATACCACTGACATTCAACCCGATCCAAACACAGATTCAGTAGACGCTATAGATAATGCGTCAAATAAAACATTGCGTTGGTATAATATATCATCGGTTGTAAGCAATGCTAGATGGGATCCGTTGTTAAAAGATTTTGCGTATAATATTAAGTATATTATTGTGCCATATGAAATACCTATATTACTTTCTGCATATGCTAATAGAACTACCCCATATTATGGTCCAGTAAAACGATATGATTATTGGTATACCGGAGAAAATTCTGAAGTAATAAAATATGAACAAACGATGAATAATGCTTACTTTACTGTAAGCTTAGGCGCAAGTGATATTACTTCAAAATCTACAGGTGGGGGAGCCGATGTTCCTATTAATACTTCAGGCAAGCGTCAATCCGCTCCTAGGCAAGGCAAATTGGATGTAGGCTATGAAGCACAAAATAGTGTCACTACTAGTTTGTATGAACCAGGTGCTTGGGCAACTGCTAAAATTGAAATATTAGGAGATCCAGATTGGTTGAGTGGGGAAGCTCCAGGAAGCGCTGATTTATATAAACCGTTTCAAGGTACAGATTTTGTAGTTGATGTTACTAGTGGACAAGTGTTCATTGAGATAGATTTTAAAGAAGCATTAGACTATGTACATAGTACCGGTACAATGAGGATTAATGAAGATTTATTATTATGGGACTACCCACCTGAAATTAAAAAGAAAGTTAAAGGTGTTAGTTTTAGAGTTATAGAGGTAACTCATAACTTTAAAAATGGTAAATTTACCCAAGAATTAAATTGTGCAATTAACACTTTTGGATTTGATCAAGGTTATGAAAATTCTGCTCGTGAAAAAGATGACAGAGCCAGATCACAAGAAAATCAAACCGATGCAGAAACAAGAAGATTAGCATCAAAAACTCCAGTTGGGTTAATGCAAGATTCGCCTCCACCAAATAATGATACAAATGGAAATTTATCAAATCCTACAAGAAACACTACTGTAAACAATCAAGAAACAGTTAATACTAATAATGGTCCGGTAGCAAATGATGATAGTGGTTTAGATAGAACCACTATAGGTGCTACTAACTTAGCAGGAGCTGGCAGGGAGACATAATATGGAAGACGGATTTAAGCCACAAGGACCAACTAAAGCAAGTAAACCAGACTCTGGTGGAGGTGTAACCAGAGAAGTCCCTGTACTTGGCGTAGTTAAAAATAATATTGATCCTACTAGGTCCGGTAGACTTCAAGTTTATATCAGTGATTTGGGAGATGACAATCCTGATGAATCAGAAAGTTGGGTAACTGTATCTTACATGACTCCATTTTATGGGTTTGTAACACCAAAGGCTGCTACTAAAGGGTTTGGAGATTATACTGCTAATCCAAGTTCTTATGGAATGTGGTACAGTCCTCCTGATTTAGGAACAACTGTAATTTGTATTTTTATTAATGGTGACCCTAACTATGGGTATTGGATAGGATGTGTTCCCAAGCCTGAAGCATTGCATATGGTGCCTGCAATTGGTGCAAGCACTAATATTATTGCTAATACAGAAGGTGAAGCAGAAGGGTATGGCGGCGCAACTAGATTGCCTGTTACTAATATCAATACCAATAATGAATCAATTTCAGATACCGCAGACTTTTTAACTCAGCCTAAACCAGTACATAGTTACAGTGCTATGATTTTAAATCAACAAGGATTGATTAGAGATCCAGTGCGCGGAACTATTAGTAGTAGCGCACAACGGGAAAGTCCAAGTAGAGTTGGTTGGGGAATTAGTACTCCGGGACGACCTATATATGATGGTGGATATGATGATGCTACTATCGTAGATGCAGCGGTTGGCGAAGTTCCGGATGAGGGATTGGCTGTAATAGCAAGAAGAGGCGGGCATTCTATTGTATTAGACGATGGTGATATTCTAGGGCAAGATCAACTTGTAAGAATTCGTAGTGCGGCTGGTCATCAAATACTAATGAGCGATGACGGCCAGACACTTTTTATAATTCATAGTAATGGTCAAAGTTATATTGAGTTAGGCAAAGAGGGTACAATTGATATGTACTCTACTAATAGTGTCAATATTAGAACTCAGGGCGATCTAAATTTACACGCAGATAACAATATCAACATTAATGCTAAGAAAAAACTAAACATTAAAGCAGAAGATATCAATATTGAATCTGAGAAGACCACCTCTCAAAAAATAGGCACGAATAATAGTGTCTACACTATGGGCACCTTTACCCATAAAGTAGATGGTGCAATGAGTATGGCAGCAGGTGGTGAAGGATCATATGCCAGTGGTGGTGTAATGTACGTCAACGGTAGTAAGGTGAATTTAAACACAGGCGCTACATCAACCACACCGCAAGTTGTTCCTGCAATTTCCGTCTTAGCCCATACTGATACACTATACGATTCATCAAAAGGTTATGCTGCCGCACCAGGTAAATTACAAAGTATTACATCTAGAGCACCTGCTCATGCTCCGTGGGCAAATGCAGGACAAGGTGTTGATGTTAAAACTAGCAGTAGCGCAAGTTCAGAATTGCCTCCTGCACCTAGTCCAGCAGTAGCATCAACTAACGAAGCAGCCTCGGCTGCAACGACTGAAGCACCAGCAACACCGGCAACAATTGCTACAGTGCCACCGGTCGCCGCAGCCAGTGGAGCATTAGATCCAAATACTACTGGAGCAATGGTTAGTGCTGTAGCAACTACCGTTGCTGCTGGTCCAGCTAGTCGTGCAATACAAGCAGGCGCAGGTGTTGTGTCATCTTCACAGGGTCCGGTAGCAGTAGTAGGTTCATTAGCGCAAACTCCGGCACAATTAGAGTCTGCGGGAATACTAAAACCAGGATCGGCAACTTTAGTTAATAGTTTAGTACAAGGCGGATCTAATGTACAAGCAGCAATGACTGATAACTTGTTTACCGGTGTGCCTGGCGCAGTAAACTTAAAGTCATTAGTTAATAGTATTCCAGCTCAGGTAAGTGCTCAGGTTTCTACTTTCCAACAATCACAAACTGCATTAACTAATGCGGGTGTAATTACAGGCAAAGAAAGCCCAGTATCTACAGCAGGGTTAATAATGGCCGGCGCTACAGCAGGTGTAGGTGCTACTCTCAATTCAATGAGTTCTTTAGTCAGTACTAGCACAGTAAATTCTATAGGGAAAACTCTAGGGGCAAGTGCTAATTTATCAAAGGCATTAGGAGCAACAGGTGCCGCAAAATCAATACTTAGCACCTCTAGTGCTATTACTAGTACTCTAAAAGCAGGTAATTTAGCTGCCGGATTGGCACAAACTGTTTCAGGAGGACTGGGATCAATTTCTCAAGCAACTAAAGCATTAAATCAATTGCAAGGATTAAACAGTGCAATACTAGGTGCATCTAGAGGTCCTGCTGCACAAGCGTTTGGCGCAATATTGGGGACGTTCAAACCACTAAAAGCAGGCATTCCACAAAACTTGTTTAGCATAGCAAGAAATGCATTAAGAACTGCTGACGCAGTTTCTAAAGGTGACATAATTAAATCTGCTACAGGTGCATTGTCAACTATTGGTGCAATCGGTGGTCCAGGCACTAGTAAAATAACGGGCGCATTGTCTGGTACAGTTAATGCTATTGGTAGACTAACATCCGCTACTACCCCAGCAGCAGCATTCCGAGGTCTAACAGGGCTTATTGGTGGTATAGGTAGTGTAGGAGCCGCAGTTGGGAACAAAAACGTTTCTCAAATTTCAAAACAAGTTAACTCTGCACTCACCGGCGCTAATAAGATATTGCAAGCAGGAACACAACTATCAAAGGCTACCGATATAGCCGGTTCTCTTAATGCAACTGCAAATGCGGTGCGTGGTGCAAATCAATTGACAGCAGCACTAGGTGGAGTATCTGCATTGGCAAGTGGTATATCAAATCTACCCGGTGGGCAAAAAGCTATTTCAAATGTAATAAACAAGTCTCCCAATTCAATGACTTCTGCATTGCCGGCAGTCTTGGCGGTTGGAGCATTAGTATCTACTACACTATCTGCTGCAAAAAATAATATTTCCCCCCAGCTAAGTTTACAAGGTGCTACCGCCGGAATACAAGGAATAGCTGGTAGTATAACAGGGGCAATGTCATCTAGCCCAATGGGACAACTAGCCTCTGCGGTAAGCGGATCAGGAATAACTAGTTTAACAGGTGGAGTTAATAGCATTGCAAGTGCTGCAGGATTATCATTAACTAATGTCTTACCAGGTGGATTAACTGGTGGAATACCTGATGTTGCTGGTCAAATTGGCGGGGCATTAAATAAACTCAAATCGGGTACTAGTAGTCTTTCATCATTGGCTCTAAATGGATTGCCTCCTGGCGCTTCGGCTGAAATAAGCGCAGCAATGTCATCATTAACTTCAATGGGATCTTCTCCTGTTAAACTCCCAACTGTAGCGGCTAATACTTTTGACAGAAGTGAAATTACAGCACAAATTAGTTCCTTATTAGGCAATCCAAAAATACCTAAACCAAACTTCACAGGAGAAGTTCCAAGTGCAGCAAAAGCGGCTCTACAAGCAGCGCAAGAAAAAGTTACAAAATCTACTATAGTAAGTTCGGAAGTAGCTACTCTTTCAATAGATTTAAAATACGCACAATCACAACTTGAAGGAGCCGAACAATCATATCCTCCAGGTGATCCTGAAATAGAAACTGCTAAAGAAAAGGTATTAGAATTAGTTGCTAAACTTGAAGCTAAGAGCCAAGAGCTATCTTCTCTAACATAAATACATTATGCCACAATATATAGGATTCAGCACTCTAGGGGCTAACTTGCCTAAAACTACTAATGCACCAACCGGCAACGATGGTGGTACAGGTAACATCGTGCGTCAAAATAATGTAGGTAAAAAGTTTAGGTTAGTAGATCAGCCATTAGTAATACAAGACTTTGTAAATGCATTGAATATTAGACAAGGACAAAAAGTAGGTCAACCCGGGTATGGAACTACTCTTTGGTCATTTATTTTTGAACCTAATACCACTGACACTCAATACCAATTACAAACTGAAGTACAACGGGTAGCCAGTTTAGATCCTAGATTAATAGTTAACAGTGTTGTGGCATTCCCACAAGAACTTGGTATTCTTATTGAAGTAGAAATAGCCGTAGCCCCATTCAATCAGGCTCAAGTTCTTAGTTTATTCGTAGATACTAATCTTTCACAGATTTTAGTTCAATAATTCTTAAAAACCCAAGGTTTTAGGTATGATAAATACTTAAAAGAGAAAACATATGGCTACTAGCTCAAGACAATCAGCATTATTTGGAGTAAATGATTGGCAAGCAATTTACCAAACATTTAGGGAAGCAGACTTTCGTAGCTATGACTATGAAACTTTGCGTAAAAGCTTCATTGATTATTTGCGTCTTTACTATCCTGAAACATTCAATGATTACATTGAAAGTTCAGAATTCATTGCTTTATTAGATGTTATTGCTTTTATGGGGCAGGGTCTAGCCTTTCGCAACGACTTAAATACCCGCGAAAACTTTATTGATACAGCAGAACGCAGAGATAGCGTCATCAAGTTAGCAAACTTAGTTAGCTATAATCCAAAGCGTAATTTAGCTGGACAGGGTTTTCTAAAAGTTATAAGCATACAAACTACACAGAATATTAATGACCTTAATGGAATCAATCTAGGAAATCTTCCTATATTATGGAATGACCCTGCTAACCCAAACTGGTTAGAGCAGTTCAATACAATTATAAATGCAGCACTAGTTAATACTCAAAAAATAGGTCGTCCTGGAAATGTAGCAGACTTGTTAGGTGTTATTACTAGCGAATATGCACTAAAAATTCCTGCCGACACCCTACCAATAGTACCGTTCACCAGTACGATTGACGGCATCACTATGAATTTTGAATTGGTAAGCGTTACTAGTGTTGATGAAGATTATGTTTACGAGATACCTCCCGCCCCTAGTGGTACATTTAACATGGTATATCGTAATGACAAGTTAGGATACGGCAGCCCTAATACAGGGTATTTCTTTTATTTTAAGCAAGGCACCTTGCAAAATTATGATTTTGTATTACAACAACAAATCGCTAATCAAGTGGTTAACATTGGCGATATTCAGGGTGTTAATAATACAGACACTTGGTTATACCAATTAAATGAAAATAATGGAACAAGATTAGCTTGGAAAAAGGTAGACAATGTATACGCAGATGCATACCTTCAAACTGAAACAAGCCAGAGAAAAATATTTGCGGTAGCCTCTAGATTTAATGACCAAGTTAGTTATACATTTGGTGATGGTGTATTCAGTCAAATTCCTGTGGGAACTTACAGAGCATATGTTCGTGCAGGCAATGCCCTAACATATACTATTGATCCAAATGAAATGCAGGGCATTTCAGTTTCACTTAATTATGTTGATAGATTTGGTAAAACACAGATATTAACTGTAGCATTATCTTTACCATTGCCGATATCAAACGCTCAGGTTCGTGAGCCAATCGCTCAAATTAAACAACGGGCGCCTAGCCGTTATTATACACAAAACCGTATGGTAAACGGAGAAGATTATAACAACTTCCCGTATACCTTATATAGTTCTATTATAAAATCTAAGGCTATCAACAGAAGTTCAATTGGTGTAAGTAAAAACTTAGACTTGCTTGATCCTACAGGAAAGTATTCTAGTGTTAATTCATTTGCTACAGATGGTGCAATGTGGCAAGATAATACTAATGGATACTTAGCGTTAACAATCAATAATACTGGTAATATTATTACCTTCTTAACAGATGCACTTGGCTCAGTGTTGTCAAGTAATAGAACAGTTCAATACTATACACAGAATTATCCACAATATAGTATTAATCAAGCATCAGGAGATGGAACTGTATATTGGCAAACTAGTTCAGTAGATGCTAATTCGTTAACTGGATACTTTTATAATATAGTTTCTAATACGGATACCCCAATTCCAATTGGTACTTACTCTACTAACAATGTAAAATATGTTACCCCAGGTGCTCTAATTAAATTTGTTGCGCCTGCTGGATATTATTTTGATCAAAATAATCGTTTAGTAGCAGGTATCCCAGGACCCAGTGAACAAACTTTTGTATGGACAACTGTACTAAGTGTTATCGGTGATGGATATAATAATGGGCAAGGTTCTTTTAGTAATGGATCAGGGCCAGTGACATTGAATGGTTATATTCCAATTGGTGCACAAATAACTACTGTACTACCTGCATTTGACAATTCATTATCTAATGCCATTATTCAAGAATGTATTATCAGAATGGAGTTACAACAAAATTTTAGTTTGGTATTTAATAATGCATTAACAATTGCAGAAGATCGTTGGAGCATCAGACAATATGATGATGCTAATTATTTTGTGAATTTTTTAAGTTTAGGTAACAATCGTTATACGATAAGCTATAGGTCATTGAAATATTATTTTGGTAGTGTGCAAGATACTAGATTTACTTTTGAGCGTGACAAATTAGTTTACGATCCTTTTAGTGGAAAAATCTTACAAGATTACATAAAAGTTTTAGCAACTAATACTCAGCCAACTAATAATTATCCATTAGCAACAGATATTCAGGTAAGTATTATTGGTCAAACAGTTGAAAGTGATGGATATATAAACGATTTTGAAGTTGAAGTTGCTAGCACAGATATTAATAATCGTGGATTAATAATCAATCCTACATTTTTCCAAACAGTCACTGGTTATACTACCGGTGGAGCAAATACAGGAATTTATGTATTTTTTGAATTAGTAGAAGATGCAATTAATCTTTCTCGTTATCAACTTGTACCTAGCTCAGATGTAGTTCAATATCAAACTAAAACTCAGATTGAAGTTGTCAAATACGATTATCCATTAGGACAATTGTTCTATGCATACGGAGACAATTTATTCTATACTTCAGTACAAGATACTACAGTAACAACGCCATACTATATATTAGTTGAACAACCTCAATACTCTATTAAACCAGGTAGACAGGGATTACAATTCCAATACCGTCATAATAGTAATAATACAACTCGCATAGATCCTGCTACTACAAACATAATTGATTTGTATGTAGTGCCGCAATCATATTATACTAATTATCAAAAGTATATACAGGATACAACAAATACTGTACCTATGCCACCTAAACCAACTATTGGTGAATTGACACAAGATTATGGTCAGGTAAATGATTATAAGATGTTAAGTGATAGTGTAATATTGAATAGTGTTATATTTAAACCATTATTTGGGCCCAAAGCGGCTGCAAATCTTAGAGGTACTATTAAAGTTATAAAAAATAATAATGTAAATGCCAGTAATAGTGAAATTCGTACGGCAGTTCTTGCTGCTATGAATGTTTATTTTAATATTAATAATTGGAATTTTGGAGATACCTTTTACTTCTCTGAATTAAGTGCATATTTGCATGACCAGGTTGGAGAATTAATTAGTTCTGCTGTTCTAGTTCCTAACGATCCTACAATGTCATTTGGCGACCTATATGAAATAAAATGTGCGCCATATGAGATTTTCGTCAATGCTGCTACCGCTGATGATGTATTGGTAATTGCAGCGCTTACTCCCGCCGAGTTACAAATTAGATAAGTACTAATATGGCAACTAGAATCCGCACCCTAAATTTTCTACCAGAGATATTTCAAACTCCGACTAACGCTCAATTTTTAGCGGCTAGTTTGGATCAACTAGTAGCACAGCCACTGACTAAAACAATTCAAGGGTATGTGGGTAGTAGGTTTGGTTACGGGGTTAATGCTAAAGATTATTATGTAACTGAACCAACTAAAGTAAGAACAGATTATCAATTAGATCCCGGAGTAGTATTTACCAAAACTAATCTATCTACTGCACAAGATTTCATTAGTTACCCAGGTATATTAGATGCTCTTAAACTTGAAGGGGCACTAACTGCTGATAATAGTAGATTATTTAATAGTCAATTTTATTCATGGGATTCGTTTACAAATCTAGATAAAATTATTAATTTTAATCAATACTATTGGATTCCTGAAGGTCCTGAGCAGGTTGTAGTATCATCAGACACAGTATTTGCTACTAATGATTATTTGGTAACTGATGTTGTAAATGGTTATAACATTATTCCTGTTACTTCAACTGAAGCAGGAACTACTAACCCAACATTAACATTATTAAGGGGAGGTACTTATACTTTTGCAGTAAATCAATCAGGTCAATTTTGGATTCAAGGTGCACCTGGAGTAACTGGATATAGTCCTACCCAACCTAATTTACAAACCAGAGATGTATATGGGGTAGACAATAATGGTGCAACTATAGGAACGGTTACATTTACAGTTCCTCCAAAAGATGCTCAAAATAATTATAATTTTCCTGGTAATAATTTAGTTGATGTAGTAAGTGATATTCCTTTCAATGAAGTTAACGGTGCTAGAGTAAGTGATCTAGGTGGTATTGACGGTGTTACAGCATTGAACGGGTTAACCGTTATGTTTTATAACACTGGTATCACTAATGAGATTGGATTTACTTCAAACTTCTTTGACTATACTAATTATGATTATAATAATAATTTAGTAGCTACAGAAACAGTTGATGTAACTGCAACAGCATCAACTGGTAATTTAATTACATGTGATTCAACAAGCAATTTAGTTGTAGGAAATTCTATAGTATTCTCAGGAGTTGGCTTTGGTGGATTATCTATCTATTCTGAAACTCTTCCTGATACTTTATATTTCGTAGAAAGCATTACAAGTCCTACTGAATTTTCAGTGTCATTGACTGTTGGTGGAGCACAAGTAGTACTTTCAGATGATACCGGTACATTGGTAGGCACAACTAATCAGGGATTGTTAGAAGAAGGATTCTACACAACAGTTAATCAAAATTTTTATACTATTGAGTATATCGGAGATGTAGCGAATCCTATAATCAGATTAATACCTAGTTCATTGATACCTACTAATCAAAAAATAACAGCAAATTTTGGTACTCAGTGGATAAGCAGAGTTTTCTATAAAAATGAATTTGGTATAATTAACATTGTTCCTTTTATAAGTGCACCACTAGATACTTTATATTATCAAGACGGAACTTCTGCTAATAAAGTTGGTATAATTCGTATCATTGACAGTAATATTACAAATACACTAGATGTAGAAACAGACATATTAGGTCAGCTACAATTCACTGCAACAAATGGGGTAGTGTTTACTAATGGATTAAAAGTAGTATTTCAGGGTGATGTAATTCCTGCAAGTTATAAAACTGGCGCATATTATGTTGAGGGTGTTGGTAGTGGAATAGAATTAATACCAGTAAGCAATTTAATATCACCTGATCCCTTTACAGCAAGTACCTATGTACCTTGGGACACTACAGCATGGGACATTGGCAATTGGGAAGGAACTTCATATATTCCCGTAACTCCTGATTACATTACCATTGCAAGAAATAGTATTGACCTAAATGCTTGGTCAAGAAGTAATAGATGGTTTCATATTGATGTAATCAATGCTACTGCTGAATATAACAATGATCCTACATTGTTTACTCTATATGCTACACCTGAAAACAAAGCAAAGCGTCCTATAATTGAGTTTTACCCTAACTTACGGTTATTCAATACTGGCACAGAAGGTAAAGATCCTATTGACTTTATTGATTTTAGAACTACCGACGCATTTTCACAAGTTGCAGGTCAAGAAAATTATTATCCTGATGTAACCGCATATACTGGTTATGATGCAGTTATTGCTACCGTAGTGGCAGATACCACTACTGACATTGTTATTCCTATTGATAGTGTGCAGGGTACATTTGCAATAGGACAATATGTTGCAGATTCTACAAACTTATTACCAACCAATTCATATATTACAGACATTGTAACCACAACTACTACTGTGACTTTAACTATAGAATGGACATTTGCTACCTCCTTCACAGGTACTGCTGTAGCGTCGGTTATAAGCACTGATACTACTGTAGATAATTATGCATTGTTTGATGGTTCAAGAGTTGTATTTGCAGTTGATACTGATGCTAATGTAAGAAATAAAATTTATGTATCTAGATTTTCATCTATAAATGGTTCTACTCCAGTTATTACTCTAACTGAAGCGACTGATGGTGAAGTTCTAGTTAATCAAGGAACAGTTGTACTAAGAGGGTATGTCAATCAAGGTAATGATTTTTACTTTGATGGGATTGAATGGATAGAAGCCCAAGAAAAAATAACTGTAAATCAGCCCCCATTATTTAACGTATTTGATGAAAACGGTGTTAGTTTTGGTAATGCTGATTTATATGTTGGCACTTCTTTTATAGGTAATAAATTATTTGCATACGGCATTGGTGCAGGTATAAATGATATTGTATTAGGATTTCCAATACGGTATAGTTCTGTAGACAATGTGGGTGACATATCATTTGATGTATCATTAAACTTAGATACATTTAACTATGTCCAAGGTAATGAACCTATTACACAACGGGTTAATACTGGATATGTCCATCAAGCAGTTAATAGAACAGAATATATAAGACAGATTGGTTGGCAAACTGCGGTATCACCTAGTATTCAATATCAGATATTTGAATTTGATTATGATGTTTTAAATCCTACAACAACCTTTACTTGCGATATAGCAATGATGGATGTTGCTGACACGAATTGGCCTAATATTGAAGTTTATATTAATAATGTAATACAAGATAATACTACCTATACCGTAACGGTAAATAGTAATTCTACAGTAGTAACTCTAAACGATACTATAATAGATAACACTGTAATACAAATATTATTATTAAGCAATCAAGTAAGCAAAACCGCTTATTATAGTATCCCGATCAACTTAAATAACAATCCATTCAATGAGGATATAACTGTAGCTAACGTTGGGGATATACGAGGGCAATACCAAAGTATATTTTTCAACAATCCAAATACTACAGGACCTGTGTTTGGATCAAATAATTTTAGAGATTTGGGTAATTTAGTTCCATGGGGCAATCGCATTATTCAGAATAGTGCATCACTAGTATTACCTAGCGTATTTTTACGCAAACAAAATCATAGTTTGTTTAATTCGTTATTGTTTAATAATCGTGAATATATTAAATTTAAAACTTTATTAGTAGATACAGTTAATAATACAGATTATGTTCAGCGTTATTCACCCTCAGAAATTTTAGATAATGCATTAGATCAAATAACTTTTAGCAAGACTGATAATCAACCGTTCTTTTGGAGCGATATGCTACCTAGTAAGGCAGCATATATTACTAATACATATACTTTTGCTAATAGCTTAGATGTAAGTATATACTCATTGAGTAGAATTTATGATTTTACTACAGCAAATTACTACGGAGTTTTAGTATACTTAACAAGAACCGTAGAAAATATTACTGCAACTAAACAATTAATAATTAATCAGGATTATACTGTAAGTTCAGATTCTCCGTCGTTGACAATAACACTTGATTTATTACCCGGCGATATTATTACTATCAAGGAATACAATCAAACATATGGTTCATATGTACCCAATACACCAACTAAGTTAGGATTGTATCCTGCGTTTATTCCTGCCGTAGTACAAGATATTAACTATTCACAACCTACATATTTTATATTGGGTCATGATGGTTCTTATAACAAATTATACGGTAATTATTTACCTAATGCAAATTTATTAGTAGATTTTAGAGATCAGGCATTATTAGAATATGAGACCCGTGTTTACAACAACTTAAAATTAAGTAATGCAATACCTATTCAAGCGTATGAAGTATTACCTGGTTTCTTTAGAACCACAGATTATTCTTTTGACGAATGGTTAGAAATTTATAGTGTGGGCTTTTTAAATTGGGTAGGACAAAATCGTTTAGATTATAAGCGTCAATTATTCCAAACCAATAATGAATTTACCTATAATTACTGGCAAAGTGGTAATGCAATTAATAGAGAGGCTATCTATCAAGGATATTGGAGAGGTATATATCAATATTATTACGATACATCTACCCCAAATACTACACCATGGGAGATGTTAGGATTTGTCAATAAACCAAGTTGGTGGGAAACTAGATATGGTCCTGCGCCCTATACTAGCGATAACTTAGTATTATGGACTGATTTATCAGAAGGTATTGATTGGAATGATGGGAACCCTGTTGTAATTCCTGCTGCTGTCAGACCTGAATTACTTCAAGTGATTCCAGTAGATAGTTCAGGAGATTTATTATCTCCTCTAAGAAATATAGTTGGAAGTTACAATTCAAACATTTTCCAACGTGATTGGAAAGTAGGTGATGATGCACCAGTTGAATTTAGTTATCGTAGAAGCAGTTCATATCCTTTTGATTTAATGCGTATATTAGCATTAACTAAGCCTGCTGAATTTTTCAACTTAGGTGTTGACCTAGACAACTATAAGTATAGCGAAGAGTTTGGTCAATATCTTGTTAATAATAGAAGTCATTTAGTAATAAGCAATGTTGAAATTTATGGTTCAGGTACTGCTAAAACTAGTTACATTAATTGGATTGTTGATTATGAAAAACAAGTTGGAGTAGATGCTACTGCTAATATTACCACACTATTAGACAACTTAGATGTACGATTAGTGTATCGTCTTGCTGGATTTAGTGACAAGACCTTACTAAAATTTTATGTAGAGAAAGGTACTCCAAACAGCAGAAATGCTTCGCTATTAATACCTGATGAAAGTTACAGTATATTATTGTATGACAATCAACCCTTTAATCGTGTAATATATAGTGGTGTAGTGGTACAAATAAACCAATACGGATTCTCAGTATTTGGAAATTCTCAAACACAAACTTATTTTAAAACATTAAAACCATATTATAATGGTAACTATGAACGCATTGCGGTAGACAATTTAACAGTTAAAGTTTCTCAAGACCACAGCGAAGTTGAAGTTATTGTGCCATATAATACCATATATGGAACTGTACAAGAGGTAGCAACATTTTTATCTAACTATGGCGCTTGGTTAAGAAACTTAGGACTAACCTTTGAGCAACAAGCAAATGAGTTAGAAATTAATTGGAATCAAATGATTGCTGAGTTTTTATATTGGGCTCAGACTGGGTGGGAAGAAGGAAGCATTGTTACTTTAAATCCTGCTGCAAGAACTATTGCGTTTAATAAAGATAGTAACATTGTACAACCATTAACTATTCAACAAACAAATTTTATTCTAAATCAAAATTTATATCCTATTCAGAATAGAGATTTAGCAATTATTCGTGAAGGAACTCTATTCACTGCTACAGCATTAAATGATGGGGATGCTATTTCGTATGCTCAATTTAATATTAGTAATTTTGAACATGGTATAGTTTTTGACAATATAACTCTATTCAATGACATATTATATAACTTAGTCACCGGGTTAAGACAAAACCGTATTACTTTACGAGGAACTAAGAGTGCAGATTGGAACGGCACAGTTGATGCTCAAGGATTTATCTATAATCAAGATAATATTAAAGAATGGAATAATACTGTTACCTATACTAAGGGCGAAATTGTATTATATAAAAACAAATATTGGGTAGCATTAAAAATAGTTCAACCAAAATTGGTATTCGAAGAACTAGAATGGAAGCGTACAGATTACGATGAAATTCAAAAAGGATTATTACCTAATAGTAGTACAAGAAGTTATGAGAGTACTCTATACTATGATGTAAACAAAGCTAATTTAGAAAATGATGCTGACCTCTTAAGTTTCTCATTGATCGGTTACCGCCCAAGAGACTATCTAGCACTTGCTGATTTAACTGATATTACACAAGTAAACGTTTATAAAAACCTAATTAAATCTAAAGGAACTCGCAACGCAACCAATGCATTTAAGGGAGCGAATCTTCCTCAAGGTGGCATAGACTATGACATTTATGAAAATTGGGCTATTAAATCAGGTGAATTTGGTGGACTTTTAAATAATAATTTTGTCCAGTTTAAGATCAATCAAAATTACATGACTGGAAATCCAAGTATAGTTGGACTTACAAATGGTGTATATAACGAAGGTGTACAACAAGAAGTTCCGCTATATTCATTGTTTAATTATGGTAGACCTATTACTTCAGTAGATATACTACCTACTATATCAGCACAAGAACCATCTACCGTTTATCCTACAGCAGGATATGTTAACTTTAACGACGTTAAAATGTCATCTTATTTCTATTCGCAGCTTCCTTTAGCAGTGGATAGTAATAATTTAGTAGTGCCATTATCACGCCTTTATGTTCGTGATTATGTGTGGATGGCAAATTATTTACAGCGTTGGGAAGTATTTACACCCAAATCAATGGGCATCATTTTAAATGTAAGTAATAACTTAAACGATACAGCAACAGTTACATTTAAAACTCCTCATAATTTAACAAGATTTGAGCCTTTTGCAATTGTTAATTTTTCTGATGCTGTTAATGGTTACTATATTAGCACTGTAGTAGTAGATCAATACAGAGTATTAATTACTTTGACTTTGGATCCTTCTGTTACTAATATTACTGGTCAAGGCGTAGGATTTAGATTCCAATCACAACGAGTGGCTCAGCCTAGTAATATAGCAGATTTACCTTTATTAGATTCTGAATTCTTTAAGAACACGGCATGGGTAGATGAGAACACAGATGGTGGTTGGGCAGTTTATAGAAAAGGTATAAATTATCAATATCAATTAGAATTTACTAAATCTTCTTCTGATACATTTGGTAGTGCAGTAGCAACTGGTAGCCAATTAGGTTATCTAATTGGTGATGCTGATTTAGGACAAGCTTACCGCTATACATTCAATGATTTAACACAGACTTATGCGTTAGTACAAACACTAAGTTCAGGTACTTCATTTGGATCTACTATTGCTTATAGCAGCGACATATATGTAATTTCTGAACCTACTACTTCACCATATATTCACATATATCAACTTCAAAATAGTACTCTATCTGATGATTTGATCGTATATCAAGCAGCGATTGCCGCACCTGGTGGCGTAACAAATTGGGGTAGTGCAGTAGCAATATCAGGTAATACAAATTGGATTTATGTTTCTGACATTGTTAATAACACCGTTCATGTATATAGAAAAGCAAACATTACTACTCCCGCTACCAATCTTACTGCGGGACAAACTTATATCATTACTGATGCAGGTACTACTGATTTTACTTTAGTCGGTGCTACATCAAGCGATGTGGGAACAGCATTTGTTGCTTCAGGAGTAGGTACTGGAACCGGTCTTGCAACAAAAAGCACTTATCAAAAAGTAACATCTATAGACGGTGATGCATTGTCATTAACTGTAGCAGGAGATAATTTTGGTTACTCTTTAGCAACAGATTATTATGGTGATACTTTAATAATTGGCACACCTAATAAAGATTACAGTGCTACTATTGATAATTGGGGATATGTATATGTGTTTGACCGCGCAGTACAAAATATACAAGTACAAACAAACAGTGTTCCATTAACACCACAAGTATTTAATTTAGCTTGGACTCCAACAACACTATCAAAAACATTGACTGCTACTAATAGTACTGGTAATTTATTGACATTAAACAGTGTTGCAGGTATTACCGTTAACGATCCGATAATCTTTACAGGGTCAGGCTTAGCAGGAACAGAAATTATTGCAGATGAAGTATATTATGTGCGTTCAATAGTCGGTAGTGATATTACTATTAAACTTGGTAGATTTACAACATCTGCCGTAACAGTAGCTACTGTTTCTTCTATTAGTGTTCCTACTACTGTACAAAACACTCCAATCTATGTTTCGGTAAATGGAACCTTAGTTGAAGACAGTGAATATGCTATTATTTCTAATACATTAATATATACTGGGCTATTAAGTGCAGGTGATATTATTAATGTAAGTGGTCAAGATTTTACATTGATTCAAACTCTTACTACAGAAAACACTCCTAAAGTTGGTGTGCATTTTGGTAATAGCGTAGACACAACTATATATGCAAGTGAAATTATTGCAGGCGCTCCATATGAATTAGTTACACAAATTAAAGAAGGTGCAGTTTATCGTTATACGAATGGTGGCGGTAAATATGGAATAATAATTGGTACAAGTGATGTTAATGTTACAACACCTAGAAATGTATTAATCAACGGCTTCTTAGTAACAGTTCCAACTGGCAATGCAACAACAGTAGCCAATGCAATTAATGCAGTTGCGATACCTAACATTGTTGCATCTGCCATCGATGGTAAACTAGTACTATCTTTAGTAGATAATAATTTAGCGCAAGTAAATGAAAAGATATTATTAAGCGCAACTAATAGCGCAACTCTAGGTGAATTAGGTATAAACATCTTTACACAAACACAAACTGTAGAATGTCCTCATACTAATAGTCGGACACAGTTTGGTACTGTAGTTAAATTTAATGAGTATGGCAGTTTTGTTGCTAGTGCTCCAGTTGGCACAAGATTTAGCGATACTACTTTTGATTTTATAGATGATGAAAATCAAGACAATGACACCGTGTTTGATAACAACACCACTACTTGGATAGATACCTTCCCAAATGCAGGTGCGGTATACATGTTTGATTATTTGGCTAATTATAACGAATCTCTATTAAATTGTGGTAAGTTTGTTTATGCACAAAGTGTCAATGGTCAAAATTTAGAATACGGTCTACAACCAAATTACGGCACTGCTTTAGACTTTAATAACTACAGTGTAATTATAGGAACACCAGGATTTAGTCCTACTAATGGTCAAGCAATAGCATATACTAATACATCAAATCAAAAAGATTGGTCAGTATATAGAAGTTCTGCACCTGTAGTTGATATTAACGGTATCGCTAACATTCAATTGTTTAGCGCCCGAACAAACGAAACTCTGATTAACATGGATTATATTGATCCATTACAGGGCAAAATATTAGGTGCTGCTAGAGAAAATATTGATTATGTAGCCAACACAGACCCGGCTACTTATAATAATGGTGAACTTGTTCCTAGTAATTTAGTATGGGGAGCAATACAGATTGGTCAAATTTGGTTTAACACAACCAATGTTCGTTATGTTAATTATCATCAAAACAATAATACATACAACAGTAAATATTGGGGTACCCTATTCCCTAACAGTGATGTTGCAGTATACACATGGATAACATCTGATACACTTCCTATCAACTACATTGGTTCAGGTACTGTGTATGATCCAACCAAGTATTCTATACAATATGTAATTAATCCTTCAGGTGCTTTATCACCAATCTATTTCTATTGGGTCAGAGATACAGGCATCATAACACCTAATTTAGGAAAAACTCTAGCTGATAGTATTATTGCTGCTTATATAGCCAATCCTAGAAATTCAGGGATTAGTTATTTTGCACCATTACTACCTAGTGTATATGCACTGTACAATGTAGGCGATTATATCAATGCTAATGACTCAGTATTAAATATTGGATTTGGTACAGGAACAAGCGATGATGTTGTTCATAATCAATACGATTTAATAAGAGTTAATTTTGCCGATGACTTTTTACCTGGATTACCTGATATCTATCTAGGTGAAACAGAACCCTATTCATTGTATGCTAGATTATTAGACAGTTTATCAGGGACTGATGTATCAGGTCAAGTTGTTCCTGATCCATTCTTACCACTAGCAGTACAAACTGGTGTTCTTGTTAGACCTAGACAAAGTTTCTTTTATGATAGATTGGGTGCTGTTAAAAACTTTTTTGAATCATTAAATGAAATCGTAAAAGAATATCCATTTTTTGAAATTTCTGATGCTACATTTATATACGCTTCAGGTGAATTTTTTGATGCTACTAATTATTGGGAAACAATTAATTGGTGGGCACCTGGGTATAATGACAATACCAAATCTACAATACAAGTTCCTATATATTCTGATTTAGCTACCTTATCAGTAACAGAAGGTACTATTGTAACAGTTGCAACCAATGGGTTAGGACTATCTGAAACTTACATTTTTGCAAATAATGAATGGCTAAGAATTGGACTAACTAACGGTACAATCAAATTTAAGAGTTCTCTTTGGGATTATGCTGGAGCAAGAATAGGTTTTGGTGATAACTTTTTTGACACTAGTCCATATGATTATTATCCTAGCGAAGAGACCCGTTGGTTAGCAAGAGCATTAACTGAGCAATTACCTTCTGAATTATTAATATATAGAAATAAAATATTAATTCTTCTTTTTGAATATATTGTTAGTGAGACAATTGAAACTCAAAATTATCTGCCATGGTTAAATAAAACATCATTTATAGATGTAGCACATACTATTAGAGAACTATTGCCTATTGAAGTTTTTCAAAGTGATAATCAAACCTTTTTAGAAGGGTATTTAAATGAAGTTAAACCCTATCATGTAGTAATTAAAGATTTCTTGTTTAAGTATACAGGTACTAATGTATATCAAGGCAATATTACGGACTTTGATGTACCTGCACAATTTAATACTAGTATACAGCGTTGGGTATCCCCTCAATTAGTGTATAGCAATCCTAGTGATGTAAATCAATATTTACCAACTAGCCCTATATGGCAAGAACCCGATTATATTAATTGGTTTCAAAATTATGGTGTAAGTTTGACTGGTCAAGACGGTGTACAAATAACAACATTAACTTCTTATTTGGCACTTAATTCTGCTGAAATGTCAGTTAACAATGCACAAGGGTTCCCAATCAATGGTGTAGTACAAATTGGTACTGAACAGATTGGATACTCTTCTGTAGATAGAAATCTAAGTGTTCTTACTGGATTGACTAGAGGAGTAAACGGCACACTGATCACTAATCATATTCCTGGAGAGTTAATTTATATTAATCTTCCGGCAGTATTGGTATTAGATGGTGGTAGAGGCTATACCGAGCCTCCTAAAGTTATAGCATATATTGATCCTTTATTATATCCTTTACCAACTGTACCTGCTGTATTAACCGCAGTAATGAGTTTAGACTCAGTGTTGAGGGTCGATGTAGTCAATCCTGGACAAGGATATGCGGTATTACCTAAGATAATAATAGATCCTTCTACTGTAATTTCTTTCGCTAGCAGTGCAGTAAGTACAACATACAATACAATAATATTGTATGCGCCGTTATTGCAGACAGGGGATTTAGTACAGTATAAAGTTAGTGCTGGCGGGACCCAAATTGGTGGTCTAGAAAACAATCAATGGTATTATGTTAATTTATTAGAGACTTCGCCTACAGTAGTTGTAGCATTATATTCTAATTATACTGACGCAACATATGATGTTAACCGTGTTAAATTGTTTAGTACAGGCACCGGTGACCAGTCATTAAGTTTAGGGGCAAAGGCATCAGCTATTTCTACTGCATTGCCTGTTAGAGAAAATAACATTACTCTAAGATTTGACAGAACAACTTATACTTCGCAAGTAATAGATTGGCAGGCTGGTCAATATTATGGCGCATATTATGCTGGGGAATATAATAATAGTGAATCAGTAGCTAGTTCGTCTATTAAGTTACAAAGTACTCAACCTCCAATAAGTTCTATTTTAGCCAGTGCTCAAGGAGCAGTTTTTGAAATTGAAAATGTACGCAATGACAGAGTAGTAACATATTCATCTTTTATTCGTCAGGTGGCAAGTACTCAAATATTAGATAATTCAATTACTCTTACCACATTTAGTAACAACCCATTGGATGTTAACGCATCAGGCTCTACCATTGGTTTCTATGTTGGAATGCCTATCAAATTCGCAGGAGCTGTAATAGGTGGACTTGTCAATGACACTGTATACTATGTCCATAGCATTATAGATGATACTAACTTTACAATATCAGAAAGTAGCACAGGTAGCCCCGTTAAGACGCTTTCAAATGGAACTGTCAGCGCAGCAGGATTAGAGTGTTATGTGGGTGAAGTGACTGATACAGCAATACTAACTGTTATTTATCCTGCTATAACCAATGTTACCGCTACCCAAGCAGCAACCAATGCTCTTACTATTCCATTAAATGCAACTGGTACAGGCGGGACTATTGGATTTTATATTAATTTACCTGTATTTTTCACAGGTACAATGTTAGGTGGGGTAATAGAAAACCAAGTATACTACATTACTACTGTAATAAACAACCAGACATTTACAATGTCTGAAACAACTAATCCAATAACATTAAACATTACTTCAACTGACGGCACATTTGATTATATCACTACAAGTGACGATACCTCTGTGCTATCAATCAATGAACCAATAATATTCAATACTATGGTAGTTGTTGGAGTAGATGTATTAACGTTTGGTGGGCTAGTATCAGGAACTACATATTATGTTTCAGCCATTGTCAATGCTAGCACATTCCAAGTATCAGCAAGTATTAATGGCCCGTCATTGAATTTATCTACAGTGACCACGGCCACAACTACTAGTGCATTAATGACTAGTCAGAAAAATATTGTTCAACTAACTACCGCTACAGGTAGTGATATGGTTATTAATATCAATTTACCAGTCAGCCCAGGTCAGGTAAATGGTCAACAATTTACCTTATATCAAACTTCAGAACAATATATTGGACTAACTGGTACTGATGGATCGTTAATAAACAGAACTATAGGTGCTGTAATAGGTACAACCGATATTGTAGCATTAACAAGTCTTAGTGGCGGGACTACCAATGTATACATTGGAATGCCATTAGAGATTTCTCAGAATATTGGATCACTAGTAACTGGTACAACATATTATGTAATTGATGTTGGAACTATAGAAATTGAATGTACTAGCACTTCGTCATCCACTGACGCAATAACTTGTGATACAACTGATTCATTATATGTAGATATGCCAATAATATTCACTGGTACAAGTTTGGGAGGAATCTCAATCAATGTTGAATACTATGTTCATACAATTGTAGATGGCACTCACTTTAAGATTACTGGTAGCCCGAATGACGCAGTTATTACTTTACAAAATAGTAACGGTACAATGATTGGTACAGGTGAACCTTATATTCAATTATCTACTACAATAGGTGGATCAGTTGAGCCAACAGGAGATTCACAACAAGCCGCATCAATATCGGTTGCTAGCCCCGCAGTAATTACAGTAGCAGCAGCACCAGCAAATGGCACTAAGGTTGAATTCAGAAGCACTGGCGCATTGCCAACTGGGCTATTTGAAAATATAACCTATTATGTAATAAATTCAGCAGTGACTACATTTAATGTAGCGTATGTTCCTAGTGGAACAGCAATCAATACTACTGGGAGTGGTTCAGGCACCAACATTGTAATTGTCACTGATGAAGTGTTCATAGATCAAACTCCATTAGCTGTACCTGAATTTGATGTAAGTTATATTTTAGGTGGCTATAGAGCGGTCATATCTGATCCAGGACTAGGTTATGCTGTCAACAATACTATTACTATATTAGGTACAGATATAGGCGGAACTAGTCCATTAAATGATCTAACAATTACAGTGGATGCGGTTAACGGTACAGGGGAAATAACCAATGTAGCCTGTAGTGGTACGGTAGCGGGAGTAACTGATAGTTATTACTTACAAGTTATATCACCAAATGAATTAGCTGTATATTCTAATCCATTAATGACTGTACCGGTGAGTGGTATTAATTTCCCTTATATCGGAATCACATCAACTACTGCTACTGGTACTAATTTAGGAACTGATATAATAACTGTAGATTCTACTACAGGCTTTTTAGTCAATGATCCTGTGGTATTTACAGGGAATGTAGTTGGTGGATTAGTACTAGGACAAACTTATTATATTTTAGACAATGTAAATTTCACATCTACTACACTTCAAGTAAGCGAAACTCCAGCTGGTTCAGTATTTAATATAACAGCAACCACTTCAGTACAAAGTTTCACAATGGCTAAGGTAGGAGATTTTGCTTTATTACCTGAACCTTTCAACTTTAATCAAAGCATTGTTAAGTTTAATAACCGAGTGTATGTTTGTGTTGTTAGCAACAATGACCAAGAATTTATTTTTGGTAAATGGGAACTATTAACTAGCGGAGATCGCAGGTTAAATGCATTAGACAGAATCATTGGATACTATCAACCTACGATAAACATGCCCGGGGTAGACCTTACTCAATTGGTAGATGGTATTATATATCCTAATAGTACATATTTAGGTAATGCGTTTCAGCCCGATCAACAGTTTGAGATAGATACTTATTTACAAGATCAACCATTTTACCCTACTGAGGTACAATCAAAATCTGTAGTTTGGAATGGAACTAATTATTTTGTAGTAGCCGATACTTCTTCTTATTCTACTATATTATACAGCCCAACAGGAGATGATTGGGTATTTAATAAAGTATCTGATTCTAATCTAGCAACTACTGATTTAAATTATGTAAATGGGAAGTACTTGATTACAACTAACAACCCAGCTACACCTATATTATTAAGTATTGATGGGGTTGAATGGACTGCTTCAGAAAGCTATGTTAGTCTTGGTGAAGTTACCGCAACCCCAATCGCAGATGGTCAATTAGTATTAAATTCTATAAACTACTTTAATGGTGTTTATATAGCAGTTGGACAAAATATCAACACAAGCATTGATGGTGTAACATGGAGAGAAAGATTTAAATTTACAAACGGCTTAACTAACGAATTATACTCAGTGTTTGGAACAACTATTGCATTATCTGCTCCATACATTGCTGTTGGTAAAGGTCAGTTTATAGACTATTCAACTGGACTACAAACAGTTAGTAATATCAATCTAGTATATACATCTTATGACAGCATAAATTGGAATCAAGCTACTCCAGTAACTAATAAAGGTTTCTATGGTATTACATATGACACTAATATTTTTATTGCTGTAGGTGAAGCTGGGGTCATCTACACTTCTCAAAACGGAGCATCTTGGTTTGGTATTAATGAGACAACTGTGACCAGTGTAAATTCATCTAGTAATATATTGAATGTGGCTGCTACTGCAGGATTTAATGTCAATGATATAGTAAGATTTACTGAATCGTTCAATGTCATTTCTTCGGCTACGACATATTATGTGGTTAGTATTCCTAGTCTAACACAAATACAAGTTAGTACAACTTTAGGCGGATTACCGATTACTTTAACTTCAGTTAATCCAACTACTACTGCCTACATGTATCTATATCCTAGAACACAGGATCTCAATGATGTATTATATGCTAACGGTGCATTTATAGCAGTAGGAGATGCAGGAACAATACTAACCTCTGCAACAGGGTATACTTGGACAACTGTTGCATCAGGTGTTGTTGAAAATCTAAATGGTATTAATTACAATGAAGATGATGGTGTTTGGATAGCTGTAGGAGACAATAACACTATCATTACTAGTGATGACAACGGAGCAACTTGGACTAGCAGTTCAGTATTAGTAGTAGATCCTACTGTTTATAATGTACAGGGTGCAGAATTTTCATATGGATATGGTCCTGAAGAATTAGTGCCTGGTGTGGTTACTGATAATATAATGTTAACCGTAGCCACTCGTCCTGGAACAGATTGGCCTGCCGTAGAGTATCAACATGTTGGTTACAATGTAGTAAGTCTAGAATTAACACCCGAGTTTGAGAATCAAACATATTATAGTTTTCTTTATGCTGTTACCACTCCAGCACAATTAACAGTGTCGGTTATAGATGGTACTACTGGAATAAGCACAACAATTTATCCTGACGCAAGTTACTATATAGATTGGGTAACTAGTCAAGTTATTTTAAATAATCCATTGACCTTTTCGCCTGTTGCAGATAGATTAAGAATTGATGTATATGAAGTGGGTAATGGAAATCAGCTAGTAAAATCTAGTACTAAATCCGATCCAATTAGAATTAATACCACTACTGGATGGAACGAAATTAACTTAGATTGTAATTATTCTGCTACTAGGTTTAATGGTAGTGGGGTGATTAGAGCAGGTACAGAACTTAAAAACACTGTGGCAACAGCAACTACTAGTAGCACAAATATTATCACCTGTGCCAGTGTAGAAGATTTTGTTTTAAATAGTCCTATTACTTTCCAAGGTACTACTTTTGGTAATATTTTAGAAGATACTATCTATTATGTAAAGACTATTAGTTATGTAACTAGCAGTATTACTGTTTCTACTACCTACAATGTAAGCACCGGTACTGCAGGACCCACTTTACCACTCACTACTGATACAGGTTCAATGGTTGTAATTATTCAAGTTGGTTCGGGTGCGGTTTGGACGGATCCTATATGTTATCTGAATGGTGCTAAATTAGTTTTAGGTACTACTGAAACAGTTACAAAAACAAATGGAATAACCAATACAGTTACCTGTCATACTACTGGTACATTAATAGTAGGTCAAAATATTACCTTTAGTGATACAATGTTTGGTGGAGTTATACAGCCCCAAACAGTATACACTATACTAAGTATCAGTGACGCCAACGAATTTGTATTAGAAGATCCTACTAACCCGGGTAATCCATTAGCATTAACTACTGCTACCGGTGGCGCCGAAATCGTTACAAATGATTATGCATTTGGAATTGCAGAAGACGGTATAACTGCAAAGATAGTATTTGCAGTTGGAACTTATAATAATCAAAGTGATTATATATCCTATACAGTGTTTGGCGAAACTGTTCCTACTCAATATGGCTACACTATACCTGAAACTCAAATTATATACCCAGCGACTGGTGGTAGCACATATGCATTGACTAATTATGTGGGGACAGACAATGTTACTAATGCAATAGTTGAAGTTAATGGACTACGAGTATTAGATACAAATTATACTATTGATCCTAACCTAGATGAAATTACTTTTACGACTATTCCAGCAGTGGGCGATACTATATCAATTACATCATACAATTTAACTGATAGACAGTATCTAAGCACAATGTATGATGTAAATTCTGCAACAAGCACAGTGGCTAACATTGTAGCTATTAACAATACTATAGCTCCTTATATTGCTACTACTAATGTATCATCATGCACATCCGTTGGCAATTTAATCACCTGTGTAAGTACATCAGGGTTTGTAATAGGTCAAACCATTATCTTTAAGGGCACTGGATTTGGTAATATTCTTACTGATGGAACTGTTTATTATATTAAAACAGTGCCAGGGTTAACCACATTTACTATTAGCCAAACCAATGGCGGAAGTGCTTTTGATCCAGGTACAGATTCAGGATTAATAGTTGCATATGTGGGAGGTACCCCGGCCGTAAGAATAACAACAGGTGTTCCGCATGCATTGACAACTAATGAAATTGTTAGAATTGATGGGACATTAGGTTCTATTCAACTTAATAATAATACTTTTTATGTACATGTCATAAATTCTACCCAAGTTGATTTATACTCTGAAGCTTATGACCCTGCATTTGCAGCAGTTAATTACCCAATAACTGCTATATCAAGCTATATAAGTGGGGGATATGTTTGGATTGATACTATATTCACTCTAGTTACTGTAGATGCAACTGCAACTTCGACTGATCCAATTAATGGAAATAGAATTACCGTGTCAACTACTCTTAATCTAGTAATAGACACCCCTGTCATATTTACTGAGTTTGGTACAGCTTTAGGTGACACATTATTAGGTGGATTGGTTGCAGGAACTACTTATTATATTAAAGAAATCTTTAATTTAACTGAATTTTCAGTGTCCAGTGCTAGAGATGGCGATGAATTTGTTTTAACTAATGACGCAGGAACAATGAATGTTACACAGTGGGAACAGGACAATGTTGATCGTTTATGGGTAACTGTTAATGGTTATCGTGTACCATCAAGTTCATTGAGAATCAACCCTGCTAATAATTTAAGCATATTGACTACAATTCAAGTAGGTGATGTAATAATTATTACTAGTATGATGCCTTCTCCGACTCCAAATGAACAAGTGTTTTTAATTAATGTGAATACGGTGAATCAAGGTGTAGTATATAGAGCAAATACACAAACTAGAACTTGGTTAGTAGAACCACTTTATAATACACATGACACGATATATGTTGATGATGTAACTAGAATAACCGATACAGTAGTACAAAATGTTACAACTCCCGCTCCAGTTGATGGTATATACAGTATTGGCTTAAGTGCTGATAAAAATATGATTTCTAGCATTGCCGTATTCAATGTTAGTACCAATCTTACTGTCCCTAGTAACACCTATGAAATTGTAGTAGAAAATTTATCTCCTATACTTAAAATTAGTACGGAATATGTGAACACAGGCGATAATTTAATTATAACCGTCTTAGAAGGCAACATGTTGTTTATTAATGGGGAGCAGATTAAATTCACTAGCGTAGACTTTGATTATAATAGTATAACAGGGTTACAGCGTGGAGCAAATGGCACAGGTGAACAGGTATACATCCCGCAATATAGTGAGGTATTTAGTTTATTGTCATCTAATAGAATGACTAATATCCTATATAATCAAACTTGGAACTCATATGATTATAATCCAACTCTAGGAGATCCGTTGCAGATAAGTAATACTCAAGCAGCAGTTTTCTTAAATGGCGATGTTAATTAAATGATAAATAAATACTATGAAAGATAAATCTTCAGAAAGCCAAGAAAATAAGGTTCCAGTACCTGAAAAAAAACCCAATGAAAATGGAGGTTTTTATTTTTCTTCGCATCTGAAAATTACAGACCCAAATACTAAACAAGTGCTAGTGCAAAAAAGAGGCGATAACTAATGTCGGTGATTACATTATCCTATAGAATAGAAGGTTTTTTGAAAATCTACGATCCAAATAATGGAGAAATATTTGTAGAAAAGAAAAACGCTATTAACTACGAAAACATGTCAGAAGCTATTGCTAATACTTTAAGTAGTCGTGGTTATGGTGAGATTTACGAAATGGCATTTGGAAATGGTGGGGCAAGCGTAGACGAAACAGGTGTGATTACATATCTACCTCCAAACACAACTGGAATTAATGCATCATTATATAACCAAACTTATGCTAAAATTGTAGATGATACTAGTGTGTTTAATTTAGATCCTACTAGAAATAAGATGACGGTTACCCATGTAACTGGAAAACTTTATACAGACATTTTGGTACAGTGTTTATTAGACTATGGCGAGCCTGCAGGACAAGATGCATTTGATAATAGTACACAAACTGACGGGCAATATGTATTTGATGAATTGGGATTATTGGCTAATTATGGTACAGATAATCTTGGACAAGTAATAACACGATTGTTAACTCATGTCATCTTTCATCCTGTACAAAAAAGTTTAAATAGACAAATTCAAATAGATTACACAGTGCGAATACAAAGTCTTACGAACTTGGTAACTATTTAAGATAAATAAAAAAGATATCGGAGTAATTGAAAAATGGCATATACAATTGTTAAAAGTGATGGTACAGTATTAACGACCATTCCTGATGGTACAATTAATACAACTAGCACTTCTATTGGACTGCCGGGTAGAAACTACGCAGGATATGGGCAAACATTAGATACAAATTTTGTACATCAACTAGAAAATTTTGCCGATACTACTCCACCTGCTAATCCTCTAAGAGGGCAACTTTGGTATAATACTAATAATAGTACGCTTTATGTTTGTCCAACTGACGGTGAAGCTAATTCATTAGCATGGTTGGCATTAACATCTACTTCTAGTGGTGGAACAACTACATTCGGTGCGGTGACTGTAACCGGTAATATACAATCAAATAATATCTCTGCTGTAAATAACAGCAATGCAAACGCTGCTACATTTAGCTATCTTACTGTCTCTGCAAATGCCAATATTGCAGACGCAAATATTACTTCTTCTAATATCGGTGGATTAATAACAACTTCTATATCTACTGGATCAGCAACTACAGCTGGTACACTAACAGGAGTTTGGACAGTCTCAGGTGGTGCTGGTGGTGCAGGAGCAAACGCTGTAATTTTTAATAGCGGTGGAATTTATATTAGTAATTCCGCAGGTGGTAATTTATACGGTATTAAAACTGACAAATATATGTACGCAAACGGAGATCCTATCTCTTTTGCAGGTACATATAGTAATTCAAACGTTTCATCTTTTTTACCTACTTATAATGGCAATCTTCTTGCTGCAAACGTTCAAACACCTATTGTTACAACCGGAGCTAATACCACTCCAGGCACTATAACAGGTAATTGGACTCTAACAACAGGATCTAGATTTAACGCAACATATGCTGACTTGGCTGAAAGATTCGAAGCCGACGATCTATATGATGCAGGTACTGTAGTTGAATTGGGCGGAGAAAGAGAAATAACCTCAGTGAAGTATGAACTAAGTGAAGATGTATTTGGCGTCATATCAAATAGCGTAGCATACTTGATGAATTCAGGGGCTGGATCAGATGCTACTCACCCTGCTGTAGCAGTAGGTGGTAGGGTACATGTTAAAGTCACGGGTAAAGTTCATAAAGGTCAACGATTGGTAAGTGCTGGTCAAGGTATTGCTAGAGGTGCCCTAGAAGGCGAAGCGACTGCATTTAACACAATTGGTCGTGCATTGGCTAACAAAGAATCACTAGATGTTGGTACAGTAGAAGCCATTGTTATCATACGATAAGGATAAAAAATGACTTACGCACAATATGGAACGGTACAAGCATCAGATTTTAATACGCTAGTAGGCGGTAACCCTACTACAACATCAGGTACACTTAATGCAGTTTGGGCAACAGGTGGTACAAACGCAGGTTATGGACAAACAGCGGTAGCTAATGTGGCAGCAGGTGGTTCAGTAGCGGCGACAAGTCAATGGGCTAGTTTAGTAAATAATACTGCTAATTCTGCTTCACACCAAGGTACTTCCATCACTTCAGTTACCGCACCTGCAGCAGGTGGAACAATTACATACCTTTCTGCTATCCCTACAAATTTAACAACGATTTATACAAGTAGATTGAACGCTGCTACACAGGGATCAACTACAACAAATACCGCTACATATGGCAGCACTTGGTCAACTGCCATTACATTTACTCACACTGTTACTTTTAGTTCAGGTGACGCAGCACGTTACTTTTTTAATGCAGGTGGACAGTTGAAAGTTACATGTGCCCATGCTAATAATACTGCAGGGATAAATCTATTATTAAATAACTTGGCAAGTAACGTAGGTACAGTAGCATTAAGCTCGCCAATAACAGGTTCTGTTACAATTGCAAGTACATCATATAATGGGGTAACTAGAGTGGGAGGCGGTGGAAATGCACCTACAATTTCTACTAATTCAGGTTACTATGCTCTTGGAGTAGCTAATACTACTCTGTTTACTCAAACTGCTAGTACAGGTCCTGCTGGTTATTTAGCTACATACATAAGCATAATTGCTAAGACAAACGGCACTCAAGGGTCGAACGGAGATGTAGGCAATATCATCACTATATACACAGTTTGGGATGAAGTTCCAGACGGTTTAACTGCTGGCACAGGTTCTGCAACTACTGTTACCATAGTGCCACCAGAAAGTGTTTATTTACCAAGTGCTAGTTGGGGAACACCTACAGTCACCGGCACCGTAGTATAATTTTATACCACTAGTAAATATCCATCTAAATACTCGTAGGAGAGTATTATGGATACTAAGACACTAATTGCAGATGCTAAAGCTAGATTTAGCCATAATGCAGCCAAAGCTTATTTAAAAGACAAGTACGATAGCAAATTTATTGTTGCTGATCAAGGTGGACTTTGGCGCGCCAATTTAGAAACTATTAATTTTTTGAATGCAGTGACAGATGAAAGAGTTATTTTAATTGACACCTTTGACAATCCTGTAGAAGTAAATAGACAGGAGTTAAAAGATAAGTTATATGCTGCATACAATGTTAGCATGAATAGTTGGCATCAAGAATGGGTTGAACTAGAGAATAAACGATGAGAGGAGTTCTCTTATTTGCGTTTAACAGCCCAAAATTTAATTACTATGACATGGCTGTGGCTACGGCAAAACGTGCTAATCATTTTTTAGGGTTACCAGTAACGTTAATAACGGATGAAGAATCACTGCCTGAAACCTCTACATATAAATTTGATAATATCATAGTAACAGAACCTGATAAAAACAACAGGCGTGATTGGGGCATGTGGATAAACAAGGGAAGATATAAAGCATATGAGTTCAGTCCATATGATGAAACTATATTGTTAGATGTAGATTATGTTATTAATTCTAATAAATTATTAGATACTTTTAATTTACCTACAGATTTTTGTTGTCACGATACTACTAGTTTTTTAATGAATCCCGAAGCTACTCAAGAAGTACTAAGTGGATATAGTTTTAAAACTCTATGGGCTACAGTCATTACTTTTAAAAAAACTTTAAGGGCTAGGCAAGTATTTGAGTGCCTTCAAATGGTTCAACATAATTTTGACCATTATTCAAACATTCATGGGTTTATTGCTAATACCTTTCGTAACGATTACGCATTAACACTGGCCCTAAGAATTGTTAATGGACACCTAGATAGAGAAGAAGATGTTATACCTTGGAATCTAGTACATATCGGAAAGAACACTACAATCTATCCTGAAACTGATGATGAGTTTAATGTTGAATACACTGTAATGTTTGATAATTGGAAAAGAGGAAAAATTCGTAAAGAATTCATTACTATTAAAGATACTGACTTTCATGTTATGAATAAAGAAAACATGTTGAGGCTTATATGAGTAGAGGATTCGTTATAATGGCACAAAACACTAGTGAGGTAGATTATGTTAAATGTGCCGAAACATTGGCTATGAGCATTTATAAAGTAATGCCAAAAGCAAAAGTTTCTATCATAACCAATGACAGTGTAGATAGTACTAAGTTTGATAAGATTATTCCTTTGCCATATGGTGATTTAGATATTAGTAGTAAATGGAAACTCATCAATGATTGGCAAGTGTACGAGGCTAGCCCGTATGATGAAACTATTAAACTAGAATCAGACATTATTATCCCTAGAGATATTATGCATTGGTTCGATGTATGTGGTAAACAAGACTTAGTGCTATGCACTACTATAAGAAATTTAAAACAAGAAATTTCAACGGTGCGTGGGTATCGTAGATTCATTGATGAGAACAAACTACCTGATGTTTATAATGCTATTACCTATTTTAAAAAATCTGACATAGCCAAAACCTTTTTTGAAATCGTAAGAAATGTTTTTGAAAATTGGGAAGACTTTAAACGTACATTGAAATGTAATCCACAAGAGCCAGCCAGCACAGATTGGGTGTATAGCATAGCAGCACACATAATAGGTAAAGAAAAAACTACAATGCCCACATTTACTGAAATGAGTATGATACATATGAAACAGTTTATTAACGGTAATCCAACTGAAAATTGGACTGATACCTTTATCTATGAATGTTTATCCGATCAAATAAGAGTGCAAACAGTGCCCCAACTTTATCCTTTTCATTATCATGTTAAGAACTTTTGTGATAAAATTATGCGAGGGTACGCATGAGCGATGATGTAGTTATTATTTGGGAAGCGCCTAAGATTATTCCTCCCGAATTTCGTTTATACTACGACGATAAGGGCAATGTTATCTGCTATACTTGTCAAAAACTAGAAGGTCAGTATATTGTAATTGACGCATTGACATATGCTATAGCAAGACCTGATATACGAATCATCGATGGAAAAATTTCAACAGTAGCACCCAATGCTGTAGTATATAAACTAATGCCCGCCGATGAGGGTAAGGCATGTTCTTCAGAAGATATTAGTATAATCTCAGATGGATCTATAGAAACAACGAATTGGAAATTAAAAATTTATGAGTTATGATATAGTTGATGTAGCAGATTTAGATTGCATCTATCTTAGTTATGATGAGCCACAGAAAGAAGAGTTTTGGCTTAAGATTAAAAATATGGTTCCTTGGGCTAAAAGAGTAGATGGGGTAAAGGGCAGTGATGCAGCACACAAAGCAGCCGGTGAAGCCAGCGACACCGAAAGATTTATTCTGATTGACGGTGATAATATGCCCGATGAAAGTTTTTTCAATCTTCAACTAGACTTTACTGATAAAGATCCTAAGTACAAAAAAGCACAGTTTCGTTGGAAAGCAATCAACAGCATCAACGGGCTTCGTTATGGCAACGGTGGTATGAGTTCTTGGACAAAAACATATGTTAGTGAAATGCGAACCCATGAACATCAAAAAGATGGTGATCTATCTCGTGTTGCTGATTTTTGTTTAGATAGTGCTGACAATTTGTATTGGGCAATGTATGATTGTTATAGTACTACATATCCTAACTATACTCCCTTTCAAGCATGGCGTGCTGGCTTCCGTGAAGGTGTGAAAATGTGCTTGAATCGTGGCGCAGTTCCATCTATAGATGAATTTAAAGAAACGGTAGCAAGTCGCAACTTAAATAATCTTACTATATGGCACAATGTTGGGGCAGATGTTGATAATGGATTGTGGGCCATATATGGCGCCCGCCTTGGAACATATATGACTATGCTAACTTCTTGGGAACATGTTAATGTACAGTGGTTTGACAACTACACTGTACTATGGGAAGAACACAAAGATAAAGACTCGGAGCGTGAAGCAACACTGCTAGGTGCTGCGCTACATGATAAACTTGGATTGCCTATGTGTACTCTAAGTAAAGAGCAGAGTAAATTCTTCAAACGTCATTATAACGCAGACAAGCATAATTTAGGTCCTTTGATCACCGAAATGGATGTGATCCGTAGAATCGAAGGATGGTAATGAGTACTGAACAAAAACGCATTAAAGACATTAAGATTAAAATAGAAAATGAAGTAGGTCCTACTTTTTGTCTAGCCAAATGGCATCATGTCACAATGTATCTACAATCCGGTGAAACACATAGTTGCTATCACCCCCAACCGCATAGGATCCCATTAAGCGAAATAATTGACAACCCTTCTGCACTACATAACACTAGTCAGAAGAAAGAAGAACGAAAGTTAATGTTAGATGGTGGCAAGCCTGAGGGTTGCCAGTACTGTTGGAACATTGAAGCAATGGGTCCTGACTATATCAGTGATCGGCATATTCGCAATGCTAGCATCTTTACTGAAGAAAGATATGAACAGACTACCAAAGGACTTTGGAATCAAAATATAAACCCTGAGTACATTGAGATTAACTTTGGTAACGAATGTAATTTTAAATGTGGTTATTGTCATCCAAAGTACAGTACTAGTTTTTATAAAGAGATTGAAAAATATGGTCCTGTCACAACAGTAAAAAATCATCGTTGCGATATAGATTGGATGAAATTATATCAGCGTGAAGATGACAATCCATATGTTGATGCATTTTGGAAATGGTGGCCTGAACTTCGCAAGACCCTGACTATTATGCGTATTACTGGAGGGGAACCAACTCTACATAAGTCTACATGGCAATTGTTAGATTCAATCGAAGCAGATCCGATGCCATGGTTAGAGTTAAATATTAATAGTAACTTAGGAACCAAACCTCTTCTTATAGAACGGCTTTCTCAAAAAGTAAAAAATCTTACTGACACTGGTAAAATTAAAAGTTTTAAATTGTTCACTAGCATGGATACATGGGGTAAGCGAGCCGAGTATATTCGCACTGGATTAGACTTAGAGTTATGGGAACAAAATTTTCATACTTACCTTAAAAACACTGATAGCCCGATTACTTTTATGATTACATTTAATATCTTTAGTGTAACTACATTTAAAAGTTTTCTTGAAAAATTAATTGAATGGCGTAAAATTTATGGGTGGTATGATGATCCTACCAATCCACAACACCGTGTAAGATTTGACACTCCATATCTTAGAGATCCTGTTCAGTATGATATGAATATTTTACCTAAAGAAGAATTCATGCCATATATGCATGATGCTCTATCTTATATGAAAGAGAATACTGATGATACTAGAGCAGACGCATTTAGTACAATTGAGTATGAAAAATTTAAGCGTGTAGTAGATTATATGGCTGAAACGGTATACCCTGAAGAAAAATTGCTACAAGGACGTAGAGACTTTTATAATTGGTTCAACGAATTGGATGAGCGTAGAGAAACTGATATGATATCTATATTTCCTGAATATTTGGGTTTCTATCGTATGTGCCAAGAAACAAACTCACTTAACCCACTATGAATAAAGAACATTTACTAAAAGAAAGCAAATCATTTTGCATGTTACCATGGGTTCATTTCACGACTAGTCCTAGTGGTGATGCACTACCGTGTTGTATAGCAAAAACACCTATTGATGAGTTTGGATTTCATCGTCCGTTGGGTAATACTACTAGAGAAAGTATGATAGAAATTGTCAATTCTAAAGGAATGAACCAACTTAGACTTGACATGCTATCAGATGTTAAGAATACTATGTGTTCGACCTGTCACGCACATGATGATTTATTATTGGGAAGTTTTCGTTCTAGTTCAAATAAACAATACAGTAAACATTTTGATAATGTAATTGCTTCTACAAACGAAGATGGTTCTTTATCTGAATTTAAGATGAGATATTTTGATATTAGGTTTAGTAACATATGTAACTTTAAATGTAGAACATGTGGACCTGACTGGAGTAGTCAATGGGAACAAGAAAACATTAAAAATAATATTTACCAACACAATATTATTAAAAATAATAAAAAAGAATTTTTAGAAGAAGTAATCAATCAAATCCCTAATATTGAAGAAGCATACTTTGCAGGAGGTGAACCTCTTATTACAGAAGAGCACTATATTCTGTTAGAAGAAATGATTAGGCAAGGTAGAACAGACACAGTGTTAAGGTATAATACAAATCTAAGTAATTTAAAATTTAAAAACAAAGACTTAATGAGTCTTTGGAAACAGTTTACAAATAATATACAAATTTACGCCAGTGTAGATCATTATGGGGAACGTGCTGAATATATACGACATGGGACAGATTGGACTGTAATAGAAGAAAACTTTTTATTAGCTAAAAAATCACCATATATTCAGTTACAAATGAATACAGTGTTAAGTTTGTATAATTATAAAACTTTTTTAGAATTTTATCAGTATTTGTTTGATAAAGGGCTATATTCATCAACAGACAATACATATTCAATATATACTATGAGTTCACCTGAATTTCTTACTTCGAATATTTTACCACAGCACCATAAAGAAGAGGGTAAAATTAAAATATTAAAGTTGATAGATATTATGAAGTCTATGGGATTTACAAAAAAACCCAACACTCTACATTTAGTGCAGGGCATCATTGATTGGACTATGGCGCCTAGTCAAAATACATGGGACAAATATAAAGAAGAATTTCAAACTAATACTGAACAACGAGATTCCCTTCGAGGTGAAAGTTTTGTCAAAACTTTTCCTGAACTTGCTGATTTAATGGAGGATTAAATGGCACATGATACTGATTATTTACTAACGAAAAGTGAAACATTTTGTATGTTTCCGTGGGTTCACTTTATGGCAACACCTTCAGGAGACGTATTTCCTTGCTGTGTTGGTGTCACAGAAACTCCCATGACTAAAATAAATCCTGATTCTACCTTTGAAACTATTATTAATAGTGATAATTTTAAAAAATTACGCAGAGATATGTTATCGGAAACTAAAAATTCAACATGCACACATTGTTACAATACAGAAAAATTTAATAAAAGTTGGCGCTCTTTTGGAAATGTTACATTTAATTCCGACATAAATGAGGTATTAAGTAATACTAAAGAAGATGGTACTCTAGACAATTTTAAAATGAAATATTATGATATTAGATTTAATAATATTTGTAATTTTAAATGCCGAATGTGCGGCCCTGATTATAGTTCACTATGGGCACAAGAAGAAAATAATAGACTAAAACCATATCATCAAATACCTGTTTATAACTTGTCAAAAAATACTAAAATTCTCTCAGAATTTTTATCACATGTTGATGATGTAGAATTTGTGTATTTTGCAGGTGGTGAACCAATGATCACTGAAGAACATTACACTATTTTAGAAGAGTTGATTAGGAAAAATAAAACTCATGTTAAAATAAGATATAACACAAATTGCAGTGTCTTGTCATATAAAGATAAAAATATATTTGATTTATGGAAATATTTTGATCATATTGATATATCAGCAAGTATGGATCATATAGGTGAACGTGCAGAATATATTAGAACTGGAACAGATTGGGCAGTAATTGAGAATAATTTACACAGACTTAACAATGTTGAAAATATTACATTGTCTATTAATACTGTGCTTAGTGTATATAATTATACTACATTACCATTATTATATGAATATTTTATTGATTTTGGGATTGTTAATAGCACTGTTTCAAATAATAGTTTAATATGTACTACTGACCCTAAATATTTTGCTGCCACTACCTTGCCTAAAATTCTGAAAGAACAATGTTTGGCAAACAATTTAAAACTGCTTGATAAGATGAATTCTATAAATTCAGGATACTTAATTGAACCGGCTATTAAGTTTACAAATTCAAGTGATGATTGGGATAAACAAAAAGAAAACTTTTTAAAAGAAACTTTATTGAGAGATGGGCTTAGAAACGATTCGTTTGAAAAAACTTTTCCTGAATTAAAAATGATGATGGATATTAATTCATGATTGATAAAAATTATTTACTAAATGAAAGTAAAGTGTTTTGTATGTTTCCATGGATGCACTTAAATGTAACTCCTAAGGGAGATATATATCCCTGTTGTAGCAATGACTACACTGTTCCATATGGCAATACTAAAGAAACTAGCCTCAAAGAAGCATTTAATAATCACCAAATGAAACAATTGAGATTAGATATGTTGGCTAACAAACCAAACAAGATATGTAACTTTTGCTATAAACATGAAGAAGCAGGTCCCCATAGTTTCAGAAACTATAGCAAAGAACAGTTTGGTAAACACTTTGATGAGATTATACCCACTACACTTGAAGATGGTACTGTTCCTGAATTCAAAATGCATTACTTTGATATTAGGTTTAGTAACATATGCAACTTCAAATGCAGAACATGTGGGTCAGAATTTAGTAGTCAATGGGGAGCAGAAATGCGAGCCAATCATGATCCTAAACATCCTATAGTGATTCATGCCGACGAAAAAGGCAATTTACTTCGTGAAGTATTGGATCAGGTAGAACATATTGATTTGGCATATTTTGCGGGTGGCGAGCCTACTCTGACAGAAGAACACTATATTATGTTAGAGGAAATGATTCGCAAAAAGCGTACGGATATTACACTTAGGTATAATACTAATGCTAGTAATATTAAGTTCAAAGACTATGATTTGTTAGACATGTGGAAACACTTTAAAAAAATTGAACTAAGTTGTAGTATAGATCATTATGGCGAACGGGCTGAATGGTTACGACATGGAACTGATTGGGGTCTAGTTGAAAGTAACCTGTTAAAGTTTAGAGAATTAGATTATATCTCATTCCAATTGAACACTGTTTTTTCATTGTTTAACTACTTGACTATTGGAGAATTCTACTCGTATCTAAAAAGTAAAGGATTGGTTCGTACTCATGATTGGTATCATAGTTTATACTTAGCAGTGCATCCTAGTCACTATAGTGCTAAGAGTTTACCCAAAGAATTAAAGATTGATGCGACAAATAAGGCTATGGCTTGGGCAAATCAGTATCGGGATGATGAAACATCATTATCACGTTTAGTAACAGATGCGGTTAACTTTGCAAAAGATTCTGATATTTGGGCTGAGAATAAAGAAACATTTATGATGCATACTGGATCAGGGGATAAGATACGAGGCGAAAATTTTTGGAAAACATTCCCTGAATTAAATAAACTACAAGATTTGACGGAGTAAAAATGCAAAACCCCTTGGTAATAGAAAATTTAGTTAAGTTTGGAAAACACTTTTGTGTATTACCTTGGGTACATTTTCACTCATGGCCAGACGGTAAAGTAATGCCTTGTTGTGTCGCAGATAGTTCTATGCCAGTGGCAAATATTAATGATGGCGAATCTATTATTCAGATGATGAATAGTGATGACTACAAAAAAATGCGTGAAGCAATGCTAGTTGATGAGCCTGTCGAAGCATGTAGAAGGTGTTATGACTTAGAACTATTAGGTACGTGGACTATGCGTAAAAGTCATAATAAACGCAGAGGTCTAGAATATGTTAACATGATTGCAGAAACTACCGATGATGACGGTACTATTTCTGAATTCAACATGAAGTATATGGACTTGCGTTTCAGTAATATGTGTAATATGAAATGCCGTAGTTGTGGTCCTGGATGTAGTAGTCTTTGGGCACAGGAATATGTTGATGAAAAGGGCATAGATGAATACGAAAAGCATTTTAAAACTAAAAAAATTGTAGTCAATACCGCAGAAGAAATGAGTTTTATGAGTAAACTAAAACCATATCTTAAAGACGTATTAGAAGTTTATTTTGCAGGTGGAGAAATCATTATTACTCCTGAGCATTATGAGTGCTTAGACTACTGGGTTGAAAATGGATTGACGGATCAAGTTGAGTTGACCTATACTACTAATTTTAGTGCAATGAAATATAAAGACAAAGACTTGCTTGGGTATTGGAAGAAGTTCCCTCAATTAAAAATTTGGGCTAGCCTAGATGCACATGGCGATGTAGCAGAAGTTATACGCAAGGGTACAGATTGGGAAAGAATTGTTAAAAACATTAGAACATTAAAAGAACAAGTACCTCATGCACAATTTCAAATTACCCCAACCCTTAGCATTTGGAATATATTTGATTTCCCTGATTTTTTTGATTATCTGATTAAAGAAAATTTGATAGATGATAAGACAACTAGCCCAAGATTTAATCTAGCAACTAATCCATGGTACGCAAACATCATGATTCTACCTGTTTCTGTTAAACATAGGTTAATGGAATTGTACAGAGTGTATGCGGATAGATATGAAAATGTCAATATTGAACTACACAATGGCTTTAAAATGATAATTTACAATTTAAGCGTTGGTGAAGAGAATAAAGGCGGCATTTTAGAGTTTAAAAAGTTCAATGATGAACTAAATCAATTTAGAAATGAAAAGATAGAAGATATTATTCCTGAACTCAAAGAGATATATCAGTGGGCCGAAAGTTAATAGCTATAGAGGCTCCCCAGCCTTACTTGGCCGTTACATGGCAAGTTAATAACTATTGTAACTTTAGGTGTAGTTATTGTAACCCGGGTAATTGGGGAGGCACTGACATCAATGATGGCAATCTAGACTTATACATCAACAATCTAGATATTATCATTAATCGTTATAGAGAGATAGGTTATAAGAATTTTAAATTTTTCTTTAGTGGTGGTGAGCCCACTGCTTGGCGTAACTTTATTCCAATATGTGAATGGTTATACAAAGAACTACCCCATGCTACTCTAGCCGTTAACACTAACCTAAGTCGCCCATTGAAATGGTGGCAAAAGAATCATTATCTATTTGATGATGTGGTCGCTAGTTTCCATGTAGAGTTTGCCGATAAAAATCGCTATGAAGAAAATAGTATATTCTTATGCGATAAGGTAAACTATTTGGCTACTAAGATGTTACTACATGAAGAAAGATTTTGGGAAATAGTAGAATTTGGTAAGCACTTAAAAACAGTAATGCCAAACTACTTTTTAGAATGGACTCCGCTATTTGATGAGATGAGTGTAAACGCAGGTCCTTGGACATACAAAGATCCTGCAAAAACCCAGTTCATTAACGATTGTACATCAGAGCATCAACAAACTAAACCAAAGCCTGATAAACGATCAAACTACAATGTTAGTTATAATAGATACGACGATAATCATTATGAAGTATGTAATAGCAACGAAGTGATTGTTGCGGGTAATAATTATTTTAGCGGTTGGAACTGCAATGTAGGTGATGCTATTTTTATCAATCCAGTAGGCGAGGTCAGTTTAGCAAGTTGTGGTATGGGTGGTAATGTGGGTCATATATTAAAGGATATTTCTCGTGTTGGACCTAAACAAATCATTTGCAAAAAAGAACATTGCCATTGTGGCACAGACATTATAATCCCTAAATTTATAAACAATGGCAATTCTTAATAGAGACTCTTATCCTAAGATTCATACTAGTTTTGAAAAAGTAGGTACACCGCATTGGACAGCACCTGTTAACAAGACTGTTACAGAAGGAAATGTAACTTTTCAAGTATATTACTTTGATGAAAATAAAGATTATTGGTTCATTGACATATATAACGGAAATGCATTTGAATGTTACCCTATAGAAACTATTCTTCCTGAAGAAATATTAAGAAAAGTTTACAATAAGGAAGTAATATTATTAATTTCAAATACTCATGAAACTTATCACAGTTGTATTACTGGAATATATAGAGATTTGGTAGTTAGGGCTAATATCCCTATAGAGCAGATAATATTTCTAACCGAGTCTGCTGATATAATAGAAGAAGTAGACATTGTAAGACAAAAATATAATTTAGAACGAATCAATGTTGAATGGATAAGAACATTTGAGTTCAACGCAAAAAGTCAATTTTTACATATGTTTACTAATCCACCATTAACTCTTGAAAATAAACATTATGATAAAAAGTTTCTAAGTTTTAATCGCCATATGATGACTCACGGTAGATTGCATAGAGGCGGTTTAATAGCATTATTATGTGCTATGAACTTATTAGACAATGGATTCGTTAGTGCTGGAATGTTTTATGAATATCCAACTTGGAATGACATTTTAAATGAGTTAAAACGTTACCATAATGACAGTGAAGAATTCATTCAGTTATTAATGGCTAACGAACAACGAATTTTAAATATTGGCGACTTGACTGTAGATGTAGATAGCACTGTTTTAAAAGAGCGTGATAATGCTTATCTTTTACCTTCTATAGCTAAATTTTATGAAGATTCTTATTTTAGCGTAGTTACTGAAACAAATTGTTTTGCTAAAGGAATAATGCAGGGTGATATAACTCCACCTGGTAGATTACTAAGTGAAAAAACATTTAAAACGATTGCTATTAAACATCCCTTCATTATAGTAGCTAGAGCTAAAACACTTGAATTGCTTAGAGAAATAGGATATAGAACATTTAGTCCATGGATAGACGAAAGTTATGACAATGAATTAAATGAATCAGCTAGAATGTTAATGATAGTTAAAGAAATAAAAAGATTGTGTGAATTATCTTCTGACCAGTTAGTTGAGTTTTTAAACAATACTAGAGAGATTTGCGAATACAATCATCAAGTATTATTGAGTAAAAATAAATGGACAACACAACTAAATTAAAATGCGATTTAATATATTTTGTAGGTGACAGTGTAACATTTGCGATGGATCAACTTTATATAGCAGATAAAATTTTAGAACATATTGAAAAATTTAATATATTAAATTAACCATACTTCTTCATTTCTCTTACTGGGTCATTTAGTTTTTCTGCCATACTATTTTTTAAATCGTACCGTTTATGCATTACATCTCTGACATGCAATGCTCTACGACCCACTTCTGCTAAATCGTATAAATGTTCAACACGGAATTTTTTAAAATCATCTTCTAAATCCCACACTTCCGCGTGTACTTCATATAATTGATCAAGTTCGTCCTTTATTAGTTCAAAATCAATGTCATGTAATTGTTCAGTGTAGAAGTCTAGTTCTTCTTTATTATTGCCTAATTTTGCAAATTTTAATTTGGCAATGCAATAACGGTCTACTAATTCTATTATTGGGAATTTCATAAGTTATCTTTAATTAAATTTAAAATTTCAATCTGCTGCTGAGGTGAGGTATGATAATGGGCATCACCGAAGATATCAACATAATTCTGTTTATATGTGTTACCGGTAATACATTCATACCATGGTACTTCAGTAATTGGCATATTAAGTAAATCAATGACTAATATAGCAGGTATATTACTTACATATAATTTATGTAATACTGCTTGCATACACCATAAATCTATTTTTCTTTTCATCATGGGTGAATACATATGCATGAACCATTGTTTTATAGCATCGTCCTTTTCTTTGGGAGCATGAGCTTTAGGGAATTTTGTTATAATTGGCTCATGTAATAACGACATAAGATTCTCACTAATTAAGGACGGCGAAGTATTATTATTTAATATCCTAGGATAATATGATATATCGAATAAGCTAGCACACCTATTTACATATCTATTATCATTGTCTTCACCTGAAGTAGTGCTTAATTCTATGCGGTCAATGACCGTAGTCCCAAATAATATTAGATCAGGTTTATCTAATATGGCCTGTTCAATTTGCAGTGCGATTCCACCGTTACTCATTCCCCCGCGAGCATATGTAACAAGGTCATATCCTAATTCCTTAGCAAACAATTCTGAAAAATGAGTATTTTTATAATTATTATAATCTGGTGTCATCCAACTATCACCGCATACTATTAATTTTGGCATATTTCTACCTTAGGAAAATATTTTAAGAAAATGTCTTGCTCAATATTACGCACAGTTTTAATTCTTTTACTAATCTCTGTAAAAAAGTTCCAAGCCAATGGCATAAACACAAGCCGATCATTTGAACTAAACTCTTTGATAGCATCAGGTCCTTTTATAAGAATATTTGTTCCTGGCGTATACAAATTATGCTTTAATGGGTTGTCATCTATAATCAAATCTAACTTCATATCTAAGAAATTCAATAGTGTATTACCTTTTGCGGCTGCACCGTAGCCAATTATTTTATAGCCGTTAAACTTATAGGACTCTATAGTACGCTTTAACTCGTCCATATTACTTTTGACATTTTTTTCCCATATAGTATACGTTTTTATGTTTAGTAAGGCTTTCTCTGTTTTGATTTTGTCATCGATGGTCGATGAATCATCCTTAGTACTTAATATGAATAAGTAACTGTTACCGTGTACAGGAGTTTTGATAGCGTCAATCAAGTATAGCCCTGCTCTTTTGGCTAACTCATACAGACTGTTGATATTAAAGAAATTAATATGCTCATGGTATATAGTATCAAACTCATTATTCAGAACCATATCTGCTTGACTAGTCTGAATGAATAATAGTGTATGGTCACGCATCAACTTTTTACAAGTTTGTAAGAATTCTAGTGGGTTAGGATTATGTGCAAAAACATTTTGGGCAGTTATAGCATCAAATTCATATTTAATTTTATCTACCACATCAGGACCAAAAAAGTCACATATGACATTATGTTTTGCTGAACTAGTAGGATATATATTTTCTGCTGGATCTACACCAAACGTGTTAAACCCTCTAGACTTGAAAGAATCTAATTGAGTTCCGTCATTGCATCCAATATCTAATACATTGGATGTTTGTTTGTTTAGTTTTTCAATGACATAATTAGCAAACCATTCGCTATAATCTTTTAGGGTTTTGCTAGTACCGCTTACATACAAGTAGTTTTTATAGATTGTTTTTGGATCAACCGTATGAGTTAATTGAAGATGATAGCAGATTCTGCATAAATTTACTGCTAGAGGATACCGATCTTCAATCCCATCTTTAAGATTGAGATAACTGTTAGCCAATGGTTGAATACCTAGGTCAAGCGCCAATGACAAATTTTTATTACCACACGCTAAACACGCATGATTGTATTCTATTTTACTCATATGGTATGAACTGGTTTCTATTGCTAAAGGTTGTCTGATCTATCTTAGATACAATATCATTGACAATTGAGTCAATAGTCTCTTTAAACTGAAAGTTATAAGTATGCTTAAATTTTTGAGTGTTCATAATAAAATCATAAACGCCTGTTACGCTAGGTTGTATTTTTATATTTGAAGTAGTTAAACTACTAACCATTAGGCTAATGTTATCAACAGTGTCATAGAAGCTAGCCAAGTTGTATATTCCAACTTTTGGATTCTGTAGTACACTATTAACTGCAAGACCAATATCAGCGATACCCAATATTGGTCTTGTTATTTCTTTATTATTAATAAAAATGGTACCCAACTCAATTGATTTTTTAGTCATTGAATTAATCATTAGGTCTTCCCGCATGTTTGGACTCCATCCATTCACTGTTCCAAATCTAAATCCAATTATATTATACCCATCTTGAATAAACTTTAGTGCATGTGTATCAAGCGTGTATTTGGTTAGATCATAGTTGTTTATGGGTTTAAATAGCAAGTTATTATCTTCGCTCGTTTCTTTGGCAGAGTTACCGTACACACTTCCGCTGCTTGCATAAATCAATGTTTGTTTTTTGTCAATCATTGATACCAAATTGACAAAGTTATTAACATTGTTGTTAAAACTTGAAGTAATATCGCCGTTACACATATTCACTGAACTATGACCGGCAAGTAGAATTATGGCATCAAACTTACCTAGGAATTCTTTGGAAAGAGTATTGTAATCCTGTGTAATACTAGTACCTAGATTTCTTTCAAACCAACAAAGGTCAACACTCTGCATTTGGTATTGATATTGAAGGTCATGTATTAGTCTAGATCCTATATATCCATTGCCTCCCAAAATTAAGACTGTTTTAGCCATTGTGATTTATTTATATGGTAATATAGTCTACAATAAATAATGTAATGATTGTGAATAATCTTAAATTCTATTATATAGATACTGTATCTGCCTCAGATAATGAAGTCCCTTCAATTAGGTACGCCAGTGCTTATCAATCGTTGCCGATATATTCTAACCATAATTATTATTACATAGAATTTAAACGGTCTCTTTCTAGTTTATCTGAATGTTTGATTAAGGACAATGTATTACATCAGCTAGTACACGGTGACTTATACCTTGCGCTATGTAATAGTCATGAAGCCTTTCATTCTGTAGTTGATGAAGTATATGAACACGCTGTAATAGAATTAGCCATTCCTGAACATAAGATTATATTAATAAGCGAATCAGCGGATATAGTCACTGAAGTTAACGATGTGGCATTACAATTGGGTAAACATCCTATTAAAACTCTTTGGGCTAGAATTTTTGAATGGGCAGGTAATAGATATATTAATTCCGTTTTAAACGGTAAAACTAATCCCAAATTAATAGACAAATCTTTTGGTAAAGCTTTTTTAAATTTTAATAGGAGATGGAGAACACACAGACCTGCTTTAGTAGCATTATTATTTGCTAATAATTTATTAGATAGGGGTTATGTAAGTTTGGCTCCGGTAGAGGGAACGAATTGGGAACTGATTTGGTGGTCATTAGTATCGTATCATAATGAAGAGATATCTACATTGTTAACAATGTACAAAGACGATATATGCAACATACCTCCTTTATTTTTAGACGCCGAAAATATGGAAGTCAACCGAGTTGAACATAGTGAGTCAGTAGCATATTTGTATAATGACAGTTATTTTAGCATAGTGACTGAAACAAATTATTATGCCAATCAACCGGGACGATTCTTCAGTGAAAAAGTTTTTAAACCAGTTGTTATGGAACATCCATTTATAATAGTATCTAGGCCACATTCACTAGCAAAATTTAAAGAATTGGGCTATAAATCATTTAGTCCATATATTGATGAATCATACGATGAAGTAGAAGATGACTCGGAAAGATTACTAGCGATAGTAAACGAAATAAAAAGATTGTCTCTTTTATCCCCTACAGAATTGTCAGAATTTTTAATCAATGTAAAGCCTATATGCGATTATAATTTTAAAATTTTGTTAACTAAAAAAAATTTTATTACCCATTTAAATTAACTATGACAGATTTATCTAACATTGATTTTGGTAAATATAAACGCTTCTTTGCGTTTGGATGCAGTTTTACTTCATATCATTGGCCTACTTGGGCTGATGTATTAGCATCTGAAATGCCTAATGCTGAATTTTACAATTTTGGACATTGCGGTGGTGGTAATTCAATGATATCTAATCGCATTGCTGAAGCAAATTGTAGATATAAATTTACCGATACTGATTTAGTTGTGCCGATGTGGACTACATTTTGTAGAGAAGATAGGTATAGAACTGGTCAATGGATGAGTACTGGTAATATGTTTAGCCAAAATGAATTTGATGAAGAATTTGTGAGAAAATATTGCGACCCAATTGGATATTTGTTAAGAGATTTAGCAATAATTACTGTTACAAGTACCTATCTTAAATCCTTGCCTTCTGATTCATTCATGTTAAATGGAGTACCTTATACTTATCAAATGGATATTGAAACCGCACCATATCCAAAATTAAAAGAAATTTTGGAATTATATAAAGACACTATTAGCTTAACTCCACCTGCATTAGTTGATTTAGAATTAGGAGGTGAATTTAAACACGGTCATGAATACTCAAGGATGCATAATGGTGATTGGTACTTAGACTATCATCCAAACACATTGCATTATAATGGATACCTTAAAAAAATAGGTCTACCGTTAACATCTAAATCTTCAATGTATACAGAACATTCAATGACATTGTTAAAATCAACTAAAACAGAAGCACAATTGATCATCGCCTTTAATAAAATGGTTGACGATAGAAATACAAAATTAAAAAATCTTTTTTGAACTTAGGAATATTAATGAAAAAAGTAACAATGATTGGAGTAGGCAAATTAGGACAAGACTGTGCTGAGGTAATGGCAGACGCGGGCTATGATGTAATCGGTTATGATATAGAACCTAGGTCACCTAAGTTTCCTATGATGAATACTATTAAAGAAGCAGTCATTGACCGTGATATTATTTTTATTGCTGCACCAACACCACATGATCCTATATACGGCGGTGAAACTCCTACTAGTCATTTACCTAATAAAGACTTTAATTATAATATAGTAATCAATATACTCAATGAGGTAAACATATTCGTTAATAAAAAGCAACTAGTTGTACTTATAAGCACCGTGTTACCCGGGACAGTTCGTAATCATTTAGAACCTTGTATTACTAACGCTAGATTCATTTACAACCCATACTTGATTGCAATGGGCACGGTCAAATGGGACATGGTAAACCCTGAAATGATTATCATTGGAACAGAAGATGGTAGTATTACAGGTGATGCACAAGAGTTGATTGATTTTTATAATGTGTTTATGAATAATAATCCTAGGTACGAAGTAGGTACTTGGGATGAAGCAGAATCAATAAAGATTTTTTATAATACTTTTATTAGTACTAAGTTAGCACTAGTGAATATGGTTCAAGACGTAGCCGAAACAAACGGCAACATTAATGTAGACATTGTTACCAAAGCATTAGCAAATAGTACACAGCGTATTATGGGCCCTGCATATATGCAAGCTGGCTTAGGAGATGCAGGAGCGTGTCATCCTAGAGATAATATTGCATTAAGGTATTTAGCCGATAGATTAGACTTGGGCTATGATCTGTTTGATTGCATAATGACCGCTAGAGAAGTACAAGCAGAGCGTATGGCACTCAGATGTTTAAAGAATGGTAAGAACGTCACTATTATCGGTAAAGCATATAAACCTAAAGTACCTTACACAAATGGTAGCGCTAGCATGTTGGTCGGTTATTATATTGAAAAACATGGAGGCTATATTAATTATTACGATGAAAATACAGGTGATTTAGATTTAAAAACAGAATGGACTGAAGTATATTTAATTGGATATTGGGAAGATTGGGTGCATCATGCATTAAATAATATTCCATGTGATTATAGGTCAGTAGTTATAATTGATCCATGGAGGAAGATTTCTGACCATAATGCATCTTATAAGTTTGAAACTATCGAATACGGTAACACTAGACCAAAAAATATATATGGGGTAGAAAACTCTCAATATCTAATTTATCAAACCGGTCATTTAAAGAATTTGTTTGGGTTATGGCCTGAAATGGAAAAACATAAAGATATTATTCATCTCATTGATGCTGAATCAGGTCTAACAAAATTTCATTTGAGACCCACGGAATTGATTGTAGAAGAAATATTAGAGGCTTCTAAGAATGGAAAAATTAAATTTTTATTTAATAATTTAGCTGAAGGATATCAAATTCCAGCAGTAGACAAAATTCACCGCATTGCAAATATATTAGAAAATCAAATTGATTCCAAGAATCTTATATATTTGACATCTTCGCCCGGAGTAGAACAAATATATGAAGATTTGTTTTCCAGTAAAAAGAATAAAAATTGGAAAAATAAAATTTCAATATTGTCTGCCCATGCTTTTCATTTATATACTCAGTGGAGTATGTTAGAGCTTAAAGAGTTAACTAATTATATAATTAAAGAAAAATCTAAAGATTTTTTATGTTTCAACAAAGTTCCTCGTGAGCATCGAATCAGACTACTTAATAGAGTGCTAGAGCATAATATGCTAGATAAAGGTTATTATTCGTTTGAAGGGTTACCAAATTGGTTAGACTTTTTACCCGAAGAATTCAACAGCATCAAATTAAATGAAAATAAATTTCCAATAAAATTAAATATAACCCCTGAAAGACCAAATCCGTTAATGGTAGAAGTTCAGGATCTTAAATATTTTGATGATAGTTATTTTAGTATAGTTACCGAAACAACTTTTTATAATAATGACCATCCGCGTATTGTTAGATATGGGACCTTAGATAATATTTTTATTACTGAAAAGACTTTTAAATGTTTTCCTGCAATGCACCCGTTCATTGTATTTGCTTATCCTAATTTATTATCTGAATTAAGAAAACTTGGGTATAAAACGTTTGCACCCTTTATAGATGAATCATATGATACTATTATCAATGATGATGATAGATTTGAAGCAATATGGAAAGAAATAACTAGATTATTACATAAAACACCTGAAGAATGGATTCAATGGCAATCTGGCATCAAAGAAATCGTTGAATTTAATAAAAATCATTTTTATTCAAATACAAATTATTCTTCTACCCCTATTGACGATATTTTTGGAGACTAATAATTGGATTTTAACCTAACGTCATTAGCAGTAGATAAGTTAGTTCCTAAAGAACGGCCTACAGAAGATATTGCCGATGCCCGACATCGTAATATGATGGAGGCTATAGCGCCCTATGCAAAGAAAACAGAACAAAAAAATCTAACACCTGTATATGTTAATTATAAAACCCGCAATACTAAATTAGTATTGGTATTATGTCCTGAATGGAGTCCGTATATGCCGCCCTTTAGTCTAGCTAGACTAAGTGGTATAGCAAAAAGTGCAGGATATGAAACTACTATTATGGATTTGAATGTTAGAGCCTATAACGAATATCGTAACGATTGGCAACCTAATAAAAAACTCCCATTCAGACTATGGGATCCTAGTAGCAGTTGGCACTGGCTAGGCGAGACTTATATGAATGATATTCATCCCGTATTAGAGCCTGTACTTAGTAAAGCAATAGATGATATAGTTGAACTAAATCCTGAAGTAGTTGGCTTTAGTATATATTATATTAGTGAAGAGCCAACTAAGTGGATGTGTAAAGAACTCAAACGTAGACTGCCCAATGTAAAAATTGCAGTAGGTGGACCCAACGTACACAAGAGTTGGTTTAAAGTAGAACCATATTATGATTATGCAGTTGTGGGTGAAGGTGAGGCAAACTTATTAGTATTACTTGAAGAAGTAGAAAACGGTATCAACCACAGTGAACCTAAGATTCTAGATCAACCCGAAGAGCAGCGTATCAACATAAATGGCTTGCCTATGCCAGACTATGAGTCTATAGATTTTAGTCAATATGAATTGCCTAACGGAGTAAACACAGAAATTAGTAGGGGCTGTACAGCAAAATGTACTTTTTGCGAAGAGACACATTTTTGGCGATATCGTCAGCGTCAATCTGTTGATTTGATTACGGAAATCGAATGGCTATACTATAATAAGGGTACAGATGTTGTTTGGTTCATTGATAGTTTAGTCAATGGCAACTTAAAAGAGTTGAGGGCTTTTGTCAAAGGAGTCGCCGCTAAAGGTCTTAAGATTAAGTGGACAGGATATGCCCGCTGTGACGGCCGAATGGATCTAGAATACATGAAAGATTTAGCTGCCGGTGGTTGTATCATGTTTAACTATGGGATAGAATCCGGTAGTCAAAAAGTATTGGACGATATGGCTAAAGGCGTCACGATTGCAGAGATGGAACAAAACTTCATCGATGGTAAAAAGGTGGGTATATGGGCTGCTACAAACTGGATTGTAGGATTCCCCACTGAAAATTTTCAAGACTATGCCGATAGCATGACACTACTATGGCGTATGCGTAATAATAATATTAATAACGCCGGCTTGGGAGTAGGTTATGGCTTGGGCCCAGAAACTATAGTAGGTCAAAACCCGCATAAATTTAATATTAGTTGGCACAAGTATCAAGGACATTGGATTACAAAAGACTTGACAATGGGTGGAACTCATGTAATGACTAGAGTAAAAACTTTTCACATGTTTGCCGATTTTATACAGGGGTGTAGTGAAGTCCCGATTAGTTATCCAGTGAGACACGGTTTAGCAAGAGAACATTATAAAATAGAATTGAATGATCCTAAGTGTATCAAAGAAATTGAATATGAAAAATTTGATTATAATATTATTAAAGTAGATATTAATCCATTTGCTAATACATTAGTAAATGAAATGTGGCCATTCTTTCGAATGCTTTGGAAAACTAGAGGTGGATATAAAGCTGTAGTGAAATTTCATCCTGACATTGATTTAAAAGAGTTTGGCAGTCAGTTTGGACCCGGCATGTATTATGCTACTTATAAGTTTGATATCACGGATGACGGCAAGTGGGATGCCGATTTTGATATTATTTTTAATCAAGTAGATAATATATTTGACGATAGAGAACGTCCGCCTCTAGGTAGAAAAGGTCCTTTTTACGCACAAGACTATAGTAGAATTCAAGCTAATACAGCCAAACGTGCCCGTAAATTAGCAAAGCCAACATGGAGCGATGAAGAAGGTAGAGATGGACAAGATTTTACAGACTTGTTAAATGAAGAACAAATGTTAAATGAAACTATTGACTTCTCATTTAAGCTACATTGGGTTGAGTCAGGTGATTGGGGCAACTATGCCGACTATGAAGTTAAAGTTTCTAATACTACTATCGTTGTGATTCCTGAAAAGAAAGCAATGTCGGCTACAGAATTTGCTACAATTGACGTAACATCTATTAAAAAACGTGAACCCAATACTTGAGTTTGAAACGGTTATAAAAGAATATTATAACAGCCCATATGCGGTTACAACTGATTGTTGTACCCACGCTATTGAACTATGTATTAGGTTATTAAAGCCAACTGAGGTATCATGTCCAAAACACACCTACCTAAGTGTTCCAATGACATTTGAAAAATTAAATCTAGATTGGAGATTTAAAAATTTTAAATGGAATGATTATTATTATATAACTAATAATATTATTGATGCGGCAGTATATTGGAAGCCCGATGGATATATCCCTAATACATATATGTGCTTGTCATTTCAATTTAAAAAGCATTTAAATGTGGGTAGAGGTGGCATGATATTAACCGACGATTATGAATCTTATAAAAAATTAAAAAAGATGAGTTATGATGGTAGGCTTCCCGATATTGCATGGGCTGAACAAGACGTAGACACATTGGGTTATCATTATTATATGACACCTGAAACTGCTGAGTTGGGTTTAGATAGATTTCACGAAGTAAAGGACATTGAACCTAGACAATGGTCTTGGAAAGACTATCCCGACTTAACAACAATGAGTGTATTCAAATGCTAAGTAAAAACGAGTGGGATCCACTTAAAACCGTGATTGTTGGTATAGCAGATAATGCTACTAGACCAATTATATCTACAAGCGTTAGGACTGTTAACTATGCTGATGTAAAAGATGTGAGTACGATTGAATGTGGTCCATATCCTGTACAAGTCATAGAAGAAGCGAATCAGGATTTAGAAACACTAAGTGATTTTCTTAAGAAAGAAAACATTAAGGTATTACGCCCTGAAGCAAATCATCCTAGGTATTATAACTATTGCCCAAGAGATACGGTATTAATACATGATGAATTAGTATTGGCTACACCAACTGCACTAAGTGAACGACGCCATGAATGGACTAGTTCTGCGAAGCATTTAAATATAGTTACAGTAGCACCTATACCAAATGATGATATAATTTATAATACTGAATGTATAGGTAATCCTGATATTTTAGCATTAAATGAAATAGATCCTTGTTTTGATGCTGCTAATATTATTAGAGCAAATGAAGACCTTTATTATCTAGTTAGTAATACTGGTAATAAAAAAGGTGCAGAATACTTAAGGTCATTGGGCAAAACTGTACATACTATTGAAAACGTATATAGTTATATTCATATTGATAGTACTATTGCATTTTTGCGTGAGGGTTTAATGTTGTTAAACCCAAAAAGAATTACGAATGTCAAAGAACAATTACCCAAATCATTGCATAATTGGGATATAATATGGGCTACTGAGCCAATAGATATTGGACATTACCCCGGTATATGCAATGCTAGTGTTTGGATAAATGTAAATTTGTTATCTATCAATCCTAACTTAGTAGTTCTAGAAGAACACCAACACAATTTACGAATAGAATTAGAAAAATACGGTATTGAATCAGCAATGTTACCAATGCGTCATGCTAGAACATTAGGTGGTTGTTTTCACTGTGTGACATTAGATTTAGTTAGAGATGATAAATGAGTAAATGGCGTCGAGGACATGTTGGTAGATTTTGGTATACTGAAGAGGTTAAAAATCTTAATTATACTAAACAACCTATAACTCAAGATGAAGTTGACCAATGGGTATCTAAAGGTTATGATTACGTAAAGAGCTTTACGGGCAGCATGTATGATAATAAAAACCCAATGCCTGAATTTATTAATAGACTTAAAGATATCTTTTACAACTATAAAAATCTTACGTTTACTTTTTATAAAATGAGTACATTGGAAATTATGCCTGAGCATTCTGATCACTATAATACATATATGAAATTATATGGGGCAGATTACAAAAATGTACACCGCATCTTATTAATGTTAGAAGATTGGAAACCCGGGCATTACTTGGAAATAGATGGCACTGGTATTATTAATTGGGTAGCAGGTGATTACTTTATTTGGGAAAATGATTGCAAACATGCTGCTGCTAATATAGGTGTAGAAGATAGATATACTTTACAGATTACGGCTGAAATACTTAGCGACAACTCAACTGACTATAAACTACATTGGTATAATATTCCTGATAGAGAATCAAAAACCGAATCATCTCAATACTATATGAATAGGGTACTAAACGGAGTAACTGATAATATAAGAAATGAACCATTGTATATTTACATGCTTAATCAACAAATTGTTGAACTAGAAACAATAATACATGATCAAAGTACAGTACAGTATTTAAATGAAAAGGGTATTACATTTTATCTAACAGAACCATTATGCGGCTATACAAGATTACCTAGGAAACATACACTATCAATTTATTCAGAATTTAAAGGTGATGAAGATTCTTCTGCTTTACGGGCAGACGAGTTAGATAGCATTAAAGAATATGTTATCAGAAATAAATTAACTAATGTTAATGTTTATACATGTGATTATGACGCTAAAACATATTATCCTTACTATAAATCTTTTATGAATATAGAAACAGATGATTTGTTTATTAGAACCATACCACAAAAAACAGTATTCCATACCAATGTCAAAGCTGCTTTTAATAAAAAATTTATTTGTTTAAATTGGAGATTTACTCCTCATAGGCAATTATTAGCCGCATACTTGTCTCAAAAATCTAGCACTATTAGTTGGTATTTTAGGGGAGATTTGCCTGTTGTAGGGCACTATAATTGGATTAGTATTTTTTCACTTAGAGACCCTAAATATTTTAATACTTTAATAGATGGCATCACATATCTAAATGCTAACGCACCTCTGAGTGTTGACTTACCTGATGTAGAATCTATCTCTTTATATGATACTGCTCATGGCGAATTTATTCCTAATAGTCAAATACTGAATAATAGTTCCAATGAGATAATAGAAAATGCTTATTTGAATGTGTTTTGTGATATAGTTACTGAGTCTAGATTCGCTCAGCCAACTGGTAACTTTAGCGAAAAGGTATTTCACCCTATATGGTATAAAAAGCCTTTCGTATTGGCAGCGCCTCCTCATACACTAAAATATTTAAAAGAAGAAGGGTATAAAACCTTCAATGAATTTTGGGATGAAAGTTATGATGACTGTGAAAATCATGAAGAAAGATTAATGAAAATATTTGATGTAATAGATTTCATTGATAGTAAATCTATAGACGAATTGCGTGAAATGTATGAGCAAATGAAGCCAATACTAAAACATAATTATGATTTAATAAAGCAAAAACTGCCCACAGTAGAAAAGTAAATACTTATAAGGAGCACATTTATGTTTATATTTAAATGGATTAAGAATATTATCCGAGAATACAAATACCGTAAAAGAATTAAAGAATTACGCAAACGGGATCCTTTCATATACAAATGAACTATGTAGGCATATCAGCAGGGTTTCATGACGCTGCAATCAGTGTAATAGACAATGCAGGCAACCTATTATTTGCTGGGCATAGTGAACGTTATAGTAAGAAAAAACACGATAAAGACTTATGTGAAGAATTATTAGCCGACGCATTAAGTTACTGTAATTCAGAATCATTAGAGTATCACTACTACGAAAGACCTTGGTTGAAAGCACTTAGACAGGTGCGTAGTGGTGAGGGTTTTGTTTGGCCAAGTTGGAAAAACTTATTAGGTCCCATCTATAATCAAATGGGTAAACCAAAGATACATGTACATGGTCATCATCTATGCCATGCAGCAGCAGGATTTCAAACCAGTCCTTATAGTGACGCCACAGTTGTAATAATTGACGCTATAGGTGAGTTTGACACTATGACGATTTGGGATGCTAGATATGACCTTATAACTGGCAAGGCTACCTATGAGAAACTATGGAGTATGCAATATCCAAACAGTGTTGGATTATTTTATTCAGCAATGACTGAGCGAGTCGGGTTGCGTCCACTAGATGAAGAATATATTCTTATGGGCATGGCTGCATATGGTCATCCTCATCATGTTGATGATATGTTTGATGCGTTAATAGATGATGATGACATATTGACCTTTAAGCAGAATTTACATGTTGGGGTAAGTAAAGAATTTTTGAAAAACGCCAAAGATACAGACATTGCCAGCAGTAGTCAAAATATAGTAGAATATATGATTACTCTAGTTGTTAGTAAGGCCAAAAGTCTAGGTAGAAGTAGAAATCTAGTCTACGGTGGTGGGGTGGCATTGAATTGTTTAGCAAATAGATTATTAGGAAATATATATGAAAATATTTGGATTATGCCGAACCCTGGTGATGCAGGTAATAGCCTTGGTGCAGCATGTCTTGGCTATGGCACTAAACTTAATTGGAGTAATGCTTTTCTTGGGCATGATATTACTGGGGATTATCCTGTTCATCGGTTACTTGATGTTCTACTTACTGATCGGATGGTTGGTGTTGCGTCCGGTAGGGCAGAATTCGGACCGCGGGCCTTAGGTAATCGTAGTCTGTTGGCAGATCCTCGCGGAGATGATATCAAAGACAGAGTAAATGAGATTAAGCGTAGACAAAAGTTTAGACCATTTGCTCCTATTATTCTTGAGGAATATGTGCATGATTATTTTGACATGCCAAGGTCTTGGAAAAATAGTAGATACATGCAAGTAATTGCTAACTGTAAATTTCCTGATCGGTTTCCTGCTATCGCTCATGCCGACAAAACTAGCAGAGTACAAACTGTACCAAAAGATGGCTCGGGTATTAGAGAGTTATTAGAGAAATGGTATGTAATAACCGAATGTCCTATGTTGTTGAATACTAGTCTAAACATTCGTGGCGAGCCAATGGTCAATGACAGGGCCGATGCTGACAGATTTGAAAAACTGTATGGGGTTAAAGTTCTGTCATAAGTAACTACATCATGAGAGATGTATTTTATTACGGTAAAAAACCCAACGTTCACCCAAAAGAAAAATTTGCGACTTCAATAGAAGATGCCAGGAGTCAATGTACCACTGAACATTTTTGGATAATCAATGAATACTGTGATTATCGCAATCTAGATTGGGACTTTGATTTTGAATTCTTACCCGATGAAGATGTATGGGCAGAAGACCATAACAATGTATGGCCCAGCCAACATCAAAAAGACAGTGGCACTTGGCTATGTCCAAAGAAAAACAGTGATATAATTATCTATCGTGCTGATGTTGACCCTGTTATTCGTAAGAATATAAAGAATGACAATTGGGTAATATTATATGAAATTGATGAAATTAACTTTGATTTTAGTTGGCATCCTGATCCAACTGATCCTTCCTATACTTATGTATGGGGTAACCAATGGCACTCTGGTAAGATTATGCCTACGGTTAAATATTCCGTACTTGGTTCGTTAGAAGTAAAATATATTGAAAATAATATTGCGATATTAGCACAATTGCCTGAAAACTTTGATATTTTTGAAGAAGTTGAGAATTTTGATTTTAGTTGGCATCCTAATCCAACTAGTCCTCCTTACATATATGTTTGGGGTAATCAATGGAATATCCCTCAGGACAAAATATCTATTCAATATAAAGTTGATGGTGCGACCGAACATAATTATATGGCCGAACGTGCGATTCGTAAACCATGTACAGGTAATTGGATAATACCTGATAATGTTGATACAATTGGGTTTGACTTTAGTTGGGAACCTAGCCCAGCGGATCAACCTTATATTTACCAATTTGGCACTCAGTGGCAAAAGACAGGTGGTCCACAATATTTAACACCAGGCGTACATAAAAATAGTGACATTAAGTATATTGATTTGCAAAAAGTAAAAATATTGCCTAATAAAGATAACTTTATTATCTTAGACAATATTATTGTAGATGATTTTGATTATAGTTGGCATTCTGATGAAACAGAAGAACCATACATATACGTATTTGGTAATAATTTATATGCGGCTGAAATTATGCCAACTATCCAGTACGTACCTAAAAACGCAGTTAGATTAACATCAGGTAAACCAATTGAACAAATAAAATATGTCAATGACTTAGTTGCTAAATTAGGAGAGAATAGAAATAATTGGGTTATTCATCAGCCAATAGATGAAATTAAATTTGATTTTAGTTGGGTGCCTAATCCTAAAGATCCCCCTTACATATATGTTTGGGGTAACAAATATATTTCAAACATATATAAACCAACGGTTGAATATATAGTTGAAGGTGCAACTGAAATAAAATACATGGATGACAGTGTTGCTGTATTACCCGAGCTTGATCGATGGTATATACCAAATAATATTGATGATACTGGTTTTGATTACACATGGAGACCTGATCCATTAGAACCTGTATTAATTTGGCAATTTGGCACTCAGTGGCAGAAGACAGGTGGACCTAGATATACCATGCCTAGCGCTATTGAAATCAAATATATTGACAGTCAAAAAGTAAAAGCACTGCCTAACAAAAATTGGACTATACCTAAAAATATTGATGTATCTGAATTTGATTTTAGTTGGCACCCAGATGACACTTCACCTTCTTACATATATAGATTTCCTACACAGTGGGCAATGAGTGGTGGTCCAATTTACACTGTAGTTGGAGCAACAGAAGTAAAGTATATAGATATCTTTAGGGCTAAAGCGCTACCTAATACAGACAATTGGGAATTCGATTCTAACAATATTGATTCGTCTATCTTTGATTTTAGTTGGCACCCATATGCTGAAGATGAGCCTTTCATATATCAATTTGGTACTCAATGGCAAAAGACAGGTGGTCCTAGATATTTAACTCCAGGAGTTCATAAAAATAGTCCTGTAAAATATATTGATACACGAATTATAAAAGCAAAAAGATTGCCGAACAAAAATAATTTTGTTATTTTAGATGACAATGTTATATCTGATTTTGATTATAGTTGGCATCATGATGATACTGAAGAACTTTTTATATATGTATTTGGTAACAATTTATATTCTGCTGAAATTATGCCAACTATCCAGTACGTACCTAAAAACGCAGTTAGATTAACATCAGGTAAACCAATTGAACAAATAAAATATGTTAATGACTTAGTTGCCAAGTTAGGAGAAAATAGAAATAATTGGGTAATATATCAACCAATAGATGAATCTAAATTTGATTTTAGCTGGGTCCCCAATCCCAAAGACCCAGCTTACATATACTGTTGGGGTAACAAATTTATTTCCAATGTATATAAACCAACCATTGAATATATAGTTGAAGGTGCAACTGAAATCAAATACATGGATGACAATGTTGTAGTAGTACCTGAAAGCGATCGGTGGTATATACCAAGTAATATTGATGATACTGGCTTTGACTATACATGGAGACCTAATCCATTAGAACCTGATTTAATTTGGCAGTTTGGTACTCAATGGCAAAAAACCGGCGGCCCAAGATATATTATGCCCGGTGCTATTGAAGTCAAATATATTGACAGTCAAAAAGTAAAAGCACTTTCTAATAAAAATTGGACTATACCTGAAAATATAGATGTGTCTGAATTTGATTTTAGTTGGCATCCAGATGATACAAGTCCACCGTATATTTATAGATTCCCAACTCAATGGGCAATAAGCGGCGGACCTAATTATATAGTTGAAGGTGCTACTGAAATAAAATATATTGATAAGCTTAAGGCTAAAGCACTTCCTTGTAAAGATTATTGGGATTTTAATTCTGCTATAGTTGATGAAAATAGTTTTGATTTTAGTTGGCATCCATATGCAGAAGACGAGCCTTTTATATATCAATTTGGAACACAATGGCAGAAAACAGGTGGTCCTAGATATTTAACTCCAGGTGTTCATAAAAACAGTCCCATAAAATATATCGATACACGAATTATTAAATCAAAAAGATTGCCAAACAAAAATAATTTTATTATCATTGATAATAACATAATTGACAGTTTTGATTGGTCATGGCACCCTGATGAAACAGAAGAGCCATTTGTTTATATATTTGGTAATAATCAGTACTCGGCTGAGATAATGCCAACTATAAAATATGTTGTAGAAGGTGCTGCTGAAATAAAATATGTTAACGATATAATTGCTACTTTAGGTGAAAACAAAACCTATTGGGAAATGCCTGAAGGTGTGAATATTATCAACTTTGATTTTAGTTGGGTACCTAACCCTAAAGACCCTGCTTACATATATGAATTTGGTACTCAATGGAATGATAGAGGAGGACCAAAATATGTTCCTCCTAATAAAGGGCTTAGATTAGCATCAGGTAAACTTATCGGTCAATATAAGTATGTCAGTGATCAAATTGCTACAGTAGGGGAAAATAAAACAAATTGGATCATACCTAATAATATTGACATTACAGGTTTTGATTTTAGTTGGGTCCCACATCCCGATGATCCGCCATATGTATATGAATTTGGTACCCAATGGCAGCAGACAGGAGGGCCCAAGTATATAGTTGAGAATGCTACTGAAGTTAAATATGTAGATATATTTAAAGTTAGAATGTTACCCAATAGTGATAATTGGGAAGTACCTGATAATATAGATAGCACTAAATTTGATTTTAGCTGGCATCCAAATTCAACTGAAGAACCCTACACATATAAATTTGGAACTCAGTGGCAAAAGACTGGAGGTCCTAGTTATTTAACACCTGGTATTCATAAAAACAGTCCGATAAAATATATTGATAATCAAGTACTTAGTAGTATTAGATTACCCAACAAAGACAATTTTACTATATTAGATAATATTATTGTTGCTGATTTTGATTACAGTTGGCACCCTGACGAAACTGAAGAGCCGTATGTGTACGTATTTGGTAATAATTATTATCCAGCTGAGATAATGCCAACTATTCAATATGTACCCGAAAATGTAGTCAGAGCAGCATCAGGGATACCAATTGAGCCAATTAAATATGTTAATAATGTGGTTGCAACATTAGGACAAAATAAAACTAATTGGATAGTACATCAGCCGATAGATGAAAGTAAGTTTGATTTCAGTTGGGTACCTAATCCCAAAGATCCTCCTTATATCTATGTTTGGGGTAACAAGTATATTTCAAACATATATAAACCTACATTGGAATATGTTCCTTCTGAAATTCCTAGACTAGCAACAGGTAAACCAATTGGTCAAATTAAGTATATGGATGATGACGTTGAAGTTCTTCCCGAATGGGATAATTGGATTATACCTGAAGATATAGATAAAAATAGTTTTGATTTTACATGGAGACCTGATCCACGTGAGCCTGATTTTATATATCAATTTGGTACACAACATCAAAAAACAGGTGGTCCTCAGTATATTACCTTAGGTATCCCTAGACTAGCAACAGGAAAACCAATTGGCGGTCAAGTTAAATATGTTGATGGTATAAAGGCTAAAAAGCTACCTAATAAAACTAATTGGACTAATCCTAGCAAAGCGGATGTTAGTACATTTGATTTCAGTTGGCACCCGGACGATACGTCACCTCCTTACATATATCAATTTGGTACATTATTAGATAGAGAAGATGGACCTAGGTATATGACTCCAAAGACTAATGGAGTGATTGTTTATTTGGAAAAAGTTGAAAAAGAAATTGAGGAAGTTATAGAAGAATTGGTACGAGGTGATTTCCCTAAATATTATATTTCTACTACCCTTGAAGATTTGGTAAAAGAACACCCAAATGAAATGTTTTGGGCATTAAATCCTAATTTAGATTATAGTGATTTTGATTTTGATTGGAGACCTAATATTGACCGATCACAGTATGAATCAGAATATGTTCATGTGTTTGGATCTAGTGAAAGTGAAAAAACACAGACATATCTAGTTAATAGTATAATGTGGGAGAAAGGTTTTAGAGAATTAAATTGGGTCGTTGACAAAAAACTTGATGATGTAACATTATTTAAAATGTTCAAAAAATCCGATATGTTCTTTGTAGATAGAAGTAACCTAGAATCTCACGCAAGATTTGAACAACTTAAAGTTAAATTTCCTAATATACAAAAGACAAGATACCTAAATAGTTGGGTTGATACTATTAATCGTTGTATAAATCGTGCAAGTAGTAATTTATGTTGGATATTAAACAGTGAATTAGATTATAGTAATTTTGATTTTGATTATTATCCTAATCCTTGGCAAATGAAAATGGTCCATGTATTTGGAACACAATGGAGTCATTGGGGGTCAACATTCATGGTCAACCGAGAATCATTTGCTGAAGATACTAAATGGATTAAAATTATAGAGCATTTAAGTAATCTTAACTTTGTAAAAGATAGAATTGCTATAGCTGATAACAATGTATATGACATATATGTTGTAGACCACGGTAATAAAGAAACAGCCACTGTGGTTGATCAATTGACTAATAAAGCGTGTGGTAAATCAGTTAATACTATTAAATATACCGAAAATTATTTACTTACATTTAGAAATCTATTAAGACAATTACCTGAAAAGAAAGAACATTATATTTGGTTATGTAGTAGCATATGTGACTATAGTAATTTTGACTTTAGTTATATATGCGATCCTTTTGCCCGTGAGCAATTGCATGTATTTCCTAGTGATACTCAAAAATTAGGTGATACCTTTTTAGTTAATATTAATAAGTTTCGTGAATTAATTAATAATATGACTTTATTAAATGAATATAATAAAATCAATTATAATCAACATCAAAAAGTTAAAAGATTAGAACCGCCCACTATTATTACTAATTACGATTCTCATGTATTAAGTGTAATGGAAGACTTTGATTTCCCATATGCTGTGTTTTTATCTGAAGATAATAAAGATTTAAAAGTCAATGACGAAGAGCCGATTAGTTTATGGAGCAGTGACACTAAAAACATTGTTGTTACTAGCACAGGTGGAACAAGAATAGTAGTTCCCAAAGAGGCTAAAAATTATGTAGATACGCAATTGTATGATTACCCCTACATTAAAAAGGCTAGTAGACTTGTGCCTAGTAATGTTTTAGACATTGTGTTTTTAAGTAATGGTGAGCCCAATGCAGATGAAAACTATGAAAACTTGTTAAAACTAACTCGTGGGTTACCAAATAAAGTTACTAGAATAGAAGGCATAAATGGTAGAGTAGCCGCTTATCATAAAACAGCAGAGGCTAGTAATACTAACTGGTATTTTGTTGTTTGGGGTAAACTATTTGTTAATCCAAAGTTTGATTGGTCGTGGCAACCTGATAGATTACAAATACCTAAGAACTATATATTTCATGCAAAAAATCCATTGAATGGATTAATATATGGCCATCAAGCAGTTGTTGCGTATAATAAAAAATTAGCATTATCTACTAAAGGTAATCAATTAGACTTTACTATGGAAAGTCCACATCAGGTAGTACCTATATTATCAGGGACCGCTAATTATAATAGTGATGCATGGACTACATGGAGAACTGCATTTAGAGAGTGTATTAAACTTAGATATGATAATACTGAAGAAAGCAAAAATAGATTAAAAATTTGGTTAACTAAAGCCGATGGAAATTTTGCAGACTTTAGTATTCAAGGCGCTAACGATGCTATAGAGTATTTTGATAGTGTGGATGGTGAGTATTCTAAACTCAAACTAAGCTACGAATGGGCTTGGCTGAGAGAAAAGTTCCAAAAATTTGACTAAATATATAGAAGGTGATATACTGTAGTCATCGGTAACACAACGGAGGTTGATATGAAACGAGTTCTTGGTCTTGTCGTAGCGTTAGGTCTTGGTGCAAGTGCTACTGGTTGCGCCAGTCATCAGGTTGCCCCCGCAATTGTAGGGGCAGTAGTTGGAGTAGCGGTTGCAGATGCGGCTTACCGTCGTCCTGTAGTGGTTCAGGGTCCTGTTGTTATTCAGCAACGTCAGTATCCTACAAATTATAATCGTCAGCCGGTTTATGTGTGTGACTACTATACTATCCCTAACCGTTGTTCTTGGCAATAATAGGAGATCGTAAAATGAAAACAAAAATTCTAGCTGCCGTGCTAGCCATGGCTCCATTAAGTGGCATGGCCCAACACCATCAAGGGTTCAGACATTTTGACCATCATCAACACTACAGAGGTGGATTGGGATGGGTAGCACCTGCTGTAATCGGTGGTGCTGTAGTATATGGACTAACCCGCCCTGCACCAGTAATCGTTCAACAACCGCCGGTTTATATTCAACAACCTATTATAGTAGACTCATCACAGGTTGTAATCATTGATGGAGTATCTTACATTAAACAGGCCATGATTATTAATGGAGTAACACAAGAGGTATTGGTACGCCAATAATAAACAATGTTTAAATTTAAATTATGGGTTAGGATTAATCCCTATCAAACTGCTCATACTGTAGTTTGGGCCAGCAACGCACTGGAGGCCAAACAATTAGGTGAGACTCAGTATGGTGTAGGCAATGTGCTTAACTATACGCAAATAGATGAATAACCTATAATGAATAATTTTATAGTTTATAACCCATCATCTTTGGATGGGACAGTATACAATATATTTTTTAATATTTTTGGTAGATATACAGATATCGTAGAAGATGTTAAACTGTTTAGTGGTATTTCAGTCTTAACATTAAGAGAAGATTTATTGTTAACAAAAAATCCACTAATGTTTAATTATTATGAAATTTACATGTACAGAAAATCTAAAGGGTTACCTACAAAAATTATCATTGATTGGTCATTAGAGGGTCAATGTCATAATTCAAGTTTATCAACTTTATTCAAGGAAAACGAACTTAATATTGATAAAGATATATTATTTGTACATAATGATTCTTCTAATAGAATTTGGGTTCCGTTTAATATTGGACAACAGTTAACTATTGATTACCATGCATTAGATGCATATAAAAGGTGTATTATTACCTCTAGCAATTTGACTGACAGAACCTTAGTAAAAGACAGAAAAAATGGATTAAATTTATTAATAGGTAAATTAAAAACAAAACATTCTAGATTTTTGGCAGCATATTATTTTTATAAATATGATTTACTTGATAGTGCTGTATTAGGTTTGCATGTACTACCAGAAGATATTGTCACAAGGATGAAACTACATCCTGCATATTATGATATGAACTTTTATAATAAAATTGTACCATTATTAGGACCAGCGGATTCAGTTTCTAAACTACACGATACGAATGAAGGGTGTACAGCAGAAGATGGCGGGTGGCCATTTGATCCAAACATATTTAAAAATTCTAGTATAAGCTATGTTTGTGAAACCTATGATATTGACAAAGGAATTTTTCCATACTTAGTGACAGAAAAATTTTATAGGTCTATTATTAATAAACATCCGTTTGTAGTGCAAGCCGGTTCAGGTCAATTAAACACTGTTAAATCTTTGGGGTTTGAAACCTTTTCATCTATCATTGATGAAAGTTATAATGATTATGATGTTCTTGATTATTCACATGTTGAAAAAACTGTATTAGCCGCAAAGGATTTTTTATCAAAACTATCTAATAATGCTGATAAAATACAAGAAATTGTAGACTATAATTATAATCGTTGGCTATCAAGAAGTAAGGATGAATATGATAAGACTACTGATTTTTTTATCAGATTTATAAATAATCAGTAAATAAAAGTATTGTTGTAAAAGCCGTGAGGAAAGAAGCAAGTCAAAAGACGGGCAAGACGGGGGTGCGAATCCCCCCACCTCCACCAAAAGCATACTAGAGTGACGCTGGGGAAGAGTAATAGGCAGCGGTCGATAAATCTTCCAAGTATGCTTCTGATGGGGGTGACTAGAATCGATTGACGGATGAGTAGATGAGTGGACAACACGAGAGGCGATGGACGTAATCCAAGCAAAATCTATAAATGCCAACGATGAGGTATTTTCTTTAGCCGCATGAGGCTGAGACGGAGTAGGACAGACTCTGTAAAATAACCAACCTGTAATAGGCCCGCAAGGGCCTATTATTTTGTTGTTTTTTCGCAACAAACCCAAAATTTGACATTAATTCGGCATAAGCGTATACTATATCTATAGTGAGAAACAAGGAGAGCGAAATGAGCGAACTGACTTACAAGACTTGGGAAGAGTACACTCCGCTTGAGCAGGCCGCAATGACCTACTGGGACATGTACAAGGACGCTTACAATTTCCGCCCCCGTAGTGTAGACACGTCCACATGGACGCTGGCCGACTTCCAAAAGGAGTTCGAAACCCTTCAGTTTATCATCGACCGTGATGAGGCCCAGCGTATCGAGGACGAGGCTGCGGCCGTGACTCGGTTCGAAGCCCGTATTGCTAGCATCATCCAACTTGGTGCTAGGGACCGTGCAATGGCACTGCGTTGGATTCACGAGGCTGAGGACACCGGCGGCGACGATGAGTACCTCTGCTACACGGTTGGCATCCCTTATGGATACTTCAAATGACATTCACTTTAACTACCCCAACTGGTAAGGTTATGCAGTTCTATTTGCAGGCTATGGCTGAAATGTATCAGACACTTTACCAAGGCACAATCACTAAGGTTTCTGCTTGACATTAATTCAGGCAGTTGCTATAATCTTTTTATCGTAGTTTTTTCAACAGGAGTAAGAAATGGCTCAAGTATCTGACAATCTCACCGTTACTAGTGTTCAGGCCCGTAAGGCAATTCTCAAGGCGTTCAAGGTCAAACGTCCCGTGTTTCTTTGGGGTCCTCCCGGAATCGGTAAGAGTGAGGTTGTTTCCGAAATCACCGAGGAGCTCGGTGGTTTCATGATTGATTTGCGTATGGCGCAAATGGAACCCACTGACATTCGTGGTATTCCCTTTTTCAACAAAGACAATGGCAAGATGGACTGGGCGCCCCCGGTTGATCTTCCTGACGAGGAACTTGCTAGCCAGTATCCTATCGTCTGTTTGTTCTTGGACGAGATGAACTCGGCTGCCCCTGCTGTACAGGCTGCAGGATATCAGTTGATTCTCAATCGCCGTGTTGGTAAGTACAAACTTCCTGATAACGTGGTGATTGTCGCGGCAGGTAACCGTGATAGCGACAAGGGTGTTACTTATCGTATGCCGATGCCCCTTGCTAATCGGTTCTTGCATATTGAAATGCGCCCCGACTTCACTTCGTGGCAGAACTGGGCAGTTAACAAAGGTATCCACAAGGATGTGGTTGGTTATCTGTCATTCGCTAAACAGGATCTCTATGACTTTGATTCAAAGTCCTCTAGCCGCGCATTTGCTACTCCCCGTACTTGGTGCTTTGTCAGCGATTTGTTGAATGATGAAGAGGATACTGATTCCGATACCCTGTTCAACTTGGTTGCAGGTTCTGTTGGTGAAGGTCTTGCTGTTAAGTTTATGGCACACCGTAAGGTTGCGGGTCAGATGCCCGAGCCTAGCGACATTCTCGCAGGTAAGGTCAAGGAACTCCGTGTCAAGGAAGTGTCGGCAATGTACTCCCTCACGATTAGCCTGTGCTATGAATTGAAGGATGCGCTTGACAACAAGCGTGTATCTAACAAACAGTTCCATGAAATGGCTGATAATTTCTTCAGTTACATCATGGCTAACTTTGAAACTGAGTTGGTCGTAATGGGTGCAAAGGTCGCTCTGAAAACTTATCGTCTTCCGATCGAACCCAGTCAGTTGAAGCATTTTGATGACTTCCACAAGAAATACGGCAAGTACATTGTAGAAGCAGGTAACTGATCAAAGGGGAGGCAACTCCCCTTTTTTCATTTGCAATTAAATACGGTATATGTTACAATATAGCATATATACGATAAAGGAGTAGGTATGAGTGATGTAGTCGCCCCAACTAAAAAACGCAAGCGCAGTAAAAAATTTGAGAACTTGGTCGGTCCTACCGACGCTAAAGTAGACTTCAATGCCCGTGAGCGGTTGGTAACTGCCCGCATTGGTCTGCTTCTCCGTCATTCATTCTTTGGTAACCTTGCGACCCGTATGCAACTGGTTAACGCCGATGAATGGTGTAGTACAGCCGCTACCGACGGCTTGAAATTCTATTACAATTCTCGGTTCATTATGATGCTAAAGCCCAAGGAAGTTGAATTCTTGGTTGGGCATGAAGTGCTCCACGTAGTCTACGATCATATCGGTCGTCGAGGCAATCGTGATCCCCAACTTTGGAACATTGCTGATGACTACGCCGTTAATGCCGATCTAAAACGGCACAAGGTCGGTGAGTTTATTAAAACCGTTCCTTGCTTGTACGAAGCAAAATACGACGGGAAGTCTGCCGAAGAAATCTATGATGACCTTTACGAAAAGGCAGAAAAGATTAACGTCGAGGATTTGATCGACCAAATGATTGATGATCATATGGAAGGTGAAAGTCAAGGTGAGAGTGACGGCGAAGAAATTGACGGTAGCGGTAAGGGCAAAGGTCGTCCTAAGATGAGCCCTGAGGAGCGTGAGCGTGTACGTCAGGAAGTCAAGCAGGCTATCATCAATGCCGCACAAGGTGCAGAAGCAGGTTCTGTTCCTAAAGGTGTTGAGCGGTTGATCAAACATCATACTAATCCAGTAATGCCTTGGCGTGAGTTGATTCAAACTAACTTGACCAGTTCTATTCGTACCGACTTTAGTTTTATTCGCCCTAATCGTCGCGGTTGGCACATGGATGCTATCATGCCTGGTATGACCCCGGGTGAAGAAATTGATGTTGTGGTTAGCCTTGATATGTCAGGGTCTATCACTGATAAACAAGGACAGGCATTCTTAGGTGAGATTGCAGGTATGATGGATGCCTTTGACGGATACAAAGTACATGTATTCTGTTTTGATACAGAAATCTACAATCCACAAGACTTTACCAGCGAGAACCTAGATTCAATTGATTCATATGAACCAGTTGGTGGCGGTGGTACTGACTTTGATGCTATCTTCGGCTATCTTAAAGAAAACGCAATCGAACCAAAACGTTTGATTGTATTTACAGATGGTTATCCTTGCGGTAGTTGGGGAGATCCTGACTATTGCGATACGACTTGGATCATTCATGGTGATAAGGATCCGAACCCCCCGTTTGGGACTTTCGCTATCTATGACGAGAAGTGACCTGATATATGAATCCCCCGATAAGGGGGAAACTATATATGCTAGGAAAGCAGGATCCACTGAAAGAGTATTACTATCGATGAGTGAAAAGGCTTGGTCCCGTATCAATGAACAGGAACAAGCCGAAGTTTGGAAAGATATTAGAGCATTGGCAAAGACTAATCCATCATTGAATGATGTTTTGGATAGATTGTTAGTAGTATATAACCTTATCAAAAAAGAAAACTTATGATGTATATTGGTAATAGTTTGGGTGGTTGCTTGCAGAGTATCCTACGCGGCGAAGTGTCCGAGGACCAAGTTTTGATGATTATTACTAGGACTAAGTGTGAAACCTATGAGCAGTATATTGGGGTAATTAAGTTGTATTATGATGAAGGTAATCAGTACGCTAGGAATTCCCAAAGATATGACTTCTCAAAATTTGATTTTGAAACCGTTATGGAGTTGGCTTCCAAACTTTATAATTCAGGCAGGATCCATCAACCTAGATTGTACTCAGAGAGTAAGTATTTGCCTATTACCTTTGCTTTTAAAGACCTTTGGTTAGAAGTAGTGCCAACCAATAATAACTCTTCACCCGCAGTAGTAGATGCGTATGAAAAATATAAAATGCTAGCCACACTAACTCAATGACATTCCTTGATCCCATAACTTGGTTTACTTACCGTCGATTAGAGTTTAAGCCAACACATTTTGTATTGGCTAAAACCCCGGTAACTGCTAAGTCTATGGCATGGATAGCTACCACGCTTAACGGTAGGTATTCACTAGTTACTATAATGGATGAGGATTATCAAAAATTTCAAGTTCCTGCGTTTGAAGATCCAGGAGAAGCAGTATTATATGAACTAACTTGGTCATAATAAATTTTTACTATACAACAGAAATCAATTAAATAATTACATAATCAGGAGATTAATATGAGTTTCTTAAGACATGTAGGCAAACACGGTGATCGTAAAATAGCAGTTATCTTTAGGGAGGTCCCTGGAGAGCCACATATGTGTTTGGTAACATACACTGAAACATTGAATATGCACGTTCATGATCCTATGATTCAATGCATTGAAAGTGATATTGGGCAATCAAGTCAAAACCTAGCAGACGCACTAAATAGGACTTATACCAAAGATGGTAAACCTATTCTTCATGTACTTCACCATGAAGGTCAACTTAAAAAGGTTAATACAGAACAAATTGTAATGACCCCTCAACCTAATACTAGAATCAAACTGAATGAATTAAACAAGATTCTAAACGAAATGCAACAAGGTGAGGATGCTGTTCGTAGATTAGCCGAAATGGATAAGAGCATGGGATTGCAAGATCCGGCTGATGTAGTCCGTAGAATGCGTGGTCCACAACCTGGTGTTCAAGGATCAGGTGATATTTTAGGTGATACATCATTAGCACAACAGAGAATTGAACAAGCACAAAAAATGGAACGTGAGGCACAGGGGCTATTAGCTGAATCAAAGCGTTTAATGGATGAGGCTAAATCATTAGATCCAAGTGTTGGTACATCAACCATGCCAGTCATTGAAACTAAACCAGTTAAAGCAAGAAAACCAAGAGCGAAAGTTAGTGCATAATGTCACCTGAATTTATATCCAAATGGGAACACATCCTTGAGGATGTTGAAAAGCAAAAAATACCCGTGCAATTTATTAAAAAAATAGTTATTAAATTACAAGGCATGGGTAGAAAACAGCAAACAATCAACATTGAGAAGTTTTTAAATCAAGGATTGGACCCAGATCAAATTGAAGAAGCGGTAAGCAGGAAGCTTCAAGAACTAGACGATACTATTACCAGTGTAGAGTTTATTCTTAATGTTCAAAGCATTGCCGATACGGTTCAACCTACTACAGATGAGTTATTGAAAAATTTATGAATTTGATTGTGGCCTGTGATCCAAAAGGTGGTATTGGATATCTGAACAAATTACCCTGGAGTAAAATCGAGGGTGATTTGCTACGCTTCAAAAGACTAACACAAGATAAAACCGTTGTTATGGGCCGTAATACTTGGGATAGTCTTCCAATGAAACCATTACCTAACAGGTTTAATGTTGTAGTAACTACCAAACCAATCCAGTTACCTGCCAATGTTAAAACTATTTCAAATTTAAATGATTTAAAATATTTTCACGAACCATGGATAATGGGTGGTGCAGCACTAATCAGATCCTGTTGGGAAAAAATTAATAAAATTCATTTGACTAAAACCTTTGTTGAATATGCCTGTGATACTTTTATAGATTTAAGAAAATTACACGGCGAGTTTAGAATTTCGCATGAAGAGATTCATAGCGATCATGTATATGAAATTTGGGATAGAGATTATCCCGACTATTGGAAATAAATGTGAAATTATACTTAGAGTTACTTAAAGATATACTAGATAACGGTGATGATAAAGACGATAGAACTGGTGTAGGAACTATATCGGTATTTGGTAGACAATTACGATTTGATTTACGCAAGGGATTTCCCGCTGTTACTACTAAAAAACTAGCATGGAAAGCCTGTGTAGGTGAATTGCTATGGTTTATCGAAGGTAGTGGGGATGAACGCAGATTAGCAGAGATAACACATGGTACTAGAGATGGCACTGTTACTATTTGGACTCCAAATGCTTTGGCATCTTATTGGAAACCTAAAGCCAAGTTTGAAGGGGATTTGGGTAGAGTATATGGAGTACAATGGCGAGATTGGGTAACCAATTCAAGGCATATTGACCAATTGACAAATTTGTTAGAAGGATTGAAATCAGATCCTAGTGGTCGCAGACATATTCTTAGTGCATGGAATGTTGGTGAATTAGATCAAATGGCATTGCCACCTTGTCATATTATGAGTCAATATTATGTGAACAAGAACCGTGAATTGAGTTGTCATATGTATCAGAGGTCAGTAGATGTTTTCTTGGGTCTACCTTTCAATATTGCTAGTTACGCTCTACTAACTCATTTGATTGCCCATCATTGTGGTTACAAAGTTGGTGAATTAGTTATTAGTACAGGGGATACACATATCTATAAAAACCATGTAGAACAAGTTAAAGAACAATTATCTCGTGATCCATTACCCTTACCTACATTAATGCTACCAGTAGAAAAGAAAGATATTTTTGAAATGACTATGAATGATATACACTTAGAAGGATATAGTAGTCATGGTCCAATCAAAGCGGAAATGGCTGTATGAAAGACTATATAGAAACCAAGGTACATTACTTCAGAGTAGGTGATGCAGAAGATCCTGATATCTATGCCGCTCAACCTCTTTGGGAATTCCAACAATCAGAAAAAGGTAAGTGGATTATGGAAAATTCTATAGAAACACCTACTTGGCATAGACATGTAGATCATAATACATTTGGGTATGGTTATTATGTTACCGCTAAATTGCCTAAAGAAAAATATACATTTTTCAAACTTAAGTTTGATTAATTGATTCCCGTAGATAAATACGGGCATGTGGATCTTATCTGTTTTACCTAGTTACGCTATACATGGTTTATTAACTGTTGGTATTATTGGTGTAATTCTAGGCTTTGTATTAGGGTTTATACCACTTGTTGGCAAGTATAAACTCCCTATTCAAATTATCAGTATATTCGTACTAACACTTGCCTTATACTTAGAAGGTGGGTTAGAAAATGAACGCATATGGCAATCGAAAGTAAAAGAAGTAGAAGCTAAAGTTGCTGTATCAGAAGTCAAAGCTGTAGAAAAAACTGTAGAAATACAAGAAAAGATTGTAAACAAAACCAAGGTCATCAAACAAAAGGGCGATGATATAATAAAATATATTGATAATGAAATAATTAAAAAAGAAGAGATTATCAAGTATATAGAAAATTGTCCAGTGCCACAAGAAATCATTGAACAGCATAATAAGATTGTAAACTTATCTAGTCAATCCTCAGGAGAGAAGAAATGAGGACGTTAATACCAGTAATATTATTGTTATCTGCTTGTGCTACCGCCCCTGTTCCAATAGAGCGTAAATTTCCTCCTTATCCTAGCGCATTAGCAGAAAAATGCGAACCGTTAAAACCTATTGAGCCTGGTGATAAAGTACCTATTACAGACATGTTAAAAGTTGTAGTAGAAAACTATGTGAGATATTATAATTGTGCAACCAAAGTTGAGAGTTGGCAAGAATGGTATACTGAGCAGAAAAAAATATTTGAAAGCGTGAAATAATTCTCAGTTTACAAAAGCCTACTGTGTGATAAATACTATATAGATTTGGAACATAGATATGGCCACAATTGAAGTCATTAATGTAGGGGCAACAGCCAATGATGGCGACGGTGATCCTTTACGCACTGCCTTTCAAAAGGTAAATAATAACTTTGCGAATATTAATGCAGTAAATTTCTCTACTCTACAAAGTATTACTGTTGGTGTAGATCCGCAATTAATTTTAAGTACGCCTGCAAATGCTTTTACACAAGCCACTATGCAGATTAACTCTAGTAATGTTCTTAATGATGATAGTCAAAATATCATCATATATTCTGCTATTAATAATAGTTTAACTGATGTTAATTGGACCGATCAAAGTCAGCAATATTTTGGAAATCTTGTAACAGAATATGATATGATAGTGGAAAATGGTAATGTTAATTTATATGTTCTTCCATTAGGCAATTCAGCAAATACAACTTTAGTTCATTTTATTTCTTATCAGATAACATTCAATGCTATAGTACCTGGAAGCATATTAACTCTGACACAAGATACTGATTATGAGTTAGTAACCAACAATGGATTAATAATTACCACATGAGAGCAAAAGAATTTATTACCGAGCAACGGTTAGATCAAGTTCACGATGGTTTGGACGTAGCATCCATGGCTCTTCCTAATACATATGTTATTCCAAAGTTAAAAAATAGTGACTTCTATGATTTATATCGTTTTGGTGTAGCAATTGCCGCAGTAAGAGGCGAAAGCGGTACTGACAATGTACAAAATAGTTATAAGCCTGATTTTAGAGCAGAAAGCAGTTGGGGAGAACATCAAGTAGTATCCTCAGAGTTTGATAAAGACATTGGTAAAACTATTGACCAAGCATTAAAGAAAGTTGGCAAATCCGGCAAGAAATTAGTAAGTACTCTTGGAAGTGATGAGATGGATGATACTGAATTCAACTCTCCAATTAAAGCCTTTAAGGGATATAAAAAATGAGAGCGAGTGAATTTTTAGCAGAAGGTGATGGCAAATTAAATCATAACCATGCACAAGCATCTAAGGGAATTTATAAAGTTCGTGATCGGGGTGGTTATGATCGTACCTATCACATAAACCGTTTAATGATGGCTGCTGCTATGGCTGATGGTAAGAGCCAAGATGCGGTTACAATGGACAACTCTAGTTTTGTTGAAAAATATAACTCTGTTCATCCATATACCGAAGAAGAATATAATATGCTTATTTCCGCAACAAAGACTATCCCAACAGAAAAACATGAGGTTGTTCCTTATTCTAAGAGCCAAGAACCTGAAGATACTAATACCAAAAGTATTGCTGTAGGATTTAAGGGCTATAAAAAATAATTTATCCTGCGTTTGCGAATAAATATATGCATGGAGACTGTTGCGTATGTATACAAGTGGACTCATGTACCTACTGGAAAATGGTATATAGGATCACGCACTAGATCGGGCTTTGGAAAAATACAGTCCGATGAATGGAAACTAAAAAATAGTATAGCCAATTCAGGTAAACCCAAACCACAACTTAATTGCCCACATTGCGGAGTTACAGGTGGTACTGGGGTCATGTCTAGATGGCATTTTAATAACTGTAAACAAAAGAAAGACTAACCATGATTGATGTTAACCAAATTTTTGACACTGTTAAACTTAAATTTTATTATGAATATTTAGTAAACTGTCATATCTATAGCGAAGGTGAAAGTCAGTTTCATAAACAACTGACTACAGAAGTTACTAAGACTTATATAGACCCATTAAATATTCCCAAAGATGCGAAAATTTTAGATTTAGGGTGTGGTCCAGGCTATTTCCTAGATGAAATGAAAGAGCGTGAGTATACAGATTTAACTGGTGTAACACTAAGTCCTGAAGATGTACAAATTTGTGAAAATAAAGGTCATACTATCAAAAAGTATGATTTAAGTTTCTTACCACAAAAAGATGGGTATTATGATGAGTCAGTAGATTTTATATTTCTACGCCATGCATTAGAGCATAGTCCTTATCCTATCTTTAGTTTAATGGAATATAACCGTGTACTTAAACAAGGTGGCAAGATGTATATTGAAGTACCTGCCCCAAACTGTGAAAGACAGCATGAGTTTAACTTAAATCATTACAGTATCTTAGGAGAGGCTCAGTTATTAGCACTATTCATGCGTACTGGGTTTGATACTAACATATTCAATAGTATTGAGTTTGATTTAGGTAGTCCTGGCGAAAATGGTGAAATTAAGAACTTTAAAGAAAAGTTTTACTGTATTGTTCTTACAAAAACTAGACCCTTAGATATTAAATAAACGATAAATACTCACTATGTAGTGAGTATTTTTTTAAGATAAATATTAGTTTGGGAAGACGCCCAAACTAAATAATAATTATGAGTGGATCACCATCATTAGTTAAAACTCCTTATGTAAAAACTAAATTCGCAACACAAAAAGAATTAGATGATTTTGTTAAGTGTTGCGACCCAGTTACTGGTTATCTATACTTTATGGATAACTTCTTTATGATACAACATCCTACCAAGGGCAGCATGGTATATCATCCATGGGATTATCAAAAACGACTAATTCATACATACCACAATTATCGTTTTAGTATTAGTTTGATGCCTCGTCAAAGCGGTAAATCTACTAGTGCTGCTGGCTATCTACTTTGGTATGCTATGTTCGTACCCGACTCTACTATTCTTATAGCAGCACATAAGTATACAGGCGCACAAGAAATCATGCAGCGTATTCGCTACGCATATGAAAATTGCCCTGACTATATTAAAGCAGGTGTTACTACATACAACAAAGGATCATTAGACTTTGAGAATGGTAGTCGTATAGTTTCAGCCACTACTACTGAAAATACAGGTCGTGGTATGTCTATCACACTACTATACCTAGATGAGTTTGCGTTTGTTCGACCTACTATTGCTGAACAGTTTTGGACTTCTATTACACCTACACTATCAACTGGTGGTAAAGCAATTATCACTAGCACTCCGAATAGTGACGAAGATCAATTCGCTCTTATTTGGAAAGGTGCTAATAAAACAGAAGATTCATATGGCAATCAAACTGAATTAGGTGTAAATGGATTTAGAGCATATAGGGCACATTGGACTGAGCAACCTGGCAGGGATCAAAAATGGGCTGATGAAATGAAAGCCCAACTAGGAGAAGATAGATTCCGTCGTGAAATAGGCTGCGAATTTATTATTGCGGATGAAACCCTTATCAATCCTAGTACATTAATTGATTTAGAAGGTATTGAACCTATCACTCGCATGGGACAAGTTCGCTGGTATAAAAAGCCTGAGAAAGGTAATATTTACGCAGTAGGATTGGATCCAAGTTTAGGCACTGGTGGTGATCCTGCTGCTATACAAATTTTTGAGGCTAATACTACTACCCAAATTGGTGAATGGAAACATAATAAAACAGATATACCTAATCAGATTAAATTATTAGCACAAATAAACAAGTATATCGTAGAGTGTACAGGAGAAACTGATAATCTATATTATAGTATAGAGAACAATTCTATTGGTGAAGCCTCTCTAATATCATTGGCAGAATATGGTGAAACTAATATACCAGGTATTTTTTTAAGTGAGTCAGGCAAAAAGCGTAGAGGATACAATACTACACAAAAGTCTAAAATCACTGCCTGTGCTAAATTTAAAACGCTATTAGAAAGCAAGAAAATGAAAATTTATAGCAAAAGTTTGATATCAGAATTAAAGACTTTTGTTGCTAGTGGTGGTAGTTATGCGGCTAAGATAGGTGATACTGATGATTTGATTATGGCTTCATTGTTAACAGTTAGAATGCTACAATCTTTAAGTGATTACTATCATGACTTGGGAGAACAAATTCGTGACCATGATGAATACATTCAACCATTACCATTCTTCGCCGTCTTAAGTTAATACAAAGATAAATACTATATGCCCATTAAAACAGACTCATTAAACCGCGATTTATACAAATTACTCAAGGTAAGGGGTTACGATCCTATACCAAAAGGCAGCGATGGGGAAACAGTACCTGTTCCTGATGAAGCCGAAGTTTTTAAGTTTACTTTCAAAAAAGAAGGTAAACCGATAGACACTGCTTGGGTAACTATTGACAGTAACCAAGACTTAAAAATATATTATGATGATGATATTACTGACTCTACTAACGAAGATTTAGAATCAGGATCGTTTGATGATAGTTGGACTGGGTTTTTACAACAGTTAAAGATGTGGAGTCAACGCCGGCAGTTAGGTTTTGATACCGAAAACAAAGACCATTTAGCTAGTGATATGGCACAGAGGGATCATATGAAAAAGAAAGAAAACATAGCAGAAGGATATTATCCAATGGGTAAACAAGCAAGTTATAGTGACGCTATCCCTAGTGTCAAAATAATATTACAACATAACCGTAAACTTGAAGAAGGTGAACAGCGTTATCGTAATATTTCTAGAATTTTCGTTGAAAATGCTAATGGCGAACGCTTTTTACTTAACACTACTAAGCCAGGTCTTGCCCGAGTATATGCTAGACATATCGCAGAGGGTGGCACACCATATGATGACCGCGCTAGTCATATTCAATCATTGGTTGAAGAATATGAAAAAATGGCAGGATTTGTCCGTGCTACACGCAATGGACAGTTTAATGAAAGTACCCAACGCTTAGTACTAGAAGGAGCTAATCATTATCAATCATTAAGAGAAACTCTAAGCCGCATGACAGGTCGTCGCGGATACAATATGTATTTTGAAAGTTGGACTCCTGCTCTAATGGAAGATGATAGTGAAGTTTCAGGTATTAATGAATTATTCGTTCAGGAAACACTAGATCCTAGAATTGAAAGTGCTATGCCAATTCTTAAGAAATTGCACAAGAAACTTGGTGAGATGAAAGAAGTTACTCAGTTAGAAGAGTGGGCAGATAGTTTAGTAAATGAATATAAGCAGGGTGATGACAGTGGTTATATTCAGCTATTACAAAGTAAATTAAAAGCAGGCAAGCCACTAACTCCCCAAGAAAAAGAAAAACTTAAAGCATATCTTGCGGCTAAACAGTTAGGTCTAAAAGAAGAAGGTGATAGTGGTCAAACAGCACTTAATCCAGTTGGTATTCCTGAAGATGAACTTGATGAAGGCAAGGGCGCTATAAGAAAATTCTTAGCAGGTTTAGGAATCATAGGTGCTTTAGGCGCACATATCAGTAGTGAAGACGAAGCCATAATACAAAGAATGGCTGTAAAGTATGACCAAGCGCAGACTCCACAAGAGAAAGCACAAATCAAGCATGACATTGAAAGAGTTACAAAAGGTAGTTTAGTTAAAGAAGAAGATATAGAAGAAAGCGGGCTACAGGCATATCTTGGTAATAAGAAATATGGCAAAGAAGGTATGGATGCTTTACGCAAAGCAGGCCGTGATGGTGCTAGTAAAGAAAAGATGGCATCAATTCGTTCTAAGTATGACAAACTAGATGAAGAACATATGGCGGAAGACTCATTAAATGAATGGGTAGATCCAGGCGCGCCATGTGCTCATTGCGGATTGTCACACGGACAACATCGTGTTCAGTTCAATAAAAAAAATCCAAATGTTAGTTTTATGAATCAAGACGATGAATGGAACGATTTGGAAATGAAAAATGCTGAAGACCACCCCTATACGCCAAGTAAAGGTTATCGCCCACTATCGCAGCGAGAAGCAGAGTTGGTTGGATTTGACAATCTAAATGTTGATATACCAAACGATATATATGACCGTATTAATAGTGTAAGACAGCGCCTAGCCCGAGTAGGTAAAGATGCCGGCAAACTTACAAGAGTCAAAGAGCAAGGTGTGGAAGAAGACCTTGATGCCAACCAAAAGCGTGTAGGACAATTAGGCCCAACCGAAAAGGTAGGTAAAAAAGGTGCGGTTGGTAAACTAGTTGGCGCTAGTGAAAGTTTTATCAATACAGTTGACCAAGCAGTAACGACTGAAGGTGTAGAAGAATTGGCTGCACTAAAACGATTATTGGGTAAATAACTTTCTAAAAAACCTCACTTTTTAGTGAGGTTTACCATATTCGGCATAAATACACTTGACGCAGCATGAAAGTTGTTATATACTTAGTACTGTGTTAGTTGTCTCCTGACAACGACATTTAAATCATATTTAGGCTCAAATTAGGCACATTTTTAAGGAGAAAACAAATGGCAAGTCTAGCAGAAATCCGCGCTCGCATTTCAGCGCAAGAAAACAAGTCAACCAAGGGCTCTAACGCCCAATCAGATAACGCAATCTACCCCCACTGGAACATGGATGAAGGTACTTCAGCTACCCTTCGTTTTCTTCCAGATGCGGAATCAAAGAATGAATTCTTTTGGGTAGAGCGAGCAATGATTAAACTCCCATTCAACGGAGTTAAAGGCGATTCTAATACTAAACAAATTCAGGTACAAGTCCCATGCGTAGAAATGTATGGCGATAACTGTCCTATTTTGGCAGAAGTTCGTCCATGGTACAAGGACGAAAGTCTCAAGGAAATGGCTAATAAGTATTGGAAGAAACGCAGTTATATTTTTCAAGGGTTCGTTCGCCAAAACCCTATTCAGGATGACAAGACTCCTACGAATCCTATTCGTCGGTTTATTATCAGCCCACAAATTATTCCTATTATCCGTACTGGTTTGATGGATCCCGAGATCCTAGAACTTCCTACTGATTATGTTCGTGGATTGGATTTTAAAATTATTAAAACCAGCAAAGGTGGTTATGCTGACTACAGTACCAGCAATTGGTCTCGTAGGGAAAGCGCACTGACCGAAGCCGAGCAACAAGCAATTGAAGAACATGGTCTTTTCAACTTGGTAGACTTCTTGCCCAAGAAGCCTAGTGAGGCTGAATTGCGTGTTATCAAAGAAATGTTTGAAGCAAGCGTTGAAGGTCGTCCATACGATAATGATCGTTGGGGAGCATACTATCGTCCATATGGTCTAGAAGCACCTGCAGGAGCAACAGCGGCTCAAACACAAGCGACTACTAGTAGCGCACCCGCAACAGCACCCGTAGCAGATTCGCATGATGACCATGATGATGAAGCATCAAGTCCAGTTGTAGTTCCCAAAAATGCTCAAAGCGATAAAGCGCAAGACATTTTGGCAATGATCCGAGCCAGACAAAAATCTGCTTAATAGGAGTTAGGGAGCAAATGCTCCCTTACTTAGGAGAATTCCCATGACATTACCAGACGAAAGGTTTCGTGCCCTTAAGCAAGGCAAAAAATTACTTGAGGAGTTATGTGATCCCGGTCGTACTCCTCGTGTTCCTAGCTTGGTCAGAGATAAAGCAAGGGCTGCTCTAAGACATTATCCTAGCGATTACGAATTGGATCGCATTGCGGATCAATGTCCAGATATCCTTGACAAATTATCATTTGCTGATAAACTATATGCTAGTGGAATACACAAATAATAAGGAAATGAAATGAAATATTTAAACAAATTAGAAAAAGTAAACGAATCAATCACTATTAACCGTTACGACAATGGCTACATGGTTGAAGTAACTGGTCGTGATGATGACAATGATTGGAAAACCTCAAAGGTTATCTGTAATACCGAAGAAGAAATGCTTACTGTAGTTAAAGAATGGAACTCAATGGATTTGGATAACTAAGATGGCAAAACCATTTGATGTGAGTAAATTTCGCCGTGACATTACTAAATCTATTGAGGGACTTAGTATTGGTTTTAACGACCCCACTGACTGGATATCTACAGGTAATTTCGCCCTCAATTATCTTATATCCGGTGATTTTAATAAAGGCGTACCTCTTGGTAAAGTTACTGTCTTTGCCGGAGAATCAGGCGCAGGTAAATCATTCATCTGCTCAGGTAACTTAGTACGCCATGCTCAACAACAAGGTATTTTCGTTGTATTGATTGATACAGAAAACGCCCTTGATGAAAAATGGCTACATGCCCTAGGTGTATCTACCGATGAAGATAAACTTCTGAAATTGAATATGGCTATGATTGATGATGTGGGTAAAACTATATCAGAATTTATGAAGTCATATAAAATTCTACCTGAAACTGATAAACCAAAAGTATTGTTTGTACTTGATTCATTGGGTATGCTTCTTACCCCCACTGATGTTAATCAATTTGAAGCAGGTGATATGAAAGGTGATATGGGTCGTAAACCCAAAGCACTTACCGCACTTGTTCGTAATTGTGTTAATATGTTTGGTAATCATAATGTTGGTCTAGTTGCTACTAATCATACATACGCTAGCCAAGATATGTTTGATCCTGATGATAAAATCAGTGGTGGTCAAGGTTTCGTTTACGCATCTTCAATTGTAGTTGCTATGAAGAAACTCAAACTCAAAGAAGACGAGGATGGTAATAAGATTAGTGAAGTACGAGGTATTCGTGCCGCATGTAAGATTATGAAAACTCGCTATGCCAAACCCTTTGAAAGTGTTCAAGTTAAGATTCCCTATGAAACTGGGATGAGCCCCTATTCAGGAATGCTTGATATGATTGAAAAGGCTGAACTTGTTAAGAAAGAAGGTAATTCACTTGTATATACTACCCTTGATGGTGAAATTATTAAAAAGTTTCGCAAAGCATGGGAAGCAAATACAGATGGATGCTTGGACAAAGTAATGAATGAGTATAGTCAAAAAACAAATCGTAAGATAAGTAATGTATTACCTGAGGAGGAAAATACAGAATGAGTCTAGATATTATTTCATCTGTTTGGGACGCATTAGTTACGCACATTGACTTAAATGAGCGTAAATATGCAGCAGAAACCCTTGTTGATTTTTTAATTGATAATGATTTTCAACCAAATGAGATTTTAGAACATTTTCAAGGTGATTCCGAAATGACTCATGCAATTAAAGGTTGGGTTGATCAATATGGTGATAATGATGATGGTAACTACGATTATCCATACGATAATGACGATGACGATGATTGGCGATAAATGAATTGGTATACGAAAATCTCACAAGACCTTTCTGCTATACCTGATTTCATAACATACTACGAATTAGAACTAGTTTCATCTAAAAAAGAGGTAACAATATACGGCAATGTTGAAAAAAACATTGCTGGGTTACCTGGTATTACTGAGCATAGATTTAACCAGCTTCAAGAAATTGAGGCTGTGTTAAATTTCCTCAACATTAAACTTAGGCAAATTCGCCGAAAACATTTTCAAAAATATTTAGAAGCGTATAATAGAGCATTAACTAGCCGTGATGCCGAGAAGTATGTTGATGGCGAAGATGAAGTTATTGATTTTGAAACTCTTATCAATGAAGTGGCACTACTACGCAATAAATGGTTAGGTGTTATGAAAGGATTAGAATCTAAAAACTTTATGCTAGGTCATGTAGTTCGTTTAAGAGCAGCCGGCATGGAAGATATTCAAATAGGATAAAAATATGTCAAGTAGTATTAGGGGACTCACATCCCAGCAAGTGATGGCTTGGAATACAAATTCTAATAATGGATTGAATTTGGCAGGAATTGGAAATATTCCAGCTATTAGTTTAAATGATTTATTAAAGGTTTATAACACCGACCATGTGAAAAAATACGAAATTATAGAAACTCAGGAAGATGCCCTAGCAGTTAGTGTAGCACATAAGCGGTTAGTTTCTTCTAAAAATTACAAGAGTTCAACAATTCCACTTAGGAATATGTTAGATTCACAGGTATTTGAAAAAGTAACAGACGAGGATAGGGAAGTTGCTAATAATATACGCACCTACTATGCTCATCAACTTGTAATGTGGACTCTAAAAGATATTAAACTTACTAAATTTAGAGAATGCCTAAATAGTTATATCAACGGTGATAGTAAACGATTCAAGGAAGAATTTGTTCCGATCATAGCCAAACTACCTTATTTTTATGAATATGATATCCAATTGGATGAAATTAAAAGATTCGTCAATAGTGATATTGATATTGATAAAGGTGTAAAAATGACAGCACATAATATGATTCCAATTAAATCATTGACTCGTAAAAATAAACGAATTAAATGTGTTGAATATTGGTTAAAAGATACAAACGATATTGCTTATAATATACAAATAGAAATTAATAATCCATTGCAACATTTGTGGGATAATATCTTTAGTAAAGAAGAACTGGTAATTAACGGTTTGGGTGCGCCCAAACGCAGGGATGATTTTAAATATTACCAACTGTTACAATGGACCATGGCTTGACAGTAAATCAAGGTTGATCTATACTACTATTTTGATGGAGAACTTATGAGTAGACTAGCATTTATTGGCCGCCCGTGGGTGGCATTTGAAGCAACCGATCCTCAACACAGAGAATGGTTCGCAGAGTTTCGCAAGTTAGGCACCTGGGGAAAATGCCCTGTGCGGTTTATCATCCCAGATGACCACGGCGATCTTATCACTATGATTCAACGACGGTTAATTGATTTTTATGTTAGCAAAGAATTCGGATCAACACATGGCTAGGATTATCCTAACTTGCGGACATGAAGTACATGATTTCCCCCGCGCCTATCATATCATGACCAAAGGTACAGATCGGTACGGTGAGCGGGCTATCTTATATCAAACTGTTTGCGGGTGTTGTGAGGATATGTACCGTAGAGCCGGGGATATTTTTGATTTTGAAGAAGTAGCGTATTTTTGGGTTAGTAAAGGTAAAAAAACGGTTATAGACTAAGGATTATATAAATGGAAAAAGTTATCCGCGATGGTAAAGTTGCTATACTCACTAGCCCTGGTTACGGAGCTGGTTGGTATTCGTGGCATATGATTCCTGAATTAATGTATGACCCTACCGTAGTCTCTATGGTGGAGGATCGTGTTAATTATGAGGCAATTGAGGCTTATTGCGAAGAACGGTGGCCTGACAACTATTTTGGTGGAGCCGAAGATTTGGTAATTACTTGGGTCCCTGAGGGTAGGGTTTTCATTATTAATGAATATGACGGGGCTGAATACATCCAATTCAGGGATGACATTGAATGGATGGTAGCCTAGGTTGACATTAAATTGCTGGTAGCGTATACTAAGGTATACACTGAAAAACGAGGTGAGCAATGAGTGCAATGGGCAGGCTTTATACAGAAATCCAAGAACTCTTAGAAGACGGAGTATTCCCGACGGTGATTGCAAGTCGGCTTGAGGTTCCCCTAAGTTGGGTAGATCAGATCCGCATGGATTTGGATGAGCCTGATTTGCCCTATGATAGTGAGGAGCAGTTCCAAGATTACGATTCAGCCCTAGAAATTTGACAATAATTCGGTTTGGGCGTATAATCTATACATAGACAGTTAACTAACGGAGCAGAAAATGTTCGTTGTTTTTCACACTGAATTTCCCCATCAAGACAAGCGTTATTTCACGACCAAGGCAGGTGCCAAGCGTAGTGCTACCTGTTCTAATCGGAACGCAGGTAAGTTTGTCTACAACTTTGTGGAAGAATCTTGGTTCGAACTCAAGTATGGCCCGGTTGGTACTAAGGTCGTCAAGAACCTGATGACTGGTAAGGATATTGAAATTGCCGAGGATACTCCTTGGTGTTGTAACCCCGCTAGCGAAGCGTATTGGAGTAACTAATTATTTGACAATAATTCGGTTTGGGCGTATAATAGATTCATACACTGAGAAAACGGAGTTGTCATGAATATGCTAGAAAAAGAAACCCAGTTCAAAAGCGCGGGTTACTATGCATGGTGTGCTTCTAGGGACGCAAGTATGCGTAGCGCGGTCAACGCTAGCCGGTTCAGTAGTGCCCAAAAACTCAGGGCCGACCGAGTAAAATTGGCCCTAGAGTTGGTCTATACGGCTAAGGAAGTGTCAATCACTAACTGTAAAAAATGGATCCGCGTTAAGGTACACGGTGGGACGGTTCGTGACAAAAAAACCCTTCAACAGTTGGAAAGTGGCTGGGCCATGCAAGGAATTCAAAAAAACATCACCCCTCAGGGCGTGATTTATCGTGTTGCGTAAAAGCAACAAGATCAAAATTTGACAATAATTGATTTTGGATATACAATCTAATCTTAGACAGTTAAACAACGGAGAGAAAATGGTAACGATTCAGGACATCAATTCTACTATTATCGCAGGTTTGTTCACAAACGAACAACTGGATTCCATTGCAATGGCAATCAAGTTTGCCCGCAATCAACTAGCCGCAAAGGCAAAGTTTACCTTGGTTAAGGGTACTAATGTCAAGTTTACATCTAGCCGTACCGGTCAAACTGTGCTTGGTACAGTTGAAAAGGTAAATCGAAAGTTCATAATTGTGCGTGAGAATGGCAAGGCATTCGGTACTTGGCGTGTCCCTGCTAATATGCTTGAAGCCGCTTAATTGTTCAACCCAAAATTTGACAATAATTGGGCTTGTCTGTATAATAGATTCATACACTGAGAAAACGGAGAAACAAATGGCTTATATCAATCAGGAACGTAAAGCGAAATTGGCCCCCACAATCAAGGCAATCTTGACCAAGTATGGTGTCAAGGGTTCGCTAAGTGTTCGTAATCACAGCACACTGGTTCTGACCCTGAAGTCGGGAAAAATTGATTTCATCGGCAGCAGTAACCGAGTTTGCGGTAATGATTTTTACCAAGTTTCTCGTGGTTTCAAGCCGAACACCTCGGGCTACTGTGATGTTAACCCGTACTGGTACAAGGATCACTATGACGGCGTTGCACTGTCTTTCCTCAAGGAAGTGATTGTAGCCATGAACGATGGTAACCACGACAATTCGGATATTCAATCCGACTATTTTGATGTGGGCTGGTATATTGATGTTAACGTTGGTAAGTGGGATAAGCCTTACACTGTTGAAGCCTAATCAGGCATACAAGGAGAACACCGTGGGTTACAAAGTTTTGGCAGACAAATTTCAGATGGACGAGATGCGTACCAAATATGGTCCTCGCAAGGGACTTGAGGGACCATTCAACTTCTCGGGTCGGGTGTTGTACTATGACACCAAAGAGGGTCAGTATTACGACCCCAAGACCGACTTCTACGTGGAACAGGCCGAAATGGATCTGATTCACGCCCGTATCACTGATATCCTGAAAGCCTAATATGTATAATTTATTGTACATTGTAAATTTTGTGTTTATGGGCACTTACGCCGATTTGCCCTCATGCCAAAACGCACTATATGAAATTTACGCTACTAAGATGAATATCCCTGGACAGCGGAATCCTGAATTGGATAAGGTTATCCAAAGCCAGTTGAAATTGGATAGAAGTTTCGTGTGCGTTCCAGTGAAGAAAGGTTAATATGGAGTTATATATGAAAGCCGCTTTTTATGTACGATGTGCCGAGTGTCAGGATCGTCATTATGTAGATGAGGTTGAATTCCTCAATGTTGAAGAAGATTACATGGGCCGAGACATTATGCATTTTGTCTGCCCTAAAACATTGAATGAATCTAAATCTTTAGTGTATAAAGAATGAACTGCTAATTTAGCGAATTAGCAAAATCGATTTCCACGTAAAATTCCTAGATCATTTTGGAGTTTAATGATGCCTACTCATTGTTATGAAAATCGCCCTTACTGCATAAATGTTGGTTGCTACAATCTTGCCCATTTGGTACAAGATTATTACAATGGTTGGGCTAACTACCGTAAGGTCTGTGGTGCCTGTCACAGTAAGGAGGTCGCAGCCAAACACGGCTTAAAAAGCATGGTTCAGGTCCTTGCTAAGAAGCAAGGCAAGACTGTTACTCAGTATACCAATCAATTCCATCCTTATCTGCGTTATCGCAAGACCTACTGCGAGAACAATGACAGCCGTTTGGGTTTCCGCTGTACCACTAATATATTCTGGGACGGTATGTTGGATGTAGACCATATCAATGGTGATCCTTCAGACAATAGGCCGTGTAATCTACAAACTTTGTGTAAATGTTGTCATGCATATAAAACTAGTAAGTATAAAGATTATGATACACCAGGTCGAAAAGCATTAGGATTGGTGTATTAAACAACATTTTGGAGTTGAACAATGAGGTTTAGCCTTACGGAACTTTTCTCTTGGATGCCGGTTCTGATCGCCGGCTTCATGGTATTTTTTGTAGTCTGTGCAGGTGTTGCGAAAATCATACAACTGTTCACAGGTTGACAATAATTGGACCTTATAGTATACTGTATATATTGACTTAAAAGGAAACTGAAATGAATATTAACACTGTTACCGATCTCATCATGGTTGTTGGCCTTGGATTTACCCTGTTCCAAATGGGCAGGTGCTATGAGATTTTGGTAGAAATGCGTAAGAGCAACGAGGAACACCAGCGTAAGATGGCTGAAATTAGTATCCCTAAGCTGGGCTATTGATTTGACAATAAATGGGTTTGTGTGTATAATAGATTCATACACTGAGAAAACGGAGCAATAAGTGGCACAAGTTCTTATCAAATACGGCGAGTATCGCAATCTTCCCGTGATCAATACCCGATTCACCCTTGTCAAAGACTATCAGCAAGGCAAGAAAGGTGCTTACATCACCGTTAAGAACGATGGACAATTTCCAATCGCTATTAGCGTGGTGAAAGTTAAAGTAAATAACGTTATGAATGTAGAATATCTTGATGGAGAACCTGTGATGGCACAGACTGTAGAATTTAAAGCACTAAAAACCCCCGCGGTAGAGACCGAGCAAGAGGCAATGGATCGCATTGCTACCCGTTTTCAAATCCTCGATGACATGTCCAAGGCATGTATCAACGGCGATATCCGTGCAATGATTGTGTCAGGTCCTCCGGGAGTTGGTAAATCGTTTGGTGTTGAGACACAATTGGAAAAGGCTGCAATGTTTGACAAAATTGCAGGCAAGCGGGTTCGCTTTGAAATTGTCAAGGGTGCAATGACCCCGATTGGACTGTACTGCACACTGTACAAGTACTCTGATCCAAAGAACGTTTTGGTATTTGACGATTGCGATTCGGTCTTTCAAGATGACTTGGCTCTTAACATTCTCAAGGCTGCCCTTGACAGTGGTAAGCGTCGGCGCATTTGCTGGAACTCAGATAGCTCTATGCTTCGCCGTGAAGGAGTGCCCGAGGCGTTTGAATTCAAAGGTTCGGCAATCTTTATTACTAACTTGAAGTTTGAGAACCTCAAGTCTAAGAAACTGCAGGATCACCTCGAGGCTTTGCAGAGTCGTTGTCACTTTCTTGACCTGACGATTGACACGGAGCGTGATAAGATTCTTCGTATCAAGCAGGTTCATCGTGATTGCGACGGTGGTTTGTTCCGTGACTATGATTTTGACGCTGACGAGGGTGAGCAGATCCTCAACTTCATGGAAGCAAACAAATCCAAACTCCGTGAGTTGTCGCTACGCATGGCACTAAAGATTGCGGATCTGACTAAAGTGTCTCCGACTAACTGGCGTGTCCTTGCTGAAAGCACGGTGATGAAACGCGGTTAATAAATGTTCCTGGTTTTCAGGGGGAGAAATCCCCCTTTTTTTGCCTTTTAACTTGATTAATTTTTTGGAATAGCGTATACTTGTAGGATGATAAAAGTAACTACCAAGGAAGAACTACTATATTTTATGCAATGCGGAATGATGCGGTTAAGTATGAACGACCTTAGGTTCGTACATAATATGCATATGATTTCCTGTATTAGAGATAAGGCATTAACTTCAAACCAAATTAAACTGTTTAATCTATTAACAAAGAAATATAAAAAACAATTGGATAAACATAAAATAACGCAGGGTATGATTGAACACATGCCATGGGCTACTAAAATTATTTCCAGTACTCCTGAATTTACCAATGCTCAAATTACGATAGAAAATAATCATATCTATTTTAGAGCACCGTTCAATAAACATTTCTTGGTAGGATTAAGGAAAGATAATTTAGTTAATACATTTGTATGGAATAAAGATTTAAAAAGATACGAATCACCTTTTAGTACCCATGCATTAAAGGTGATAGTATCGGTTTCGCAGGAACATTACAAAGCCATTACTCATTGCGAAGTGACCAATAATTTGTTAAATACAGTTAAGCAATATGACGCATCGTATTGGGAACCTACTCTTGTTCCATTTAATGATCGTTATATAATAGCCGCATCTAATTCTTTTTTAGATGAAGCGATTAAAGATATTGAATTGTCTAACGATATTAAATGTCTATCTCAATTAACCGAGCTTGGTGTAAAAATAGATAACAAGATTATTAATGGCAATGAGAAATTAAAATTTGCTAGTGAATATGAACCTACAATTGACTTTATAAATTTTGATTTAGTAGGACAATGGTTACAGGAATTAGAATGTGACACTGTGTGTTATGCGGGCACAGCAAACAAAAACTTCATGTATATTACAGAAACTATAGATAGAATATTAAGAAATCTAAACATTCAACTTAGATTATATTCTGCCAATTCAGAACGATCAAAATCAAAAAGTGTATTATTAATACTAAGTAGTAATTCGCCAACAATGTTGTACAACTATCAATTTAGGAAAATTATTAGAATGAAAAATTCAACTCCAATCACAATTAAATGAAAAAATGTAAAATTATAATTAAGGACGAGGTTAATGTTAAACTGGAAGGACTAGAATTGTCCGACCGTAAAACATTAATGAAGATGTTTGAATATGAAGATCCTTCTGCTAGATTTAGACCATCATATAAACTTGGCAGATGGAATGGTAAAATTTCATTTTTTAGTTTAGGTGGAACAACTTATATTAATCTACTACCTGAAATTCTTCCTTTATTGGATCGTGCAGGATATGACATTGAATTAGAAGATAACAGGGAATACACTACTACCTTTGCTTTCAACAAAGTAGCCGAAAACGCATTTGAAACGCATAAATGGCCAACTGGACATCCTAAAGTCGGTGAATCAATTATGTTGCGTGATTATCAAGTAGAGATTATTAATAACTTTTTATCCAATCCACAAAGTATTCAAGAGGTAGCAACAGGCGCAGGTAAAACTATTACTACAGCCGCACTAAGTTATAGCGTACAAGACTATGGACGTAGCATTGTAATCGTACCTAACAAAAGCCTAGTAGTACAAACGGAAGCGGATTATAGAAATTTAGGATTGGATGTAGGGGTTTACTTTGGTGACCGAAAAGAAATAGGTAAACAACATACAATCTGTACTTGGCAAAGCCTTAATAATATGCTTAAAGCAACTAAGGCAGGTGAAGCGGATATTACTATCGGTGAATTCATTGAGGGTGTAGTTTGTGTAATGGTTGATGAGGTCCATAGTGCCAAGGCAGATGGACTTAAGGCATTGCTAACAGGTCCAATGGCATGTGTTCCAATTCGTTGGGGACTAACTGGTACTATACCTAAAGCCAAACATGAAGCGCAATCATTATTCGTTAGTTTAGGTAATGTTATTGGCAAACTAACAGCCAGTGAATTACAAGATAAAGGTGTATTAGCAAGATGCCATGTTAATATTGTACAATTGCAGGATGAAGTAGAGTTTACTAATTATCAAAGTGAACTTAAACATTTGCTAGAAGATAAAAATAGACTTGATACTATTGCTCAATTAATTTTAAAAGTTAAAGAAACTGGTAATACTCTAGTGTTAGTTGATAGAGTAAATGCAGGAAAAGAATTAATTGAACGATTACCTAATAGTGTATTTGTAAGTGGCGAAACCAAACTAACGGAAAGAAAGGAAGAGTATGATGAAGTGGCAACTGCTACTGACAAGATTATTGTGGCGACTTATGGTGTGGCCAGTGTGGGTATTAATATTCCTAGGATTTTTAATTTGGTTCTTTTGGAGCCCGGAAAAAGCTTTGTTAGGGTTATACAATCTATTGGACGCGGAATCAGAAAGGCTGAAGACAAGGACTTCGTACAAATTTGGGACATAACTAGTAGTTGTAAATTTGCCAAAAAACATTTAACGCAAAGAAAGGTCTTTTATAAAGAAGCCGCATATCCATTTGATATTGAAAAACTTAAGTATAGGTGATATAGTATTACCATGAACATATTATTACTAGACAACATTAAATATAATTTAGAAAATCTACCCGATGAAGTAGATGACTTTAGGTTTGCTATCTTAGATAATAGTAACCCTAGCAATGTAGATTACCATTATATCCCTCTTATCTTTTTGGAATCATTTAGTGCTCCTGCACTAGTCTTACAGATAGGTAACCATACAATTAAAATGCCCGTAGATTGGCAAATCTTAATTGGAGAAAAGGATCATGGTGATTTGGAAACTCTACCATTGACTAGTGTCAATGATAGGGGATTTTCAGCATTTGAATTTAATCCATTGACTTCATTTAGACCATCATTTCAACCAATTGAAATCGTAGATGTTTATCATGATGTAACTTGGTATGCGCCTAGGTTAAAGAACGGGCAGTTTCTTTGTGTACCTATTGAAGACTGTGAGAAACCCATGTGCGTTTATTTTGTAAAAGAAATTAGTAGGAATTGTGAAATAGTAGACTATAATCAATCATTCTAATGAAAAAAGCCGATATACCTATTGATGAGAAATTTGAAAATCAAGACTTTGATTTGTTTAATGCGTTAGCCGCATTAGATAAAAAAGACTATGGTTATTATGATAGACTTACACAGGAACAACAACGGAAGTTTGTTCCGTATATGATGTTGATGTGGATGAGTGCGGTTAAAGGTAATAAAGACTTACAAAACTATTATGTTAGTAGCACTGATTATTATGCCAACAAACATATGTTTAATGAAAATGTTCAAAAGCATCCTAAATTACAATGGCTAATGCTTTGTGCGGCTAGTCCAGGTATTGGTAAACAGTTTCATCAATGGATTCCTAATATCAGTTCTAATATTAGCAAATTAAAAACGGCAGCAAAAGTAAAAGACATTAAAGACTACTACGCAAAAATATATCCTAAATTAAATAAAGATGATTTACAGGAAATGGCTACTGAGTTTGTAGAAAATCAAAAAAGAAAAATGTATCTTAGTCAAGTATATCCTAATATTAAAATTGAAGATGTAGAGGTATTGAATCAGTTAATAACAGATATGGATATTGAGCAGTATGAAAAAGACAGAGGAAACGATTAATACTAAATTTGGCTGTGAATTTTGTAAACGGGAGTTTATTCGTGAATCCACGGTATTAAAACATATATGTGAATATAAACATCGTTGGTTAGAAAAAGACAAGCAAAGTAATAGATTAGGTTTTCAGGCTTGGTTAGAATTCTACAAGAAAAATAGCGCATCTAAAAAATATAAAACCTACGAAGAATTTATTCGTAATCCTTATTACACAGCCTTCGCAAAGTTTGGTTTATATTGTACTGAAGTAAATGTTATCAATGTAAGTAGATACCTAGATTGGTTATTAAAAGACCAAATTAAAATTGATGAATGGTGTCATGATTCTGTTTATACTAGGTTCTTAATAGAATATTTGCGTAGTGAAGATCCATTTGATGCTATTCATAGAAGTGTAGAAACTACTATGAAATTTGCCGAGTTGGAAAGAATCCAACATAAGGATTACCTAAGATATGGCAACAAAAACAAAATCTGCTATGCTGTAACCAAAGGTAAAATCAGCCCATGGATGTTGTACCAAAGTGAGTCAGGTGTCCATTTTCTAGATACAATAAATCCAGACCATGTTAAACTTATCATTGATTACATAAGTCCCGAGCAGTGGACATTACGATTTAGGCGTGATCCAAAAGTAGTTGGTGATATTAAGGACTTACTAAATGCGATCGGTTTATAAATTTAAGGTTCGTATTCCGTGGCGTAAGAATATGACTGTCACCGATTGGGATCAAGTTTGTATTTGGGCGCTTGAAAATTATGGTACGCCGGGCTCTAAATATGTAACCACACTGACGCAAGATTATATGGATTTTTGTTTTCTTGATAGTAAAGATGCGATTCACTTTTCCCTACGCTGGGAATAATTCTTAAGGGATATGATATGAAATTCAAAATGTTGGCAGCAAGCGTAGCATTGGCCTGTTCTAGTTTGGCTTATGCTCAGACTACAGAATATTCACTAAGCCGTAGCCTTGATGTAGTTAAGGCTAGCGCCGCATATGCCCGAGGTTACACAGGTAAGGGCAGTGTTATTGCTGTACTAGATACAGGCATTGACACCAGTAGTGATGAATTTAAAAACAAGATCCTAGCGATTAAGGACTTCAGCAACAGTGGTACTATCGTTGATAAAGTTGGCCATGGTACTCATGTTGCGGGAATTGCGGCAGCAGCTAAAAATGGTGTAGGTGTTCAAGGTGTAGCATATGATGCTAGTTTGATCATTGGTAAAATCACTAACACCGGTGCTATGAATACTCAAACTGTTCTTACAGCCGCTACATGGGCTGCTAGTTTGGGTGCTGATGTTGCTAATATGAGTGTTACATTTCCTATTAGCCGTAACACACTTGTCCCAGTATTGATTGCTTCGGGTATTTACAAAACAGTGTATACTAATACTGGTAAACTGCCTTATGACTTTGATGCTAAAGCATGGGCGGCGGCTACTAAAGGTGAAATGGTTATGGTTGTAGCCGCAGGTAATGAGGCTACTGCATGGTCAAGTAGTATTACTCAATTGGCTACCGCTACTGACGCAAATGGTAATTTGCTCTTGGGTGGCCGAATGATTATCGCTGGTAATTGGAATAGCATTACTAATAAAACAATTGGTCCTTCAACCAATGGTGCGGCACATCTATGCCAAGTTATGGTAAATTCTATTTGTCAGGACAAGTACAAGGCATATGACTTTTTTCTAATGGCACCCGGTACTAGCATCATTAGCACTGCACCTAAGACACCTGTTAACCCAACTGGATTGGCTACTATGTCTGGTACATCAATGGCAGCACCCGCTGTTTCAGGTGGTGCCGCTCTTATCCATCAGATGTGGCCACAGATGACAGGCTCTAACATTGTTAGGTTGTTGTTGGTTACTGCTAATAAGAATCTTCCTGGCTATAGTCTATATACTATGGGTCAAGGTCTAATGGATCTTGATAAAGCAACTAGCCCAGTTGGATCAGTTGGTATTCCAACTACAGGTCGATTGTCTGGTACTACTTTAGCAAGCGCAAGACCTCTTGTTTACACGGCAACTGGAAGTGCTAGCACAGGTAAACTAAGCGGCATTATGGTAGTAGATAGTTTTGAGCGAGATTTCTATCTGAATGGAAAAGCATTTACCGCACACAAGAAAGCCGATCCTTTCAATCATCAACAAGCAATGATGCCTTATGAGTCGCACAACCCCTATACATTGTTCAATACATACTATGACCGTACCAATGTTAAAGTAGGCTCATATGAGATGAGCATTTACCGCGATACTACTAACATGTTGGAAACATCACCCATGATGTTGGAACTGGCTTACACTAAAAACTTTGGTGACACCAGCGTCAAGTTTTCAGGTGGTTTCTTCAATGAAACTAACACTTGGTTGGGTAACAGCGTAGGTAGTTTTGTAGGTGATGGTAAAAACAATAACAGCACTACACAATTTGCTGGTGTTGAATTGAACAAAGCATTTGACACTGGTACTAATGTGTATGCTAATTTTATGCATGGTGTTACCAAAACAAACTCTAACAGCGAGAATATTCAAAAAATCGGAAGTGTCCTAAGTTACGCATGGACGGCAGGAATTGAGCAATCATTGAATTCTACTAACAAAGTAGGTGTTATGGTATATCAACCTGTTACTGTCTATCGTGCCAATGCTGATTTGGTTGCTCCTGTTGGACTTGATAGTTCATTCAATGTCATTCAGAACAGTAGTGTCAACCTAGCCGCAGATGTACATGAACTTAGAACAGGTATCTACCATAAGTTTCAAAACTCTAAAGAGTTTAACACTATGGCATTTGTAGAGGCTCGGCAAAATTATCGTGGCCAACTGGGACAAAATGACATGGCTGTAGGATTCAAACTTACGAAAACATTTGATTAATTTTGTTTTATTACAATCATGAATCACCAAAGACTTGGGAACAATGTAAGCCAGGTTGGTATGAATTTAAAATCTATTTGAATGATTCAGTATCACATGAACTTAAGTATATAGAATCAATTATAGATTGGGTTTACAATAATATTGACAAATGTGAAAGACATGCTAGATGGGCTGTAACAAATGAATCCTTTAACATTAAGTTTCGTTACCAACGAGACTATATGATGTTTGTTTTGCGTTGGTCATGAATTCTGTTATAATTTATAATAAACACACCGGTGAAATCAGCGGTATAATAAATGAATTAAAAACGCATGGGCTCATTGCTAATGAGCATTATGAATTTAGATATTATCCCGGTACTTGGGATCCCATGATAGGTGATGTTCCAAAAAAGTGTGAGTTTACTTTTAAAGATGCTAAACTAGCAAGTTGGTTTCTATTGAGGTGGGGATGAAACTACTAAAAGCCGACCAAGCCGATAGTTTAGTAGTCATCATAAGAGATTATGAATTTTTTGATGGAGAGACTACCGAAGAAATGGATGAGTGGTGTTGGCAAACATTTGGATATCATCCTAGAGAGGGTATGGTTATGACATTTAAAGAGCCTAGTCATACTAATTGGTTTATGTTAAGATGGGGATAAACGAATTTAATCACTTATCACCTATCATTGACTGTGTTGACATGGTAGAATACAAAAATCCACGAGACCATACAGGAATTACATTTGTCGTTAAAGACAAACATAAAGAAATTATTCAATGGTGTCGTAGAAATTTTGGACAGCGTGGTGACGGCTGGGATTTTATGGCTGGAACTCGACATGTTCAAATAACTATTTGGTCTAGTAAACTTATTACAATGTACGAATTATGGATGAATTAATTAAACTTCTATGTAATTGGTTTATGTTAAGATGGGGATAGAGACTAAATGCAAGCGGAGAACACCAGAAGATTGGCATACCGTGATTACTGGAAAAGCCAATCACTGGCAGGCCATTGATTGGTGTACTGAACAATTTGGTCGACGCTGGGGTGTTGTAGATAATAGAGATGGCGTATGGTGTTGCTTTTGGGCTGGTCGAGAACAATTTGGTTCTTATAGATGGTATTTTGAAAATGAGTGTGATGCTATGTGGTTTACAATGAGGTGGGCGTGAAAAGGCCATGAAAACAGGTTGACATTAAATTGACATGGCTGTATAATGTATACATACATTGACCAATAGGAGTTAATTTGTGAACAAACGAATTCTTGAACTTGCCTTAAAGTCTGGTAGCACACACAAACAGAATCTTGGTGTGTATCAATTCTATGAAGATGAATTGGAAAAGTTTGCTGAATTTATTGTGAATGAATGTCTGCGACAGGCAAAGGAAGTGGTAATTCCTATTACAGCCGATGCTATTGAAAGCAAGATTAAAGAATATTTTAGAGTTGAATGATGAAAATCAGATACAGTACTAATTGGATGGGACCAGTCAGTATGAATTGGTATGAACAACGCGGCCTTGTTGAAACTAAAATAGTCACACTGGAGGAGGACTCTGCTTTCAGTGGCCTTAAGGCTGGCGATCAATATGAATCGCAAGAAATTACCACTCATTATAGTTGTGGTAGAATAGATGTGAGAGGAACCGATGATCCTCATGGTGATGAAATAGGTGTGCCGCCAATGCAGAGTGATGATTGGGCTAGATTTGGTAATTGGCTTGAAACTTTTGAAACTGATGCGGTTTGGACATTGGATCAACTAGTCGAACTATACGAACGTGTTAACCCTAAGATCAAGTGGGATAAACAATGAACGAACGAATCCGAGAACTTGCTGAACAAGTATATGGTTCATTACACTATGATGATTTGAAGTTTGCCGAGTTGATTATTCAGGAATGTGTCAATGTATTTTTAGGTGCCGACACCAAAAACATTCAATTGGCAATGAAAAGAATGAAACAACATTTTGGGATTGAATTATGAACGAACGAATTAGAATATTGGCTGAACAGGCTGAATTTTCCGAAAAAGACTTGCACATTCAAGGTGATAATTTTCAAAGGTTCGCCGAGTTGATTGTGCGGGAATGTGCATTGACTGCTGGCTTGATGGAGCATGAAGGTAGGTCCAATATTGGCGCACAAATATTAGATAATTTTGGAGTTGAATCGTGAGCCTTGATGTATCTCTAATGGTAACTAAACCTGTAGCAGTCTATGTCAACAACATCACCCATAACTTGGCTAAGATGGCTAGTGAAGTTAAATTGTCAAATGGTTTAACACTGTATGATGTTCTATGGCGTCCTGATGAACAACACGACCTAGTATTGGCTAAAGATATTGCAGAACTACTAGACGAAGGTTATAAAATTTTGATCAGTGACCCCGACCATTTCAAAAAATTCAATCCAGAGAATGGTTGGGGCAATTACGATAATCTTTGTAAGTTTGTTTATGAATACTGGAGTGCTTGCCGAGCCAACTCAGGTGCCGAGGTACAGGTATGTCGATGAACGAACGAATTAAAGAACTTGCTGAACAGGTTGGCGTAAAATATAGCCTATGGCTTGGTAGTAAACCTGCTGCTTATATGACTTATGGTGAACTAGAAAAATTCGCCGAGTTGATTGTGAAAGAATGTTTGGACATTGTTAATAGACACGAATACAGTTATCATGAGGCTGACCCACTTTGGGAAACTGCTCAATTGATTAAACAACATTTTGGAGTTGAAGAATGAAAACATTAGCAGAAGCTTGGGAACTTATTGATTATTTAAACGAACAAGCACACTCAGATGCTTGGGAGAGTTGGGAAGCCGCAGATGAAATGGAAGAATCTGATGATGAGGACAGCGGCGAAACTGCTGAACAACTTAGGGAAGAAGCCAGTAATGAACAAGCCGGTTACTTCCGTGATAGTTACGAGATGCTAGACGAAGAAGATCAAGCGGCAATTAAACATTGGCTCAAAGAAGATGAATCATTTAAGGATCAATTTGCTACCTGGTTTGGATACGACTACTTTGAAGATGAATTTGAATGATTGTTTGCGTTAATGACAATAATTAAACCTTTTAAGGATTACGACGATGACGATCCTGAAATAGATCGTAGGAAGAATCGTTGGAATTATTGGAACGCACTTAAAAAAATCAGAGTAGAATATCTTGATGGTAAAACAAATTTTGACGCATATGAATTTGAAGAATATATAACAAATGTATATGGTATTAAAATGCACCTAACCGATGGTAAAATTACTGATGGTTACGAGATAGTGGATGAAAAAAAATATGTCATATTTTTATTAAAGTTTACTTAGTATGAATGAATTAATAGACGGAAGTGGTTATGTATTAACTAAGAATTTTATTCCTGAACAATTAATTGATAATGTAGTTAATCGTTTAGATGAAATTTCACCAGTCCGTGCCTCTAGTAGCACAATGGAATATGCTGAAAAAGAAGATATAAAAAACTTACCTGATATAGCGGTATGGTGGTCACAAACTGTTATTAATTGGCCTGAAGTTTTAGAAATAGAAAAATTATTAAATCCATTAATTAAAAAATACTTACCTAATGCTGAATTTTATTCTAGTGATATTGTAGTAATTGAAAAAGAAAGTACTTGGCTAAACCCACATGTGGACACTCCCCACAGATTTAAAAAATATAATTACGATAAAAGACTACTAGGTATACAGTGTATTATTTCACTAAGTGATATCAATAAAGATTCTGCTAGCACTGGATTAGTCCCTCAAAGTCAACTAAAGGATTATAATATTAATTTGTGCTATGAGGGTTTATATAATGATTTCTTTTTAGAACATTGTATTCAACCTGATATGCCCAAAGGATCTGTTCTATTTTATAATTGTAGGGTATTACACAGTAGTATGCCTAATCCATTGCCCAAATCAAGACCGGCATTATTGCTTCATTACCTAAATAGTGATATAATTGAAGATGTAAAAGATATTGACAATATTTGGAAAAGCAATAAATGAAAATTGAATCGGATGTTGATATTGATTTTGGAGATAGAGAAAAGATTCTTCAACATATCAAATATATTCCAGCCGCAATGCGTAAGGTTAAGCCACAACGCAAACATGCTACGGGTGTCCATATTACACAAATTCCATATGATCCCGTTAATGATATGGCTGCTATTGATTATTCAGATGCGGAACAGCGTGGATACTTTAAGTTAGATTTACTAAATGTCCATGTATATAACCAAGTTAGGGATGAACTACATTTAGTTGAATTAATGCGTGATCCAAATTGGGACAACTTAAAAGATAAAGGGTTTGTAGAGAAACTGATACACTTGGGTAATCATTATCAATCACTTCAAAAAATGCCTGAATCGGTTACTAGTATTCCTAGATTGGCAATGTTTTTAGCATTGATTCGTCCTGCTAAAAAACATTTAATTGGTAAGACTTGGCGAGAAGTAAGTAAAACAGTATGGGATAAAGGTGATGATGGTTATCAGTTTAAGAAAGCACATGCCATTGGTTATAGTCAATTAGTGGTAGTACATATGAACTTGTTAGAAGAATCAGGGCATTCTTTTGACAAGAGTGATGCTTCTGCGTTTGCTTCTTCTCTTGTGTAATTCATTCATACTACATACAGGGCCATGTAGTATTATTAAACTTTTATTCGTAAAAGTTCTTAGATAAGGTTTAAAAGGAAGCCAATCTTCCTTTAAGAATAAATTAATGGGAATCAATCTATTTGATTCCCACCACCATATATCACCTAATTCTAGAAAACGAGTTTTAGAATTACTATCTACGATTGATCCATAATCGTATATAGTAGTAACACTATCATCTTTATTTTGAACTATTCCTACATAGTCCTGATTAGCGTAGGAACATACCGTTATAAACGGATGATTGTCACTAAGCTTTTTAAAAAACTCATTTTGGATCATTATTAAATTTATAAATACATTCTATTTAATCGGGCAACCAAGAAGATAATAATTTAATATTTTGAGACTAAATACATAAAGGAGCTAAACTGTGTACTCAACTGCTGTATTTCTTTATACTCAGCGTCAAATTGTTGTACTTTTAACCGGCACATCACCGAGGAGATATATGCCTGTATACGCAAAACCATTAACTTTAAATAAGGGTGTGGATAATCAAATACAATTTCAATTCATCAATCAGGAACAAAAACCAGTAGACATTACTGGTAAAGAAATTTCCTGTAGAATTATTAGTTATGATGGTACTCAAGTATTGCTTAGAAAGGCACTAACATTACAACTACCGGCTACAGGCATTGCCGCACTAATATTAAATGCTGCTGAAATAGAAGATATTCCCGCCCAATTAGGACATTATTCGTTAGAAATACCAGTTGGTGCTTTTAACTTCCCAGTGTTTGTAGACCAAAATGCAGGTGCTCGTGGTGACATGAATATTGTCAACAGCGTGTTGCCATCCTTTGTGCCTAGTTCAAATATCACTATTCCTACAGGACAAGCCTTTCCAAATATTGATTCTAACAATAGTATACAAAACGCATTACCAAATGCCAATACTTACTATAGTAGCGTAATCAATACAGACTCTAATCCAATATTGACTCTTCAGGCTCATTACTATCAATTCAATGGTGATGTTACCGTTGAAGGTTCTACTATTGTAGATGCTGATTGGTATCCTATAACTACTTCAACTTATAGTAATGTAACTGACACTTTTGGGTATACCGTTCGTGGATTCCATCCATATATCCGTATGCAGTTTGTCAGCAACACTGGTGCGGTAACTAACATATTGGCAAGGTAAACCTGCTCTTGTATTTTACTTCATATTATGCTATAATCATAATATGTTTGAAATATTAACTATAGTTCCGGGTAAGAAAAAACTAACACAAAGTGGTTGGCATGGGTTCAACGCTGTGTGTTGCCATCACCGTGGACATAAAGCAGATAAAAGAGGTCGTGCTGGTTTAAGAATCGATGGGCCAAACTGGAGTATCCATTGTTTTAATTGTGGTTTTAAGTGTGGATTCACTCTAGGTAAAAGCATTACCCAAAACACAAGAAATTTCTTACAATGGTGTGGGATAGAGGAAACTCAGATTCAGCGTTGGAGTTTAGAAAGTCTACAGAAAAAGGATATCTTAGATTTTATTAAGCCAAAAAATGATGAGATTATAACATTTAGTTATAGAGCATTGCCTGATGATTGTGAAAGCCTTAATATTAGTAATCCAAAACACTTCAGATATATAGAATATTTAGAAAAAAGGGGAATACACTATGATAGTTATCCTTTTAAAGTAACTCCTACAGGTACTGGAAGAGTTGATAGTAGAAAAGAACATAGAATAATTATACCATATTTTTACAAATCTAAGATTGTAGGTAATACTAGTCGCTTTTTAGATAACAAATCGCCTAAATATTTTAATGTACAACAACCTGGATATGTTTTTAATATAGATAAACAAAGTCCAAGTTGGTCCGTATGTATACTTACGGAAGGTATATTTGATGCGTTATCTATTGATGGTCTTGCTCTTATGCACAATGATATAAGTTCAGACCAAGCCAAGTTAATAAGTACATTAAACAGGCCTGTTATTCTAGTTCCAGATAGAGATATGACTGGTCTTAAATTGTGTAACCGAGCTTTAGAATTAGGGTATAAAGTCAGTATTCCAAATTGGGAATCTGATGTAAAAGATGTTAATGATGCTGTAGTAAGATATGGTAAGTTACCTACATTGTTAAGTATTTTACAGTGTGCAACTACTAGTAAAGTCAAAATAGAAATTCAAAGGAGAAAACTTGAGCAACGAATATAATAGTGATATGCAATTATTCTTTTTGCGTATGATGGTCACAAACGCAGAATTATATACAAGGGTCATGAACATCATGAACTCACAAAACTTTGACCGTAAATTAAAACCAGTAGCAGACTTTTTAGTTGAACATAGTAAAAAATATAATATAATGCCGGATCCTGCTCAAATTAAAGCAGTGACGGGTATAGATGTAGAGATTCTTACTGAATTAGATGATGGTCATTATAATTGGTTTTTAGATGAATTTGAAAAATTCACAAGACGCCAAGAATTAGAAAGAGCAATTTTAAAATCAGCCGATCTATTAGAAAAGGGTGATTATGATCCTGTTGAAAAATTAATTAAAGATGCTGTACAAATCAGTTTGCAAAAAGACATGGGTACAGATTATTTTGCTGATCCTAGGGCTAGGCTTTCGCAACTTAAAAGCAATAACGGACAAAATAGTACAGGATGGCCCTGTATGGATCAGAAACTTTATGGTGGATTCAATCGGGGCGAATTACAAATTTTTGCAGGAGGATCAGGATCAGGTAAAAGTTTGTTTATGCAAAACTTGTCAGTAAATTGGGTACAAGCAGGATTAAATGGTATTTATGTTACACTAGAACTTAGTGAAGGGCTGTGTAGTATGCGTATTGATAGTATGATGACTGATACTAGCAGCCGTGATATCTTTAAAGATATTGATAATGTTGAAATGAAAATCAAGATGCTTGCTAAAAAAGCAGGAAAGTTTCAAATTAAATATATGCCGGCTCAAAGCACAGTAAATGATTTGCGAGCGTTTTGTAAAGAATTTCAAATAAAAACAGGTACAAAATTAGATTTCTTGTGTGTAGATTATTTGGATTTGCTTATGCCTGTTAGCGCAAAAGTAAGTCCTTCAGATTTGTTTGTTAAGGATAAGTATGTCTCAGAAGAATTGCGTAACTTAGCAAAAGAATTAAATGTATTATTTGTAACAGCAAGTCAATTGAACCGTAGTGCAGTTGAAGAAATTGAATTTGATCATAGTCATATCAGCGGTGGTATTAGTAAAATTAATACAGCAGATAATGTGTTTGGTATCTTTACAAGCCGCAGTATGCGTGAGCGTGGGCAATATCAATTACAATTAATGAAAACTAGAAGTAGTAGTGGTGTGGGTCAAAAGATTGAATTAGAGTTTAACATTGAAACTCTGCGAATTACTGATCCTGATCCTGAGGCTAGTACATATAGGCCTCCTGCCCCTAGTCCTAATGATCTTATTAATAAAATTAGAACTCAATCTACAGTAAATGATGTTGTACATGCTACTGTAGAGCCTGAAAGTAAAAGAGTTATTGCTAGTACTGCTGAATTTAGGTTGAAGGGCATACTCAACGGGTTAAAGAAATAATTATATAAACAGCATAAATACTATTAGGATATTATATATGCAAAAGAAAACCCGTAGCCTTTTAGAAGAGTTAGAATCTATTGGTAGTACCCGTGACATGACACATGTTATAGAAAATAGAGCCCATAATATTATCACTAGTGCAATTAATTTAATTGAATTAATTAATAAGCATTATGATAAGGGCACCTCAGAGGTATTAGAGCGTAAACTTCTAAGTGCGATAAAAGGCAAGGATCAAAATAGATTTGCTAAAAGCATAAGGAAAAATCATGACACGCCGTAATATTGATAAAAAGGTTCGCAATTTAGAAGAAGCATTAAGTAATTGGATTGGTGATTACGGCGCGGCAGCTGCAAAACAACTAGGAAATAGGTTAACGGGTAATTCCGAAGGCTCATTGTCTATTCAGGATAAAATGGCTAAAGAAAAGTTTATTCAAAACTTTTTAGGTCGTGCAAGTGCTACATTGAATTCAGGTATTTCTAGCGGTAGAATCACATCAAACGTAGCACCGCAGACTGCACCACCGGCAGCACAACCTGTAGCACCCGCACAACCTGCAGCGCAACCAACAGCACCTGCTACCCCTGCAGCAGCAAGACCTTCTATTGCTCCTAATACTGCTCCGCCAAGTAGACCTACAATTGGTAATACTCCAATTCATCCTATGCAAGTAAAGTCTATGCAAAACAATGTGGCTAGGGACAAACGGGTGGCTAACATGCCTCCGCCGAACAAAAAGACTTTTGCAGCAGATAAGAGAACACCTGCGCAGATTGCACAGATGCGCCGAGCAGGGTTTAGTGAAAATTCTACTTATGATAAATTAAACGCAATTTTTGAAAGCATCATGGGTGAGGATACTCCAGCTGCTGCGCCAACTGCTCCTGCCGGAGTAGAAACAATATCTCAATTTTTGACAAAATGGGTCAAACAATATATGACTGGTACTAGCTTTGGTGATGCTAACTCAATTAACCACATTAAAAGTTTGATTCAGAATGTAGAAAATACATATAGTAAAGATAAAGGCAAAGCAGCACTTACTAAATTAGCAAATGATTTGTATGCTGTATCATACTCACAGGATGCACAGCAACAATCTAATCAACCTGCACAACCCGCACAAAATCAACAACCTGCCAATAATACTGCGGCACCTGCACCCGCTAGTAATGCACCAAGTGATTCATGGGGGGCACGGGTAACAGAAAGCAAAAAGAAACCGGTAAAATACTGGGGTCAAAAATGAATCTTTCTGAGTCTTTAGCCTCTCTTAGAAATAAGTTAGAGACTCTATCTACACCTCCATTGAGAGAGGATAAAGGGCACTTGGATCATCCTGAAGATTTAATATTTTTAGGAGATGTAGCAGGTGCTCAAAGAGCAGTAGATGCTATTGTTAAAACAGTTTCAAATCCAAAAACTGTTACTATTAAGTGGGACGGGTATCCTGCTCTTATATTTGGTCGTGATTCTAAAGGTAGATTTAGTATCATGGACAAGCATATGTTTAATAAAAAAGACGGTACTGGCAGACAAGTCTATAGTCCTCAACAATTTAGAGAATATGACTTAGCCCGTGAAGTAGACCGTTCTGAATTACATAAACTAATAGCCGAAATATGGCCTGGCTTAGAAAAAGCAAGTGCCGGCAGTCAAGGGTATTATTGGGGCGATTTGTTATTCAGTCAACCATTAACAGATGACAATGGTTTATATAAATTTAGAGCCAATCCTAATGGTATTACTTACACAGTAGATGTTGATAGTGAAACTGGTAAATTAATGACAGGCAAAACAGCAGGTATCGCAGTTCATCAGTATATAGAACCTGAGGCACCTAACACTGATTCTGCTGTTCCATTAGATGGAACAATAGGACAACTTAAGAATAATAGTAATGTTGCTATTATTCCTAGTAAGATGCCTATCACTCCTAACTTAAAGTTAGATCAAAAGTTATTAGCCAAAGCCAAACAAGATATAGCGAAATATGGTCAGGCAGTTCAACAGTTAATGAATACTGCCCCTCAGGCTAGAAATACATTTAATCAATTGTTTACAGTTTATGTCAATAAACGAATCGTTCAAGGAGATTTAAATAATTTGCTAGAAGGATTTATGGAATTTGTTAAATCTAGACCAATGACTGATAAGATGAGGGCTAAGATAGATGAACACTTAGAAGCCAATAAAGACGGGCTTATTGGTGCATTTACTATATGGATAGATATATACAATCTTAAGATGAATGTAGTTCAACAATTAAACAAAGCCGCCGAAGCCAGTCCTGTAAAAGGTTATTTACAAGATGGTACACAAACTCAAGAAGGGTTTGTTTCTAATGGACTTAAGTTTGTAGACAGAATGGGCTTTAGTAGACAGAATTTAGCTGGCCGCTAAACCAACATTTTTTTCTAGTTGGCATAAATAAAATTAGAGCCTCAGCGCTCACATTTTAAAAGGAAGAAAAAAATGGCACAATTTACCCGTACACATGGTGACTATCAACCAGTATTAAACTTAGATGCTCCTTCTTACACAGTTGGTGCAGTTAACGCAGTAACAGCAAACGTTACAGTTCAGCCACAAGGTCCAAAGTTAGATTATTTCACAATTTTAGCAGCCAGTGGTACAGCATTCAGCACAACTCAAGTTAACCTCATTGTACAAACAGTTCAGCAATTAGCCACTGTTTATATCTATGAGTACAACGATGCAAGCACAAACACATTGGCTTTTGCTACATACCCAACAGGTGCATGGGCAGTAGACAATTCATTAGGTGCTAATGCTAATATCGTTGCTGCTGTTAACGCTGCATTGACTGCAGCCTCAGTTGCTAATACTACAACTGGTAGTTCATCAGCTACATTCTCAAACTAATTTTAGTTTCAATGTAACAAAAACCCGAGATTTATTCTCGGGTTTTTTACCATTATAAATATGTGTATGAGTTATAGAATTTCTTGTTACACTTTATTTGATATCACACAGACAGGAGTGTTAAACCGTACTAAACCCAATGAGGGTCAAGACTTGGCTAAGTGGGTTAAAAAAAGAAATACTCAGTGTAATTTTGATACAGTATTGCAAGTAATAGCATTAAGATCACAGCCCGAAATAGTTAATTTTCCTTCGAAGGAAGTAATTAAGTTTAATGAGTTCGAACATTTTGGGTTTCTGTTTGAACAGATCGAAAACGAATCGTATCCTTGTTGGAAATTTGAATTTGATGTACAACATCCAAGTGTATTTGATGATGGAGTGACAGATTTAGGTGCGTTATACGGAGATTGCGATGGTGTGCCAATGATATTATGTGGCACTGAATGGGATAAACTTCCCGCTTTTTTAGACTCTTCTCCTGAATTAAGAAACATATATTTTACAGTACAGAATGGATGATAAAAAGGCAATAGCCAAACTAACTGATTTCTTTTCTAAAGAATTTTTACATGGACCAGGGGGCATTTCTATTTTTAGAAATGATGACGGTTCATACCAAGTGTTTAACACATACACTTTATACAATGACGAATTTGGATGTGTAGTTAATAGTAGAACCAGTGATAAGTCTTTGGTGTTTGCCTCAGCAAAAAATGCTATTACTTGGTGCATATTTGAAAAAAGAAATAAAATTCAAACAGCAGATAGAATTTCTCACCTAGATAGAATGATAACTGGGATAGACACTTCTATAGGGATGCACAGACGATTGATAAAAAAATCTAAAGATTTTAATTCTAGACTAATTTATTTGGCTAAATTAACAGAAGAGCAAGAAAAACGTAAACATATGTTAAAAGAATTGGATAAATATGTTCATGATTCTAAAATTTGGCAAATAAGGAAGTTTGCTGAAAGAACAAAATAAATAACCAATGATAAATACTATATAAAGTTTGGAACCAAAAACTATGAGATTAAACGACCTAAACAATAAAGTTCATGCTACCCAAGCATTAAAAGAAAATTATAAGATGTCAATTGACCTTTCAAAAATGTCAATGAATGACACTAAAACAATGCTTAAAAAAGTACGCTCATTGGCTAATGAGGCTAAACAATCACCTGATTTTTACAGAGACCAAGCCAATCCATCTTACATGAAATTAGTCTTTATGGAGCAGGCTTTAGTTACTCATCACAATCATTTAGCCTCAAGACCTGCTCCACGAATTGTTGTAGAGAATGAGAAAATAGAAGAATCACAAGTTTACTTAGCCGCACAGGATTTAGTAGACACGGTTCAGAAAATGCTTGAAGATGTTGGACAGATGCAAGTTAAAGAATTGCCTGCATTGGTTTCAAGTATTGAAAGTGAAATAGGTGTTAACGAAAGCCAATCATTCAATGACCAAGTTTCTCAGCAATTAGATGCACTAAGTTCTACACTAAAAGAAACAATGACTGGATTAAAATCCGCGGTTAATGGATTAACTGGCCAAGAAGCAGGAATGGCATTTAATGAGCCACCTGTTGATGATGCAGAAATGGGAGCAGATATTGGTGCTGATGTAGGTGCAGAAATGGGCGCAGATATTGGTGCTGATTTAGGTGCTGAAGCAGGAGAAATTGAAGCTCCTGAGCCACAGCCTGTCGGTGGGGTTGGTCGAGCAAAGAGGTAAATATGCGCCTCTTTGAATTGGATGGTATTGACCCATTAGTAGTAAAATTAATTGCAGTTTCGGATCAGTTACACACCGATTTACAAAACGGTAAAACTGATCCCGAAATAACTACTGATGAACTATTGCAATATCTTCAAAAATATGATATAGTGTTAGACAAAACTGATCTATATAATATGATTAAAAAACCACCACTCAATAAGATAATTAGTAACATCCAATCGGATAAAGTAATATTCAAGGGCATGGGTACTCCTGAGGCCCCTGACCAAGATCAAAATAACCAAATTGTTAAACAAATGGCAAGTCAAGCTGCCGCTAATATGCAAACATGATAAGTGCTACACCGTTTGCAGCCGATAAAATAAAATATTTTTTAGAAAAAAGAGGAAAAGGTCTAGGAATTAAGGTAGGTGTGAAAACTACTGGATGTAGTGGCTTAGCCTATACTTTAGAATTCATAGATCAACCAGATGAAACATATGCTGTATATGAATCTTATGGTGTAATGATTTGGTTAAGTCCTAAAGATGCAGTTTATTTAAAAGGCTTAACAGTAGATTATGCAAAACAAGGATTAAATGAGGGTTTTGAATTTATCAATCCCCAAGAAAAAGATCGTTGCGGATGCGGCGAAAGTTTTAGAATATGATATTAGAAAAATTTAAATACAGAACCCTTGAAAGAGCTACAATTGACGGTAGCAGAAAATATGCAACACCAGATGGAGAAAAACTCCCCAGTGTTACAACTATATTAGATGCAACTAAATCAGAAGAAAGTAAACAAGCCTTGGCTAATTGGCGTAGGCGTGTAGGACATGCTAAAGCACAAGAGATTACTACTGAAGCGGCTGGTCGTGGCACTAGAATGCATAAATGGCTTGAAGATTACATAAAGACAGGTGAAATGGGTTCTCCCGGAAGTAATCCATATAGCATTCAAAGTCATTTGATGGCTAGATCAATCATTGATCAGGGTCTAAGTAAGTGTAATGAATTTTGGGGCACTGAAGTATCATTATATTTTCCTAAAATTTATGCAGGTACAACGGACCTAGTTGGTTTGCATGAAGGCAGTGAAGCCATTATGGATCACAAACAAACTAACAAGCCTAAAAAACGAGAATGGATTGAAGATTACTTTGTTCAATTGGCAGCATATGCCAATGCTCACAATGAAGTCTACGGTACAAAAATTCGCAAAGGCGTTATTTTTATGTGTTCAGCAGCCAATGAATATCAAGAATTTATTCTTGAGGGTGCTGATTTTGACACCTATACAGACAAATGGTTTAACAGGGTAGAACAGTACTACATGCAATTCATCTGATATTTGTGATAAATAAATGTAATTGAGAAGATTACATTTATGGCTATAATACAGATCAGCAAGATACAACAACGATCGGGTAATATCGTTGATTTACCTCAGTTGGATGAAGCAGAATTTGGTTGGGCAACAGATTCTAAACAGCTTTATATAGGTAAATCTGACCCCAATGAAAATATTGAAGTATTAACTTCTTATTCTGCGATTGATTTTGATCAAATAACCGGTGCTGTTGGTAATTTAGATATTGATGGCGCTAATATAGGTAATGGTCAAATACTTACCTATAATGGGTCAGATTGGACTAATAGAGGTGGTATTGCCGGTGGTTTAATTACTTTAGGTGATGTTAGCAATGTCAAAATTGACGGCGGTTCTATTGGATATGTATTAGAAACTGATGGTACAGGTAATTTAAGTTGGACACCTAAATCTACTATTAGTGCAAATATTAGTAATATTACTAAAGCCAATCCTGCGGTAGTTACTACAGCGGTAGATAATTTTTTCACTGAAGGTGCATTAGTTACTATTACCGGTGTAGTGGGAATGACTCAGGTTAATGGTAATAGTTACTATGCCAATGTAATTACAGCAAACACTTTTTCTTTGTATTCTGATCCTTCATTAACTACTCCAGTTAATTCTACAGGATTCACTACATACACCAGTGGTGGTAGGGCTATTTCTTCTGTAGGTGGATCTGGATCTACTTCAGCAGGTGGTTCTAATACAACCATTCAATTTAATAATAATAACCTATTAGATGGTGATGCTGGTTTTACTTGGGACTATGCTACAGCTTTACTTAATGTTAATGGTAATGCTAATGTGGGGAATCTTAATGCTAATGGAAGTGTTACATCCAGTAGATTGTTTTCTAATGTAGCAACAGGTACTACTCCTATTGTGGTAACTTCTACTACCCGTGTAGCCAATTTAAATGTAAATTATGCTAATGTCAGCGATTTTGAAGTAGTTACAACACAAACAACAGGTACATTTTATCCAGTATTTGTAAGTGGTAATACTAGTGCTAACTATGCATTAGGTTCTAATGCTAACATGTCTTTTAATGCAGCAACCGGTAATTTATCAGTAAGTATTTTAAATACTACTGGCATTATTACAGCTAATGGCAATATTACATCAAATGGCAATATTACAGGTAGTAACTTTATTGGCCAATCACTTGCTAATGGTAATAGTAATGTAAGAATTGCAACAGCAAATGGCAATGTGACAATTTCTGCTGTTGGTAACACAACTATGACTATTACAGGAACCGGTGCTAACATCACCGGTACTGCAAATATTAGTGGTAATGCGAACGTAAATAACTTAGGCACAACAACATTAATTGCTACAACTGGTAATATTACTACAGTTAATGGTAACATCATATTTGCAAATACCCTTACAGCATCAGGTAATGCTACAGGTAATGCTAACGTAAGTACTGTGACAGGTAATTTGGGTATTCGTGCAATATTCTCTACCTATACAGATAACTCAGCCGCAGCAAATGCGACTATAGTGAATGCGGCTATTCATGCAATAGCAGCACCAAACTTATCAGCAGCAAATGCTACTGTTACGTTTACAAATGCATCAACCTTCTATATTGCGAATGCTCCGGTTGCTAATGCAAATGCTACAATTACTAATCCATATGCATTATTTATAGCAGCAGGTAATAGTTATTTTGGGGGCAACATTACAGGTAGTAACTTTATTGGTTCACTTGCTAATGGTAATAGTAATGTCAACATTCCTGCAGCCAATGGTAATATTACATTAAGTGTGGCAGGTAATGCAAATATTATTGTAGCTACCGGTACTGGTGTTAATATAGCAGGATATTTGACTGCAACTGCAAATATAGGTGCTAATAATATAAATGCTACAAATGGCGTTGTAGCCAGTACTTTAACTTCCAATGTTGCTACAAGTACTGCACCGTTGACAGTAACTAGTACTACCCGTGTTGCTAATTTAAATGTAGCATATGCTAATGTTAGTGATTATGGTGTAGTAACTGCACAGACTACAGGGGTTTACTATGTACCATTTGTAAATGGTAGTGCTACTGCTAACCGTGCATTAGGTGCAAATTCTGCATTAGTTTTTGATGTAGGGACGGGTCAACTATCAGCAACTTTATTAACAGGTACATTAACAACTGCATCACAAGGAAATATTACTACAGTAGGTACATTAGGTAATCTTGATGTTACGTCTAATGTAACAACCGGTGGAATAAAAACTGATAATTATTATTATGCTAATGGTGTATCTATTAGTTTTGCAGGATCATATAGCAATAGTAATGTAGCAAATTATTTACCCACGTTTACTGGTACAGTTGGTGCAACAGTATTAACAGCCGGGGCAAACACAACCGCAGGTACTATTACAGGTAATTGGTCTTTAAGTGCTGGTTCAAGATTAAATGCTACATATGCTGACTTGGCTGAATATTATGAAGCGGATACTGAATACGAAGCAGGTACTGTATTAGAGTTTGGTGGAGATAAAGAAGTTACTTTAGCCACTGATGAAACAATGAAAGTAGCAGGGGTAGTATCATCTAATCCTGCATATGTAATGAATGCTACATGTCAGGGTATAGCAGTTCCTATAGCACTGCAAGGTAGAGTTCCTTGTAAAGTAAGAGGTATAATTCACAAAGGTGACATGATGATAAGTGGCGGAAATGGTTATGCAAGACCTACTCATAGTCCTATCATGGGTACAGTAATTGGAAAGTCATTAGAGAACTTCTCAGGCGAAGGTATCATTGAGATCGCCATAGGTAGACTATAAGATAAATAATAGACAGGAATTAAGAAAATGGCATCATACGTATATACAGGTAATTTAACCTCACAACAATCAGCTAATATTGCTACAGACAAGATTAGAATATCAACTACTGGCACTGGTATTCACGCTGTTACCGGTTACCCTAGAGTAGCTGGTACTGGAACAGCAACAGCAGCAACTAACAGTGCAACAGTCACTGGATCGGGAACAGCATTTAACACTCAATTATCAGTTGGTGCTTGGATAGGAAATACTACCGGAACAACAGTGGGAATTGTATCAAGTATTGCAAACGCTACTAGCCTTACACTAACTGCAAATGCAGGAGTAGCACTATCAAATGTTGCATACACTTTCAATAATGCAGGTGTTCCTTACGCAATTGCTAATCAGCAAACACAAATTTTCCCAGCACAGGGTCAGTATAATACTGTTTATTGCGGTCAAGGAAATGTGATAGCATTTATTACAACAGGTGGCGGTGCAGGAACTGAATTCAGTATTACTGAATTAGGTATGCCTCACGCGGTTACCGGTACAGAATAATTATTCTTTTACTCGCCATCCTTTTACCATATGGTGTCTCTCGCGGATCATATTAGATATGTGTCCACTCGGGAGATTATATTTTTCTATTAATTTAGTCCTAGTACAGTTCTCAATAAGACCGGTAATATGATAAAATTCATAGATTGTAGGGTCAGATAAGTTAACTCTCACTTTTTCTCTTGTAAATTTATGCATGTTGTTCATTTTTTGGTAAAATGATAAATATATTTACATAGCACAATACGGTGCTTCGTAATGATAACTCATTAACGGCGGTTAGAACCCGCAACCCATATTAGGAGAAATCAAATG